ATCTGGCTGCTGTACTGTTACTTCTTTACCAAATGTTCTTCTTGCAATGGTAAATGTAATTGAATCTCTAATCTCTAGATTAAACTTAGATAGAAATGTTCCATCTCCTTCATATGAATCATATGACTTAATATAGACATCAAATTCAAATGCATTATTATATTTTGATAGAGTATCTTCGCCGTAAATATCATCTTTCTTGATTAAAGTTCTTGGGAGATAATAAACTGTATGACCATAGATTGAAAAGCTCTCATTTATCAATGATTCAATGAGATCTTGTTCTCCATAGTTATTAAAGTTGTCAAAATAGACGCTTGGCATTTATAATCCTAATTCTTTTATAAAGTGGGTCCGCTAACCGATCATGTCAGTAACAGGAAGAGAATAAGATGTAAGCATTTCACGTTCCATCTTTTCAATTTCATTTGCAGCATCTGAAAGGATTCGCTCACCATTGAACTGAACACCACCCGGAAGAGTCATTCCAGTAAACTTAGTAAGATTTGAGCCCCACTGATATTTAATCTTTGCTGTTACATAATTTTGTAACCAACGATCTGACCAAACATCAGTCCAAACATCAGGATCAATTACTTCATAAGCTTCAATAAGCAAATACTCGCCTGCTTTAACTTTAAGATTCCACTCCATGTCAATATAGACACGATTCTTATGACGCGAATATCGAATTGGTTGTTGGCCTACTAGAAGTTCAGAAATAAGAGATAGATGTTCCATAGTCATATAGTAAGGAACCATGGAAACAGAAGTAAGTGTATAAAGATCGTTTAATGCAATCTGATATCTAATATTAAATAGATCGTCTGTTCTAACTACAGGGTCTGCAATAGGAAATACTCGAACCGCACCGATAATATTCTCAGGAAGAGTAAGATACTTATTTGTCTTATCTTTTTCAGTAACCTGATGTTTATAATATATTTTATCAGATCCATCAAAATGATAGTCCCAGTAATATTTAAGTGCTTCATCAATACGATCGTCTATTTGATCATCATCAACGTTGATTTCGATTACTGGTTTGCCTAGTTTACGAAGACAATATTCTTGAAATTCTTCTCTACTTTGTGGTACAGCCATTATTCTTTTCCTGGTTTAGTTATATTTATACTATGGAAGAATAACCCACATTGGTAATTGGAGCGGCTTCCGCATCTTGTTCATATGAGATAACCCAAATTTCACCTCGACCTCCAGCACCACCAGAACCAGGAGTAAAGCCGTTTAGTGACATTCCACCACCACCACCTCCGGCTCCAGGAGTTCCACCAGCGCCGCCATTACCACCACCGGTGGATCCAGAACCACCGCCACCACCACCAGAACCAGGATTAGCACCAGTTCCAGCAGTTCCAGCCGTTCCTGCTGTGCCAATTGCACCTCCAGAGCCACCTGCTATATCTCTGTAATAACCGCCAGCACCGCCCGCATAGTATGTTGGTCCTGTACTAATTGATCCTGCTCCACCGCCACCGCCTGGTGCACCAGATACGCTATGTCCACCAGTATATCCAGGCGTACTGGAAGCAGCACCACCAGAACCACCGCCACCTTGTATTGATGTCGAATTGGTAGCACCTAAGACAACACCGTTAGTTCCGTTATTAGGTCCAGCACCAGTACCAGATCCACCTGCAGTACCTGAACCATTTAATCCTGAACCACCGCCACCATACATATTCGTACTACCTGTGGGCCCTCCTGCTCCAGGACCACCACCAAAAGCAGAGTATGTTAAACCATTTATAGTAAATGTGGTTGTTTGTCCTTGTGTTCCCGAATTACCAGCTGTACTATTTGCCGTAGGAGCTGATCCTCCTGCAACAGAAGCAGCTACTGAATAAGTTTCAGTAGCACCAAATGATGAAGCTGAAAGTGTTATATCAAAAACACCACCTCCGCCACCACCAGTACCACCGGCAGCCGACGGAGTAGTTTTACCACCCGACCCACCTGAACCACCGCCACCAATTAAAATTATACGAACATATTGAGCCCATGATGGCTTAGTCCATGTACCAGTACCTGCAGTATATTTGTCTACTTGAATTTGAGATGATGTTGGCATATTACTGACTTATTACGATGACCATACCATCGCCTCCTTTTCCGCCTGCACCCGAAGTGCCACCTGTAATAGTAGATCCGCCACCGCCGCCGCTTCCGCCAGGAAAACCACCGGCACCGCCAGTACCACCAATTACGTTATTAGAAGCGCCACCTCCACCTCCAGCACCACAGAAACCAAAATAGTTACTACTTCCTGGAAATCCATTAGCCGAAGCTGTTGAGGATGCAGTACTTCCATCTAAATATGCAGGTGATCTATTACCCCCAGATGCAGCACCTGCTGCATAAGCATCTGCAATTGTTTTGCCTGCACCACTAGATCCAGATGAACCACCATAAAGTGCTGAATATCCAGTCTGTGAACCACCGGTTGCAGTACCAATGCCAGGAGCACCTCCAAGACTAATTGTTACTACAACACCTGCGGTTGAACCGGCAGTACCACCATTAAGTCCAGCCGCGCCGCCTGTATCATTTGCACCAGAAACAACTGTAGCTGTACCACCCGTGCCACCAAACCCAGCACCACCACCTCCAGCAGATGAAAAGCCAGCTTTACCACCAGATCCTCCACCTCCGCCATATGCTGTAACAATATATGGTGCAGTCCCAAAAGTACTGAAACCACCTGATGTACCTATATTACCATTACCTGAAACAACAGCAGCACCACCAGAACCGCCAGCAGCTACTGAATATGACTCTGTATTTGAAAGTGAGCTAGCAAGAAAAATTCGTTCTACTCTACCACCGCCACCGCCAGAAGCGCCGCCTGAAATGGCTACACCAGTTGAACCAACAGCGCCACTACCTGATCCGCCACCACCGCCAATACAAATTACTCTAACTAAAGTAGCCCATGATGGCTTAGTCCAGGAACCTGAACCGGAAGTAAATGTCTGTACATCGTAACTCATCCGTTAATCCATCCATACCCTAAAATATATCTTACAGTTGCAGGAGGGTTTTCATATGAGATAACCCAAATTTCACCACGACCGCCAGCGCCGCCAGCGCCGCCAACAGATGCATATGTAGTAGAACCTCCACCGCCACCACCGCCGCCGGGTATACCACCTGCGCCACCAATCCCTGGGACCGTATTTCCTGCAGCACCGCCGCCTCCACCAGAACCTGGTCTTATTGCAATGCCATTAATGCCCGCAGATCCATCGACCGCACCGGCTGTTAAACCACCTGCGCCACCAATAATATCTCTAGATACGCCGCCAGCGGCACCGTTATAATAAGTTAATGATCCTTTACCACCGCCGCTCCCACCACCAGCGGTACCATATAAAGAATATCCACCTATTGAACTACCACTGTTTATTCCTCCGCCGCCGCCAGATCCACCATTAGAAACCAAAGTATTATTTGAACCGACACCGCCGATTCCACCAGCAGAACCACCATTTAAACCTGCTGTTTGCAACCCACCAGGTCCTGACATTCCTGCTCCACCTCCGCCGCCAGAGGATGAACCGGGACCACCACCATAAGCAATTAAAGTGTTAGCACCGCTATTAAAAGTAAAAGTAGAATTACTACCTACTGTTGCGGGAATTATAGTAGTATTAGCAGATCCTAATGATCCAGCGCCGCCTGCTCCTACTGAATATGTTTCCGTAGTACCTAATAAATAAGTTGGAATAATAACATCAAATATACCAGCACCGCCACCACCTGAACCACCAGTTGCTGATGATGTGCTTCCTGCTTTACCACCACCAGCACCGCCGCCACCACCGCCTATTATAATAAGACGAACATATTGAGCCCATGATGGCTTAGTCCATGTACCAGTACCTGCAGTATATTTGTCTACTTGAATTTGAGATGCAACAGCCATCAGATTTCATCTATATTTACAATAACTAATTTAGTCACAACACCAGTATTAATATCCATCGAATCACCAATATCCATAAATCCAGTCGGTCTTACAATTAAGTAAGTAAATTGATCTGTTATATTTGTAAGATCTGGTTGAGTAGGATCATCTTCACCAAAATCACAAACTATGTATGATCCATAACCTGGATAGTAAGTTTGTGGGTATGGATCTTCTACTAGAATGGTATTTAGTTTGGTACCATTAGAATCAAGAACACTATATCTTAAAGTTTTAGCCATTATCTTTCCTTATCTACAAATAACAAATACAATACCATCACCACCTTTACCGCCGCTACCACCTCGGACCGTAGATGTGGTATTATTAGCAGCACCGCCTCCGCCACCACCGCCACCGGGAAACCCTCCTGCGCCGCCATTACCACCTCCAGTAGCGCCAGCACCTCCGCCAGAACCACCGGCACCGCCAACTCCTGTAATCATGAGTTGACTTATAATAAAACTAGCATTACCACCAATAAATCCATTTGCAGCATTAGCCGTAGTATTTGCAGCACCACCTGTTGCTGCATCTAATAATGAAATTGTATTGTATCCGCCCGCACCACCAGCACCATAAGTTGCTGCAACTTTACCACCACCTGAACCACCACCAGCCCCTCCAAAACTAGAAGAACCTCCAGCTAAACCAGCAATTGTAAGCGCAACGCCACCACCAGCAGCACCTGCTGCACCACTTAATGTACCAGCAGCAGCACTCACTCCAGTAATACCACCATTAATTCCGCCAGTTGAACCGTTTGCTGAACCTGCAATGCCGCCACCTCCACCACCAGCTGTAGCAGTAGCCAATGCCGTGACACCTAATCCACCACCACCTGCATATCCATTAACAGTATATGCAGAATTGCCGAATGTACTTACACCACCATTAACACCAGCATCACCTGAAATTCCAAGACCAGAGTTACCACCTAGACCACCAGCACCTCCCAGACCTACAATTACGGGTTCTGTATTTGCTAATGTTGGCGCATAAAAGAAAACTTCATTCCTACTAGCTCCACCACCACCAGAACCACCACCAACGTTTGTTAAGACTGAAGAAGTGTCACTTCCACCACCACCGCCGCCTCCACCAATGCATACTACTTGAATTATAGTAGCCCAGGATGGTTTATACCATGTGCCATTAGCAGTAAAGATTTGAACGTTAGCACTCATTAAGATTTAATCGCACTGAGAACAATATTACATTTTGTAATATTTATTGCAGTATTAACATAAAAGAATAGAACATCACCTGCATTAATAGTTTTAGTCCAACCAGTAAGAGTTGAATCTGTATATTTAATACCATTTGTAATTGTAGGTAGCGATGCTGCACAAATACTATTAGCAGCAACAGGTGGGTATGCTGAATAAGGTGCTTTCCAAATATCTAATTGAATACTACCTGTCTGATCTCCTAGAACTGTAACACTACTAATAGTTGCTGCATAAGGAATGGTAAGACCTTGACCGACAATAGTACTATTTGAAATTGCTTGTCCAACACCAATAATTGAGTATCCTAATGCTACTGTGACACTATTCTTTGCCGCATTTGCATATGTATTTGCTAGTGTAGCACTAGCTGCTGCATTAAATGCGGAAGTATTAGCTGAAGTTGCATTAGCAGAAGCTTGACCCGCCGATGTAGCAGCTGAAGTTGCATTAGCAGAAGCTTGACTTGCAGATGTAGCAGCTGAAGTTGCATTGGCAGAAGCTTGACTTGCCGATATTGCCGCAGATATGGTATTTGCAGCGGCTGAGGTTGCATTACTACTTGCTTGACCTGCCGATGTAGCAGCTGAAGTTGCATTAGCAGAAGCTTGACTTGCAGATGTAGCGGCTGAGGTTGCATTAGCAGAAGCTTGACTTGCGGATGCTAGTGCAGTAACTGCACTAGCCGATGCATTTGTTGCAGAAGTACTAGCAGAAATTGCATTAGCAGAAGCTTGACTTGCAGATGTAGCAGCTGATGTGGCATTGGCAGATACTTGTGATAGATATGTAGCTGCTGTAGAAGTATTTGCTGCGGCTTGAGTAGCACTAGTGAAAGCAGATGTAGCATTGGCCGCAACACTAGATGATAATGCATAAACATAATTAGCATTAGCAGCAACTTGAGTAGAATAATTGAACACAGTTGCTGCATTGGCCGCAACTTGATTGGCAGCAATAATTGCTTCGGTTGTTTTAATTTCTACAATTTGTGATAGACTATAAACATATACGGCATTAGCTTCAACTAAAGCTGTAAGATCTTCTACGGTTGTGACTGAAGTTATGATTTGATTTGATATGTTAGCAGTATATACTGCCGAAGCATTAGCGCTATTTGCCGCAAGAATGGCTATATCTCTTGCGGATTGAGCTTCAGCAACTAAAATTGGTATTTGTGGATCCATATTACCAGAATCACCTTTAATACCTCTATTGACAAATACTTCGCCTATTTCATATCTACGGCTTTTATTTACAACAATTGATGATGCAGATGAACTGCTATTAATTACCACAACAAACATTATGACACACCTGGATTTACTTTTAGTGTACCTTGTATAATTCTAGTCTTATACAAAGTTATATTGTTGGTAATTGCAACATCATAAAAGTACTTAATATTTGGTTCCATCATATCGGTCTGTTCTGGTGTTAAATCAAGTTTAATTTCACCGGCAGCAGCATTTACAATTTGAGCAGTAATAGTAGTTGAATAACTATCACCTGCATCAAAATCAGTAGCATATTTAGATGTTACTATATAATCCGTTAAATCAACATAAGTATTTGATTGATCTTTTACATTCATCCAAACTTCAAAGCTAGCTTTTTGATCAACTGTAAAATTAATAATGTTACTTTTTTCTGAAAGCATTGTCAAAACCTTGTTCTTGTTTTATATATTTATAAACATCCAGAGTATCTTATACAAGATCACCAGAAAGTCTCCAAGTATTAGTATCAACTTTTCTCAATACAGCAGTTGAATAGATAGTATTTGTAGTATTTAAATTATTTTTTGATTGTAAAGTGACACCTGCAGAGCCTAAAACAGTCATTCGACCAGAATTTATTTGATATAGTTCTACAAAATTGCCTATATCAAAAGCTTCATCAGTATAATTTGGAACATATATGGTAATTGCTGCTGTATTACTACATTGTATAATTGAATTCTTCTGAGCTTTTGTTAATGTAATAGAAGTATTAGTTGATGTAAATACTCCTGTTTGTTCTAATGCAGTAACCCTTGAAGACCAATAGACACCAGTTGCATTTGATGTCAGAACTTGACCACTAGCACCAGTAGAACCTGACGAATCCATAATAGTTGAGCCAGGTTTCACATTTATACTACCAGAAAATGCAGTAGAATTTACTGTAGTAAATACAGACGAATTGCCTACAGTTACAGTAATAGCAGTATTGTTAGTTAAGTTAATAGTATTAGCATACAATGTAACAAAAGTATTACTCAAGAATGTACCTGCCGTAATACGTGTAGTAGATCCACTGAGACCTCCAGTACCAATTGTAATAGTTTTGGTATTACTTGATAAAGTTGCACCATCTGAAATAGATATAAGTTGACTTGCATTAGAACGACCAAATACCATTTGTCCAGTTCCGCCACCACTACCTATTCGAACTTGCTGAGAGGTTTGAGAACTACCAATGTCAAAAGCAGTTGTACTTGCTGCGGTACCAGCAAATGTTACAGCCAAGCTTTCTGCAACCAACGCAGCTTTAGAAGTAATAGTAACTTTGGTTCCTGCTACAGGTTCTGCAAAGTAAGCACCTACCGCATAACCAACAGTTACTGTATTTGAAGTATTTGAAGAAAGAGTCTGTGCTTTAAAAGCATTTAAGTAAACTGTTGATACAGTATTTGAAGAAGGTGTGTCAACAATTGTAGATGCAATCTGATTTATAACAACACCACTAGTAATTCCAGTAGTAGACCATGACCCTGAATTAATGTTTAGTGTTACCGTTCCATTCATTACACCTCCTATTAGAGGTAAGAACTGTCCATAACCACCAAATTGTTTCCATGTGCCATCACCATAAAGAATTGTAGTAGCATCAGCAATACCTGAGCCTAATTGAGCTGGCTTAACTGGACCGCCGGTAAGACTTGAAGCATTAGCGTAAATAGCCGCATTTGCCGTGGCTGTATAAAAAGTTGAGTTTACAGTAGCAGACCCAATAGTCAAAGTATTAGCTATCTTAATTACTGTAGTATTAGCAATAAAATAGCCATTACTTACATTAAGACCATTTTTTACTCTAAAATTAGTTGGTGTAGTCATCTGGTTCCCTTTCCCTCAGATGTTAAAATTAAGATACATCAATATCAATAATTGATAGATTATCAGTTACATACATATTCTTGAAACCACCACTAGAACTGAATACAATACCACCAATTACTGCGGATGCAGTAGCTATAATAGCATTACCATTTGGTGGACCACCAGTATTACCTGAATACAATATGGTCAAAGATCCGATAGTTGGTGTAGTACTTTTTAAATTTAAACCTGACCCAAAATTCTGTTTATAAATGGAAGTTGATTGAATAACTCCATTTGAATTTGTAGAAATAGAAGCAATACCCTTAGTAAATCCAGAAGTAACTACAATAAGATCAGAATTATTATACCCAGGTGTTGATGGAACAGATATCGATGAAATACCTCCAGCACTTACGGCAAATAGTCCCACATCTGATGTTCCAGTAGGAGTCCCTCCAGTTGTATTAGAAATTAAAATATTTGATTTTAGAATAGGATTCAAAATAGTAAATCCAGATCCGGCATTTATAATGTTTGTTGACAAGATCGAACCAGTAGAATCTGTAGAAATAGTAGCTACTGCATTTACGTATCCGGAATCTGAAATAACAGTAATAATATCATTATTGTTATATCCTATTCCACTTGAAGTTGCTAATATTTTATAGATACCAGTAGTATCAATTGTAATACCTAGAGTAGAAGAAAGCCCGCGAGGTGCACTGCCATCAGTTGTAGTAGACATACCGGATACCATGGTATTACCCAATGCAAGACCACCAGTATTGCTAGTAATTGTAAAGTAAGATGAATCTAAAGTACTATATGCAGGAAATCCAGAACCATAATTTGTTCTAGTGATTGTTCGAATGACACCATTTGAATTGGTCAAAATTGTTGCTACAGCATTTACACCAGCAGGTCCAGGATTTACAATAACAATGTCAGAATTATTATAGCCGTTAGAATTTAGTGGTATAGAAATACCTGAATTTAATGCACCAGTATTACTTGTAATTAGAATAGTTCCAATACCAAGTTGGGTATATACGGGCCAACCATCACCACGTGTTTTCCATGAAGATATAGAAGTACTGCCGGTATTTGGAGCATATGCTACAGCATTTGCACCACCTGGTGGTGCAACAATTGTAATAATATCATTATTATTAAATGACCCTGAAATAGTAAGAGCTAAAGATGCCAGACCATCTATAAATAAATTTGTCTTGCCAGATGCAGTACTAATTCCATCATTAGCAGTAATGTAGGCCTGAACTTTTTTTGTATAAGCAGCCAAACCAATTACATCATATAACTTATTAGTAAACCCTGAACCCGGATTTTTTATTGAGAATTTCTTATTATCTGAAATAAAACCATTGGAATTAGTCGACATTGTTATTATAGCATTCGAATATCCTGGTGTTGGAGATACAATAGTAATAATATCATCATTACTAAAGCCAGATGATGATGGAGATTTAGTAAAATCTAAATTAAGACCCGCAGTAGTATTGCCTGTTGCTGGATTAGGATCTGACAATGGTCTTTTAATTGTAATAGTACCAGCAGTTAAATCAAAATAACCATCCTCAGCACCACTCCATTGTTTATGCCATTCATTGCCGTTTACACCAGTGGCAATAACTGTGCCTACATTTGCAGTTGAATCAACATATAAAGTTAAATCTGGTTCTCTTTGGAATGTAGATTCCTGCCAATCAATCATTTCATCAACATCAGACGAGAAGATATAATGAGACATAACATTCTGCCAAATAGAATTTAGTGGAATATTAATACTCTTTTCAAATGATTCATTAAAACTAATATTTTTAAGTGGTACATCATCTTTAATGTACCAATCTTTAGTTGGTACATCAGATTTATAAGCATATCTCATTGTTACGCTATTTGCTGATGGTACTGGATATATTGTATTAGCAATATCATAATAATTGGGTACGTCAATTCTATTTGGAAGTTGACTTAAAACATTTGCGGTATTGTTTCCTCCCAAAACTCCTACGGTTGAACCATAAGTACCTATCCAAAAATTATTTACTGTAATTTGATTATTTGGCATTAAACCAGCACCAAATATTTGAAATGATAGCCCTGGAATATTAGATCTATAATTTGATGAGGTAACAAATTCATCACCATATGTTGGTAGAACACAAACATTCTTAAAGACTTGCTGATATCCAGGTATAAAACTACTTTGTACAATAGCTGCAGTATAACCGCCCTTAATTAGACCTATACTGTCCTGTAAAGTAAAATCATAAACAGGATCTGTATTTCCAATAACAGGGCTAAAATACATAAACTGTGAATCACCATAAGTAATAGCATTCTTGACGGTAAGACCATCAATAATCATCTGGGAACCAGTATTAAATTGGAAGAAATCAGCGTGAGTTGACACCCCAGTACCTATTGGCTGACCTCTATTTGTATAATTATATGATGCTTGAGTTCGCCCAGTAGGCCAAGCAATATGATCAATTGTAACATAGACGTGTAGATTGTTGGCGGAAGCTATACCTGGTGTACTAGCATACACTGGGAGCTGTATATTGCTGTCAATTTTTGTCCAATTAGTACCACCAAGATTCTCATATACTCCTGCATCTACGCCGCTGTCAATTATTCCAGCCATTCCTTGCGTAACAAAACCTGAAGCTATAAGTGAGGCTAATGATGAATATCTAGTACCAGAACTACTAGGCCATGAATTTGCAATTCGAACTAACCCTAAGTTATCCATTTTACGATATACACCACGATTAAGTACCGATGTATTACTAAATGGGTCTACGTGAGTATTAGCATCCGTGGCAAATACATAAAGGAATGTATCCGCAGGCATTGAAGATGTTGCATTTAATGCATCAGAATAACTCAAATATTTTGGTCCTGGCATTCCAGGGAATATTCTTCTATCAGTAAATGTTGTTGTTGCCTTGCTTAATGCCGCTTGATAACCTTGATGATCATCGCCCCAAAAAGTATCATATGGATATAGCAATAATGTTCGGTCTCTGCACCCATATAAAAATAGTGCATTATTTGACTGATCAATAGGGTCACCAACTTTTGGTCTATAACTATATAGAGATAATTTACGATCTGTAGGTAAGTCAGTAGCATACAGACCTGCTGCTGAAAGATATTCTAGACCATTACCACGATCAATCATTATCTCATCACGAGAATGATATTGGTACCAATTTTCAAAACTCTGGTTTAAAGAAGCAACATTTTGAACTATTCCTGAATATGTTCCACGACCAACATAGACAAAATCGGACCAAATTTTATCACCTCTAACACCATTATAATTCATATTTACTCTAGAAGTCTTTGATCCATTATCTAGATTGGTACGACCTATTCTACTAAATAATACTTCACTTAAAGCTAGATTACCTTTACTTGCTAGATTAAATTCACCAATCCATCTACAATTTATACTGTTAGCATATTCGCCATAATGTACTCTTTTATTTCCTCTGGTATGATGTTGAGTATGACCAGAAAGTACCGAGTAAGAAAGTGAAATATTATTGCCAGCAAGATTACCTAATCTTGGTATTGACTGACCAATTTGTTCACCAGAAGTAGATGAACGCAAGAACACATTAAGATTTTTAACAGTTAAATCACCAACAGGCCCTGTATATGGTAATCCATTATAAATTGATGCTACTTGAGCCCACCGTTTTGGCGATTTAAAGGCTCCTTTAATAGTTATATTATAGCCATAACTATTATATACTAGATATCCAGATTCCATAGGAAGTATTGGTGGGTTGTTGACAATTTGGTTGAAGTATGCATCACTTAGATATACTTCAACAGGATCTCCTAATGTAATCATACCATTAGAAGCTTTAACCCCAGCAGTAACAGGAGCAAAATCATAGTACTGATAATAGTTTGGCATAATAAAGTCAACTGAAGTATCTTCAATTGATTTTGAAAGTTCAATCTTTCGCTCATAGTGTAAATACATATCAGCATCATTAGGTCTAGATCTATACTTTCGTATTGGTCTAATAGAACCATCAGTTACTAGAGTTCTTCCCTTCCTAAGTCTATCAAACTTAATATCAATAGCTTTAGTAGTTGCAATCTTTAAATAATTATCATTAAATGTCTTATTTACTGCACAAACAGGCGCTGCATTTGGAATAGTAGAACCATTCTTTACAATACGCAAATCTTGAATAAGTAATTTACGAGTAGAAACACTTGAATTTGAAGTTGGTTTTCCCCAAGTAAGTTTAGGTATAAGTGTTCCCACATCGAGCATTTTTTCTTCAACCCAAGCAAAATAGTATGACACAGAATCTTTTGTTTGAAGAAGTCTACAATCTGCTCGTCGAGCTTTACTAGTAAAAGACTGAAGCTGATTTGTAGAATTAAAGTTTAAAGTCAACCCATTTGTAGGCAATAAACCTGAAGTACTATTACCACTAAGTACATTTTTTGATAATGTAATATAATCGTTAGTATTTGCAAGCGTGTCAAAATCACGAACTGCAAAGATCATTTCAACTCTAACTAGATCATCATTGGAAACTGAGCAAACAATATTGTTTGCCACTACATCTTGATAATTAGTATATCCGCCAAGATTAATAAGAACACCTTTACCTGAAGCATCAAAGATACTTGGTTGAGTATGTGCTGCCGCATATACAATATTAGCATTTGTAGCTGGAGTCTTTTTGGTAAGGTATACTGGATCTGTATTAGCAGGATTTGTTGCATAATCGAATGGTGCTGATAGATATGTGTCCGCAGGTGACATGTCTAAACCAAGAACGTTTCCGTTAGTATCATAATAGATAAGTTCTTGATTGGCAACTGTAGTACGAATCCAGTTGCCAGAAATATCTCTATAGAATCTACCTTTATCACTATAATATACTGGAGTTTGTGGAATAGAAGTATCAGTATAATCAATAATGAAATTTTTATTTGATATTGAAGAACTACTAGAGCTGCCACCCGAGACTGAAGATCCAGAATTAATTGCAACTACTTGTACCAGATCACCAGTAAGTAGATTTGAAGTAAATGTAATTGTATATGAATCGGTAGTATTGTAGTCAATTCCTGCTGCTTGTTTTGATCCATTAACATATATACTTTCTAAACCAAGAGCATAATATAGAATTTTAGCAGTATCATCGGCACCAGTAATTACTGATGTGTCGGCAGTTATGGTATATGTGAAAGTAGTAAGAACACCTGCAGCTGCGCTACCTTTTGAGTCCTGCCAAGAAACTGTAGTTCCATTTGATGTTAGAACTTGACCATCACTACCACGCGAGTTATTGACTAATATGCCACCATTAAAGTTTACATCGGAATTAAAAGAATGAACATTAGTCCAAGTATAAGATAGACTTGTATTAACACCAACAACTGAAACTACTTCTTGTATAGTCTGATTATCTACTACATATTGTTTAGTTGTATATAGAATACCATCAGCAGTATTAATTGCAAGTTCACCAGGTGTAATATCAGCTGTAGTAGGCTTCTTACCTGACTCTGAACTTCGCTTGAATAAAATCTTATTTGGGGTATCAGTCATGTCAATCCTATTAAATTTAATATAATAGTATATTTATTGTGTTAGTAAGTACCACAATCTATAATTGGGAATATATTTGAACTTAAAATACCAGCAGTGAGATTTGTCGCATTTGAAAAATAAGCATCTGATTTGCCATTTAAATATATTGCAGTATTGACATTTAAATTTGCTTCATTTTTACCAAAAGCATATACGGTATTATTAGCAGTACCACTAAATGATGATGGGGTAATAGTGGAAAATATAGTTCCATTACCAACAATAAGTGTATTAGCCATAAAGTTGGCTGTACGGAATGAAGAATCACCCTGATCAATGTAAACAGATCTATCTGGTTCTGATGTTAGATTATCAAATACTTTCCAAGTTCCGGTAGTGTGATCTCTAAAGATACCACCATATCGGTGTGATCCATCATAATATCCTGCGGAAAATCCTAAATCTACTGTTGTTTTTGATTTAGCTCTAACTAAACCGCCTCCAATATAAGTAGATGTATTATTGCCCGCTACAGTAAACTGAGTAGAATTAGCAGACAATACATTAATGTAAATACCATTAAATGATGATGAATTAGCGCCAGAAACAGATACATCAGAACCAACTGAAAATGTATTATTTGCTGTAAATTTAAGAATAGATCCATTACCACTAATGGCTGTAATCGAAACTGGTACCGTCCCATTATTCAAATAGATCATACTATCTGAAGTTGAAATATTATTTGATTGAACGGAGTTAACACCACCACTTACAGTTAAGAAGCCAGTAACTGTTAAATCATTAAACTGAACCGATGATATATTCGTAGTATCTTGATTCATTCTATATGGTAGTAATGTCTCGGATATTACGCCAGTATTAAAATTTGATGCATTTAGAAAATAAGATGCAGGTACACCACCAAGATATGTACTATAGACGGCACTACCGACATTTAAATCTTCTTCATTCTTACCAAATGCATGAGTACTATTATTAGCTGTGTTGACATAAACTGTAGCAATATATGCTGAATTAACAAACAATCCAGATGTATTTGCAATAAGGCCAGTTTTTGAGTTGACGTAATAATGTGTATTATTTGATGTTAGACCATAACCCGCCGCAGTGAAAATATAAGGAGGTCTTACATCATACTTATCGGTATTTGCATTATAGATGATGAATGAACCATCAACTCTGTTTGTAATATTAAGACCAAGTTGATCAATAGATCGAACTTCTTGAATCTGATTCTTTACTGTGATTGGACTTGTTATTTGTAATCTATCGTCTCGTTTAGATACAGTAACATTAAAGTTTGATCTTGTTAGTATAGGATCTGACATTATCTAGTTACTCTTGGAACTATTGTTAAAATACCTTCGGCGATTCTAGACTTTACACCAGAAGTAGAAATTAATTCACAATCATATACATAACGTCCTGCATTGACACAACTAGTGGTATCGGAATTTAATGCAAGAGTTACTTCACCTGTAACTTCATTTACAGTAACATTGAAGTCGTATGATTTAAGTGACGAATAATGCTTACGAAATTGTGCCTTACCAGTATATCCAGTAAGATTTATAGGGGCTGAGCTTTCATCTGTAACATTGATTGTGACTTCATAATCAGTCCCCTGATCAACTAAAATATTACTTTTAACTGCCATTTTACTCTCTTATGTCTATTTAATCTATTTATAAAGAATAATCAATCTTATAGCGGTTAATTCCGGCAGAACTGGAGTCTTAACGAAAAGAATCATTATATACCGTATCTTAGATAGAATTTTTGATTACAATCTTTGGTAAATTAATGAAGAAGTTGCAGTATAATCAATCCCGTTTATGGTTGCAACACATTTCAGAGTGCAGGTGGCAGTATCGGGAGATGCCACGCCTGCAACTAGAGCTACACAAGTTGCTGTGCCCTGTCCTGAGTTTATTGACCAAGTACCGGAAAGCGGGTCCACTATGCTCCATAAATATGCGGAAGGTGTTCCTCCCACTGAACTCAGTGTAGCACCTGAAAACACCGTCCCAGCAGGTGAACTCGGGCCCAGCAGTTGAAAAGCTGGAGATATACTTACTGATACTCCGCCACTAGTTGCTACACTCAGCAAGGCCATTTGGATACCACTCATTAGCTAACACCTGCACCAGACATCACCCAAGATGTTGAGTTCACCTTAATCAGCGTAGCAAGGCCATATCCTGCAAGTGCGCGTGTACCTGATGTAGTATTAGCAGCAAGATACAAAAAATCGCTAGTGATGGTGACAGAAATAGGAGAAGTGTTGGAGTTAAAAATAGAGATTGCAGTACCAACGGGAAATGGATTGGCTGCATTAGATGGAATTATCACACCAGCAGTGGTCGTGATAATTTTACCCGCGTCTGTATTAGCCAATGTATAAGATGTAGTTTGAGCGTTCGGAGGAAGTCCTTTGTAACCAACTGCATCGGCAAGATTGGCAGATGTAACTGATCCATTTGAACCAAGTCGTGTATGCTGTGTGAAAGTATCCGTCCCACGGACATATGTGCCAAAGGATATGTCAGCACCAGAAGCCGCATAGATACGATATTCATTAGAACCTATACCCATACCGTACTGGTTAGTAGAATCATCGTATAGACAAAAAAGTTTATTACTTTGTAATGAGCCAAAGCTTAAATTAGCATTAGGAGTAGACGTACCAATTCCGATATTACCACCACCAAGAATTGTCAAGCGCGGTATTCCGTTAGTACCTAAATTTACTGCTGTTGTTGAATCACTCATAGCCGCAGTTAGGGTTGTCCCATTGAAATAACCAAAATAACCAAGACGTGTATCTGAAGAATTAAAACAAGCGTAATACGGTGAGCTACTTATACTACCACCTTCGATCGTAGAATAATAACCATTAGAAACAGCAGAATGTTTAAATCCATAGTATGATCCAAAACAGTCAACACGATAAGTAGGAGATAATGTTCCAATACCAAGATTACCGACATTATTGAGTCTCATTCGCTCAGAGCCACCAGTATAGAATTCCATACCATGAGGATTAAATGTAGAGTTTGCGCCTCGAACGACAAGAGAAGCACCCGTGGTATTAAAAGCAGTACCTCCGCTAAAATCACGACCACTATTAGTAACAGTATGAGTGAAATTAACAAGTGTACCACCACCCGTATTTGCCAATTCTGCACGCAAAGTTGAGTCAACAACATTTACACCATTGGCATTTACAACAATTCCCGTTCCTGCCTTAACACTAAGTGTTCCCGTTGTAGTAATTGGACCACCAATTAGACCTGAACCATTTGCTACATTTGTGACTGTACCATTTGCTGTGGTAAGTGATCGCCAATAGACATTACCACTAGGACCTCCCGATGTTAATACACTTAATGAGACTCCAGTACTACCATTAGCCGCAAGTTTATTAGAACTAAGAGATATAATAGAACTATTTACCGAAAAGCCACCTGAAGGGACTGTTAGTGTATTTGCAGTAAACGTACCAATTAAAGTAGAATTTCGAGGTGATGCAGCTGTTCCTGTAATACCATTAGTACTATTAGCGGTAACAATTTCGGCAGATAATGAAGAAATCAGTGAATTGGTACGATTAATTGCAGTCTGCCAAGTATCAGTAAGAATATCAATTGGTGGAATATTGCTATTTGACATAATTTATCCGTTTAAAACTTTTAATAAAAGATTTTTAATTTCTGTTAGTTCTTCTTTAAAATCATCTATACTCTGTTGCATAGTTTCAATTTTCTGTTTGGTTTCACGTTCTGACTTCAATGACTTTAAATAAGAATCATCAGTATTTATAACAATACCATACTTATTTTTTTTAAAGGTCACGCGGATACACCAATAACTTGTATTAGATCAACTTTAGGTGTTAGATATGAAGTATCTGCAAGCAGAACAATTTTGATTTGCATTGAATCAAATGTATTAAATTGAGCTAATGATGAGTTATAATACTTTGAAATATTGTAGTTATTTACATCATTAAATGCAATGTTCTTATATTTCAGATTGTCTACTTTATAACCGGTACCCACTACATTATTTGAAGTGATAGGTTCATTTAATATAATGGCAGTTGAATTAGCAGATGAAATCGAAGCAATAAAATAATTCTGTGGTAGCAATCTGTTATAAATCTTAATAACATCACCTGTTGTGACATATGTAGTTGGAGTTACACCAGAAGCAATAATGGTATTACTAAGATATGCTGAAGTAAATTTACCAGGTAGATTATTAGCAGATTCAGAATATGGAGGCAAACTCAACTCATATTCAATAAAGTCGGTAGAATCTTGAGTAGAACTGTATTTTGACTCATTTGTATCATAAATTAACGGAGTCCATGCTTTATCATCAAACGATTCTGGATCTGCGGAATTATGAATTTTAGCGTAAACCTTAATATCAGTTCCAGCAGGACGATATGCAGTCATATACATTTTGATATCTTCGGCTGATCTATTAGTTGCAAAAACAACTTTTGATCCAATATGACGACATGCAGCAAGACCATTACCTGCAATTTCAGTGTCAATAGTAACACCATTTGCATTAATCGTAGTATATGTATTTGAAATAGAATTTTGAATTGTATATAGATGCAAAATATTATCTTCAATTGATGGCGCTGAGTGTGCATCAGCAGTCTCATTATTTAAATCAATTGAGATTTTCAACGATTTTTTATTAATAAGCAAATCTGTATTTGAATATAAGCCTGAAGTTGAAACTTCGGTTGATCTTGAAAGTATATAAGCATCATATGAGTTTAAATCTTTAACTCGAACATCATTAATTTGGATTGAATCACTATTATTAGTAGTATAAGAACCACCACTTAAAGCAGCAAATGTAATATGACTGTTTACTAAAGATGTAGTCGGAGCTTTTACTGTGCCTTTGAGTTTTATTCTATCAATTGTAAGTACATCAACTGAGGCAATATTTGCAGATGCTCTAGAATCTTCACCAACAATTAAATCATTGACTGTAAACTTAAGTCCAACATTTGCAGTAGACCCCGTAAGATATAGTTTATTGTTTACTTCATCTTTAAAATAAACTTTACCTATTGCAGTAACTTTATAGTTAGTAGCCGCAGCAGTAAAAGGCATTTTGTTAGTTAATTTAAGATTATTATTATCAATAATAGTAGAAATAGTACCAACTTGAGATACAGTTGAGTTTCCGATTACAAGCATCTGACCCGCAGTAAAATTCTGGAATAAAGTATTTCCAGTTCCAACAATAAGATTGGAACCTTTAGTAACTGCCACAGTACCATTCGCGGCGGCTACATCTTTATAGACATATTCACCACCAATGAATGCACCAGATCTATTTGCAATAGTAAAGAATTCGTAGTTATCATTCACAAAGACTTTATTTGCACTAGTTGATACGTATTTGGAAATGTTTACATTAAATTTAAGGTCTTCATTTATTTTTGCTGTAAAAATACTTGAGTTATTTCGTGTGTATAGTTTACCATCTTTTACAACATTAGAACCTGTAGAGGCTGTATTAGTTCCTACTAATTTATCACCTGTAACATTAGTCCAGAGCTTATATGCAGCATCATCAAACATCACTACTATACCATAGAACTTACCTGTATCTACTTTTAGTGGATTTTTTAGATTAAATGTTACCGAATTGGATGCGTCGCTGTATGAGTTGATTTCATCATATGTCTTTTCCGTAAGTGAAGAAACATAACATCTTGATAGAATAGGTGTGTCATTCTGAACTTCGCATATAGCAATTGTTACAGACGGTTTGCTTTTACCTGATGCATTTACAGTGACATTTGGCTTAGATTTAAAGAATAGATCAATGGATGTAATTGAAATATCTTTCTGATTCTTTACAATCTCGGGGTCCGCATAAAATGTCTGAATAAAATTATATGAAGCAGGATTGAAATATGTTCTGTCTGCATTGGCAGATACAACTGGTGTTGTCTGCACCACTAGATTATTCTGAATAGCACCTGATGTAGATGAACCAATTGGGGTCTTCTTGAAATCTACTACCGGTTCACTTCTAATGTATGGTGGTAGATAGATATACATCTCTGCAAATGAGGTTTTAGTATGACAAGTTTCTCCAGTACCTCTAAGTTCAAGCTTCTTTGTACCGGCAATAAGTTGTGCAGCTGCACTAGATTTTTCAACCGGTGTAGAAGGAATCAAGTTAGATCGAAAATAAAACTTAAAAGTGATTCTACCATTTTGATCTGAATATAATTGACCTTCACCTAATGTATAGCCTTCTTGTTTGGCACTAGAAGTAACATTAATGTTATCAAGATAAAGCGTATGATATGTATATGGCTTTAGCCCATAAGTAGTTATCTCAAAAGCTTGTTCAGCTAGTAAATAATTTGACTGAATTCCACCCAGAGGAAAGACTCGAGGTGTTCCGGTATCACCTATTGCTGTAGCATACTGTAGTGATTGACTGGTATTAAAAAACAATGACATACTTTAGCTTATCCTTAGACTCTATCAATTTAAAAACTGCGGTCCAAATCTCGACCACCACCATAAAGACTCTTAATATGACCACCATAATTCATCTGGTAATTAGTGGTATCGTTTGTATTTATCACATTCACCAAAGCGATAGTTGGATAGCACATCTTATATTTATAAATTGCACTAAAATAGCTTAGTGTGTATAAATTAGTTGTAAGAGAAGTACCTTTATAGACTCTAACTTTATAGTAAAGACCATTTAATGGATTGTGAGTCGCGGATAGTTTATATTGATCCTCAATCCATCCTCCAAGTCCCGATTGCGGACCATACCCTGGTCTGACAGGTAGTCCCCCAGGATGCAATACAGTACCTAAAGATGAATCCAATTTATTCTTAGCTATATCTTCATTTGTAATAGATTCGGCATATTGTGATGATGTAACAAGAGACCAAGGACCGATAGCTGAAGGGCTTTGGAAAATTTCAATTGCTGTTTTGCTATACGGAGATACCATATACAAATCAAATGTATCTGATTCAGTACCAAATGTATAGAAGAATTCATCATATGCATATGGTGCAAAATCAATACTGCTTGGATTTCGCTGTGATTGAATAATGCAAACTTTAGACTGAGTAGTAACTGGATTTGGTACTGGAGTGGCAGTTACAGGACCATCTGTAGCTTTCTTTTGTGAGATGAATGACGCTTCTAAATATGGTAAGCTAACATCAGAACTTGGAGTACTAGTATTGATGTTAAATTCTGTTACTGATGGTGCAAGATAACCATCAACAATTGTAGCTCTATAACCTGGGTTTGATATATCCGAATGTGTGTAATCTTCAAAGCCATCAACATAGAAACCAAACTTATAACGATCAACATTTGAATTAAGTGAACTTGGAATATTTCTTTTTTGTGTTAGTGTTTCAACTAATGAAAGAGAAGCATAATATTCAAGTGTTGAGATTCTATTTTCTAATTTAGATATTTCACCCATCGTGTAATTGCGAGGTTGAAGAATTGAAATATCATTATCACTTAATGTAGTTGTAATTCTATAATTACGGATTCTTCTTGTGATGTATTTCTCATTTGCAATGCCTGTGTCTGCAAATTTTGTGGTATTTGCAGAAAGTCCATAAGGTACACTTGGATAAGGCGGTATCTTGAGAATATTCAATGTTAATGCATTATCCTGTGCTTCAGGTGAAATAGTTGTGCCTGGAACACCCTTAATGACTCTGAATTGATTTGATTCATCAACAATAACTCGATCTGATCTTGGTAGATAATATTCAATATCCGCAGTCATAACTGAATCTGGTGCAGGAAAATAATTGTCAACTGCAGGTGCTTTTATTATACTATTAGCGCTTGGTTCGATAGGATTAATAGGGGCTAAAATAGCACTAGATCCTGGTATAACATTAGTATTTGTTTGAGGACGAAGATCAATCTGATCTCTTAGATCATAGTATGTTCCAGTAGCACCATATAACTCAGGAATCTCCAATGTATTAATAGTATTTGGTGAGTTTGACAAAGTCAATGAATCATTTACAATTGTAGAATAAACTTTTACACCAGAACTTGAAGTGATATAATCAAAGGACACAAGTAAATAATCACTTGTAGATAAAGTTGAAATTGTATTTGGCTTCTTATAAAGATATGAGATGCCATAATAATCTTCATTTTGATTGTGATCAATATAATAATCATTTGTTACATCAAACACTGTATTTGAGGCGGTATCTGTAAATGTAGCATTAGAACCTTTAAAGACTTTATTAAGTCTAAATACATCAGACACACCAAGAGCCCAAGGTCCTGTATTACTACTCACATTATTTGCCAGACGAAGTCTTACATACTTAGTTCTATTGACTGTTTTTGCGGTTGGTGAACTTGCTGTTGATTTAACATTATGTGTAACAACCAAAGAAGCACCAGCAAGTGTAGTAGTTCCTACATTTATTGTCAACTGATTTGTAGAGTTAATGGTAATAGTTCTATTCGAGCTTGCAAGTGAAATTGCAACATTAGCAGGAAAATACACTGAATAAGTGTTATTTGTGAGTGTTACACCTGCTGTATTGGAAAGTTGTAAAAGTGAATTATTACTAATATTGGTGACTTGCTTAACTGTACCATCCGCAAATCGAATATAATCTCCAGTCAATAAATCTTGAGTAAATGCTGTACTTGATCCAATAACAACATTTGATGAAGCACTAGTTGTAACAGAACCACTTAGATTTACAGCCGAGCGGATATCTGTAGTTGGGATTATAGTAAAATCTTTTTCTTGTGTACTTGATAGAATTCCACTATATGGGAATGATCCACTACCTAACGTGATTGTAGCTAAACCTGTTGTTGCCAATGTTGAAGGTGAATTGGTTCTATAAGTGTAAGAAATGTTACTGATGGTTTTTATAGCATCTTGACCGCCATAAAAAACAAGAGATGAAGATGAAGTATCCTTAAGTACGGCAAATCCATTCTCAAGAATTAAATCACATACTGCTTGTCTACTGCTTGAATAATAGATTGATCTAACATTGTTGAAGTTAGATCCTGGGTTCATTCTAATATCAAAGAGATATACTCTATAGACACCAGAAGATGAACCTTGAACTCCTGAGTCTTGAATGATTGATCTAATTCTAGCAGTGCCGATTACTTTACCGGTTACTGGAGTAAACGATGCTCGTTCTTTAGTAAGATATTGAGTTGCTGTATCATAGAGTGACACTAACACACCTAGATTGAAATCAAATATACCACCAAGTTCATTCACATAAACATAATTGCCATAATTTAATGAAATAGTAGTCCCAACACCCATAGCCGTATCAATTGCTTTGTCAACAGACTGTTCATAATTATAAACAGTCTGAATTCGATTTCCATTAATATAAGCAGTACCAGGATCAATTAAAACATTGAACTTTGTAGCTTCATCAGCAAATGAATCTGGGGATTTTGTATTAATAAGAAATGGATCTAGAACATAATTGCCAGCGGTCTCAAATGAACGTTGAGCAATATCCTTTTCAATTACATTATAGACAGTTTGTCTATTTTGCTTATATGGCAGACCTTCAGAAAATTCAGCAACATAAAGGTAGTCATCAGGAATATCAGATTTTATTTTATCAATAACGATTAGTTCTGGTGTGAGCTTTAGGCGATTTGCTCCAGGTGCTGTATAGTTTGGAGATCCTGTAGCATTGTCAAGTAGACTTTCATCTTGATTTGATGATACAATAGTTTCCACAGTCTGGAAACCTACAGATTTTTGATCTGGGGTATTTGTATACTTGTCTACAATTAGGAGCTGTTCTGAAACTCTAGAGAAATAGCCTTTTTGGTAAATAATACCTTCACCAACAGTCATACCATAAGTAGAACCCGTTGGGTTATCACTAGATGCAATTGTGACTTTTGTAAGATAGTTTTGAGAAGTAGCACTGAATAGATCAATATCATTTTCTGATGCATTTATAGATAATATTGAGACTGATGGTGGCACCAAATATCCAGTACCTTTTGATGTCATATTAACACTTTTTACTTGTTTTAAACTATCAGTCAAAAGAGTTGCGGTGGCACCAGCACCAAGAATTTGAGAAACCTTAATGACTTCACCAGACGAACCAACTTTCTGGATTGAATCACCTACATTAAATGTCCAACCTTTTGAATTACCTATGTGTAGATCTTGTTTTCTTGGTTTAATCTGTAATATTAAAGCATCATTAAGTGTATTTGAATCAGGTGTAGCAATAATTTGAACATTTGCAATACCATTTGTGATGTAATCACCTGAACTCAATGATGTAGTAAATGTTTTTCCATTATTAGCATTCTGGATTGCAATGGCAGATAGAATAACTACTTTGTCTGTATTAAAAAAATTCTGTGAAGGATTAGTAACTGTAATCTTCTCAACTACATTAAGTGGATTAAATACAGTCAATAAACCACCTGCTTCAAATGTATTTCTAGAACCTGCCAAACTATCTTGACCTGAGTTAATATAACGCAGATATAAAGTATTTAGATTTGGTTTCTTAGATTCAAAACCTGAATCAGTTTTAATAATAGCAGCAGTGAGAGGAATAATATTATCCTGATTCTTCACTCTATATCCCGCATAGTTTGAAACTACCACAGGAGTTGAATCAATCTCGACATCTTTAAGTTTTACGTATTTTAAATCATCATGAAATGCAATATCACAGCCGCTGATAATTGTACCAGTTCTAAAGATATTATCACCAAAGTGCTCAATTTGCTTTTGGAGTAAAGTCTGAAGCTGATTTAATTCGCGAGCCTGAACGGATACTCCAGGTCTAAATAGAATCTTATAATAATCACTTTTTTCATTATAGTCATCAAAATAAGGTGACACGCTTAAGTCATTTTGTATTGACATTTAAATCAGAACTCCAGGATTATTTTAATAGTTTCAGATTGAGTAGGTGATCTGGTAATATAATTGATATTTTCCAAATATACAATGTCGCCAGAATCTCTAATAAGTTCACCATCATATTTATACTGATATGTAAACAATCCACCACTAGTAGAACCAGTAATGGTTCCTAGTTTGAAGATGTTCTTAGGATTTGTTACATATAAAATATCATTATTTATACCTGAAACGTTATTAGCTGCAAACAATACGGCTGAAGGAGACGAGATGGTTTGAATGTCGTCCTGGATTAATGTCTCATTAGTTACAAATATATCGGAATCAATAGTCCCTACAAATCCAGTAAGTTGATTAAACTCAGTAAAATTAGATGCCGGTCTTCCGTTTACGGTAATATAGGATGAAGATACAGAATTTATAGTAGCCGTACAATTAGAATCTGAACCAACCAAACTTGTGGTATTACCAAAGTTTCTAGGAATCACATTAGTAAGATTAAGAATTGTATTATAATTATATGCAGTAACTATACCAAACGGTACGGTTTCTACCAAAGTTATTTTACAATTTGCATCTGTGAATGTAGGATATTGATCTAACATTACAGTATTTGTGTCAATAATTGTTGATATATTTGCAAATAGATTTTGATATCCATTTGTAATGATAACTTGATCATTACTTCGCACCGAAGAACCAAAATTGGAATCATTACTAGTTATGATTTTGGTATTAGATTGAATAGAAATATTACCATTTAGATTATAAGGTCTATAACGATATACCATTTCACCAGAATTAAATGCACCAATTAAAGTATCTGGATTAAGTGAAATTGTTACATTTGCATAAGCGGGATCTTTAAGAATGCCAATTGTTCCATATCCATTATAGGAGATATTGTTGCTAAATGTAGTGGATACACATACTTTATTAGCAAAAAGTTCTTCAGCTAAATTAGACCCATGACCATAAATAGGAGATATAATAGGATTTATTATGCAATTTGATGTTACACCAACAGACCCATCAGCTGCTATATATGCTGAAATACTTCGATAGCCGGATCCAGGTCTAATAACTTCGATCTGAGATACCGAATTTCCTGTATTGGATGAAATAATAGCTCTAGCAATACAAGTATTGGATAATGAAACTGTATCGTTAAGATCTTGAATTAAAACTTTTGGATAAATTTCATACAAATCACCCGCGCTAAGATTCAAAGTAAATGGTGAATCTATAACGACAACTCGATTAGGACCAGTTATATTATATTGTATAATGGTTCTATATTGAGATTGAGAATTATTTGCGGAGGTGACTTTCATCAAACAGCCGGTATAGAATGAATTTAAAATTGAAGCATTAATGTCTAAAGCATATTGAGTAGAACTGTTATTATAGTTAATACTTGCAGTAGATGTAAATGAACCAAGTGTATAGTTATTATAGCCAAAACCTGGTTCGGTTATTTCTATAACTTCAATACCACCAAGATTTTTTGTAACTTGACCGTTCTGAGATGTGTCAACAGGAATATAATCATTGCTACCAAACTTACGATACATAACGTCACTAATTGTGTATAGATATTTCCAGACGTAGCCATCTGTCATTGAATATACTAAAGTAGAATCGGTACCTGATGGTTGATCTGTAGAAGCAGCTCCTTGATTATTGTCAAGACACTTATAGACATTGTAATTAGAACCTTCGGATACTGTAACATAAAATGACTTTGAATAAAGTTCGGTATCAGCAGGATTATACATTGTGTATACTGTATTAGATACCCAAACATAATTTTTTGTTGTAAGACTAACGTCCGTACCTTTAAGTTTATTACCAAAAAGCATTGAACTATAAGTATCAGTATCCGCCATAATAGAATCAGATGGAAAGGTAAGACTATTTTGTGGAATAGGATTTGCAGCAAAAATATAGTATGTTGAGTTATTCTCAACGTCATACTTAAATGTTTCTGCAAATTTTGTGTTTAGCTTTTTTAGAACTTTTTTATAAGTATTCATAATCTTAAGTTATACCTTAAAGTTTTTTATATTTATATCTATTTTACTGCTTAAGTTAGAAGGTAATATAAGAATTTGCTATTGAAACTTTAGTACTTACGACTGTATCAAGTAGAATACTTCCAAAGAATTTAGTACCTGCTGTATGCATTACTTTCTTGAACATATCAGAATATTTCTCAAGGGGGATTCTGGAAATGATGTCATATGAATATTCTTGGTAATAATTACCATCATGAATCTTAGACAAATCTGACACAAAGCCTTTATGATTCTTATAGCGACCAGATCCATTACCTAGACCAACATCAATTACTGTTGCTGTGCCATATTTACCGTCAATTGTAAATGTTGCTTCTTGTCCACCAATAAAACCGAAACCTGAATCTGTGACTGATAATCCGGTAACTACATTATTTGATGTAAATACATCTGATTGTATACTTGCATTCCATCCAATAGGATCAGTAGAATAATCTAAATTAATAGTACTGATATTAGCAGTAGCACCACTAATTGAACCAACAACATTTAAAGTATTGCTGAAATAGTTAGTAAACTGAATTCGCTTTACATACATAGTATTAGCACTTAGTGCTTTAAGTATACCTTTAGCAATAATAACTGTATTGCTAGTTGACACGGAAGTTATATCAATCGTTGTTGATGTGTTAGCAAACTTTTTAAGATTATCTATATCTCTTAATGTGCCTTGAATGTTATTCACCGTAATTGCATTTGAGACTATTGAAACAACTGTAGCATTAGCAATATAATTCACCGTGTTATTAGCGGTATAAACTCGTTCACCAACTATAAATGGAGTAGAATTGGCTACATTTAATACTGATCTTGTGTCCGTAATAGACTGCTGTATATATTCGCCTGGTAAAAATGATCCATTAATATTAGTTACCGTAAAAATACGATCCCTATGATTATATCCCGAAGTATAAGGCTGATATGTTAGAAGATATGGATTATAAGTATAATCATAACCCGAACTAGTAGAACCTAGATTGTAAATTGACCCGAGTACAAAATCTTTATACTTTAATGAGTTAAAGATGATTGAATTGAGATTGGCAGTTGTTTGTGCAGCTAAATTAAATTGATTTGAACTTAATCTAGCATTATACATAAAGCTATTAGCAATTATATCAGTATTTAAAGATATAGTTTCAGAGTCATAAATTGCACCAACATTATATTTGGCACTTTCACCACCAGAAACTCTAATAAGATTTGCATTAACACCGGTAAAAGGAATAATAATCTTTGCTGATGGAACTGTTTCTGTAGTGACAAATGTATTGTTTACTTGAAATAGACCAAACTCAGATTGAAAATTATTTAATACAGTATTTAATGTTGTACTACTAGAATTTAAATTGGAACCTATGAGGAATGTACCAGTGATATTATTCACGGGTATTAGACCTTTTATGGCAATTGCATCAGAAATAATAGCACTAGCAATAATTTCACCGATTTTATTTTTCTGATAAAGTTGTTCACCTATTGGGAGACTTATATAACTAGTTCCATCAATAGATAGATAACCAACTGAAGGTAGATTAACCAACTTACCTGTAGCCGAAACATCAATATAACTTTCAATATTAGCAGTTACTTGTGTATTTGAAGCTAGAATAAGTTTATTATTTGCTTTCACCATAAAATTGTTTGATAGTAATACTTGAGTAGTTCCAGTATTAGATGATGTGCGATTATACGTAACAAGAGAACCAGACCCGATAGTAGCAGTACCATTACTTACAAGAATATTTGCACCACTATTTAATTCAGATGATGGAATTACTGAATTGACATAAATGAGTGCTTGTTTTTGTATTATATCTTCAAAATATGTAAATTGTTTCTTGGGTATTTCGTACGTAAATGTAGTAGAAAGCCCAGACCCAGTTGTAGAACCCCCAGTAGAATTTGCTACTGAAATTAGAGGTGTTCCACCAAAGAAGCCAGCGCCAGGGTGCATTAAGATAATGCTAGTAACACCCCCAGATGAATTTGTAATAGGTCTAGCAGTAGCATTCAAGTACTGAGATTTTATTGTTATAATGTCTGTATTATTATATGACAGACCTGATGATGAAACTGAAACTGCAGAAATTGAATTACCAAACGCAATATTAGATAAAAACAACACATTGTCTGAAACAATAGTCTGTGAATGATCTTGAAGAAATAAAGGATCTGTATTTCCTATATTAACAGAATATCCCCAACCTGAATCCAAAAGTTTAAATCTAACGAACCCAGTAGAATTATTAAGAGATATTACTTTTGCTTTACCGTTTATACCGTTAGTTGAAGTGACATCAACAATGTCACCAATTTTAAAGTCACTATAACTAGAAGTAATATCAGAAAGTTCACCGAGTGAACCAAGAATTGTTGGTGAATCTGGATAGACTCTATCGGCCTTAATCAATTCACCACGTTTAAATGTACCGGAAACATTAGTAACATAAAGTGTATGAGAAAAGCCATTTGAAATTTCGTGCTTGATATACTTTTCAACAAATGCTTGAGAACCTGAAGAAACACCGGTAATAGTCTTACCAACTAATTGAATTGCTCTAGATGACGAATATCCAGTAGTTGCAATTTCTAAGTACTGAGGTTTAAACCACTCACCCTCCGAAAGTTTGAATAGATCATCTCCTGGATAGTATACGTTGGAATTTACACCATATACTAATCTTAAAAATAAGTCAATTGATCTAGAAGTACCTTTTGATCTATACAAATCAAAAGAATTCTTAATTAATAGTTTCTTGTTAGTAGCAACATCAAACTCAATATTACATAGATATTTTTCTTTGAAGTTAGTCAAGAAAAGATCCATCGTAGTATCAATATTGCGAATGTTAAGCAGGTTTCTAGTTAAATAGATAGATCCCATTCTTTTACTTAGACCACCGCGCTTGATAAATGATGATCCACCAGATGAACTGGTTATTGGTGTAAGATCAGAACACATGGTGACACATTTAAATGATTCTAGTCCATTTACTAGAACTAATATATCAGAATCTACATAAGTAATAAATGTTCCAGTTACTAAACCTTGAGTAACAAGATCACCGACATTAAAGTTGGTTGTGTTTTCTAGAGTTAATAATTGTGAATTCTCTTCAAGCCATTCATAATATGCTTTAACAAATGCAATAAAGTTTGGTCCATCTTCTTTATAAAAAGATGGGAACATATTCTCAATAAGAGGTGAGATCTTTGCTTCAATTGACATCAGACTCGTACACCCTCAGCAATTATTGAAGTATCTGTACTGATGATATTTAGAATTACATTATTCATCACTTGTATATCTTTACTTTCTGGATATGCATAAACTCTAATCTCTGAACCAGTAAATGCTTCAAGAATAAAGTTACTAAGTTGTAACAAGCCTGTAGTATAATCAATTGTTCCTATTTTAACTATAGGCTCGTTAGTATAAGCAGACACAATATTTAGCATACCCATACCATCATCTTTAATGTATGAATTAAGACCTTTATATGTAAATGTAGTTGAATACACACTATAGTTTGACTCGGTAAAGTGACGAACTGATAATGGAACACCAAAGTTTACATTGAAAGTAGTATAAGTCCCAAGAGTAGGAATAAAAGTTTTAATTAGTTGAACATCAGTCTCATTTGAGATAATTGATAGTTGTGAATTGTCAATCTGCTGGCATAACTTAGAGTATCTAAATGTACTACTAAAGTTATTGAGATTATTGATTGCATACTGTGTAATACCTGAAGTAACAATAGTCTGAATATCACTAGGAGTTAGACTTGTTACATTGATGTTATATTTTACTTTTGATGTAACTGCTACGTACATATATTCTGGGCTAACAAAGACTGGATCAATTGAGACAGGTGACCTTGGTTTTAAAAACTTAAAATATTCGGCTTTTTTAACATCTGGTACTTGATCAAATTCCTTAAGATCAACCGCTACAAAAACTTTACCATATTGTGGCGGATCAAGGTTTTCGCCACCATATGCATGAACTGCATTGACTTCTGGGAAGTTAGTCTTAAGTAGTGTTTCATAATCTTCAGTTGTGATAGCACGTTCTTGTGTTGTAAAATGCCGTGGAGCATTTCTCTTAATTGACTCAATGGATTCAGAAACAGAACCACCAGCAGCTACTGATAATGTAGTAATTGTGATTCCAGTCTCACTGCTGATTGGGGAGTCTGAAGTAAACTGATTACACCCATTCGGAAGTTCACCATTACAAATTCTATATTCTACTGCAATTACAGAATTATTCTTAGGAAGTCGACCACTAACTCCATCACCAAAGACAATCTCATATGAATCATTTTCAGCCCCTTGAATGAAAAAGACTTGTGATGTAGCGCTTAGATCAAATAAAGACTTAGCTTGTTTATAGACAACTGGATTTGCTCCATTATCTTCAAACACAGTAACTGTAATACTTGAAGTATCAATGTTTTTATTTGATAGAAGAATTCGATCATGATTACCATAGGCATAAGTAAATGTATCTGTTATATAATATCCTTCATAGATATCAAAGATACCACCAAAGAATCTAGAAGTATTTACAGTCTCATAAGCATCTAGAATAATATTCTCTGGTATTGAAAATGTAAATGTCTTATTAAATTGAGTACTTGTAAAAGTAGTGCCTTTAGTTGCTAATAATGAAGTCTTTGTGAGATCGTTTGACTTTACAACAATAGCAATCTTAGCAACGGCGGATTTAAATGATCGAGGAGTATAGTTGAGTTCTTTGGCGTGTGATACCACAGAATCTCTAAGTTGAGCAGAATCCAAAAACATTTCACTACCGATCATATTCAAATAGAATGAGTTGTGAAACGTGTTATATGAAAGCAAATCCAATAGAACTGACATATTTGAACCATCAAAATCATAGTCATTAAATTTGGATTGTGTCTTTAGATATGACTTAAATGTATTCTTGATTGTATCAAAATCAAGGGAGCTTAAAATGATACTGGAATTTGCCATTAACGTACTCGCTCTAGCGTTAGATTTACTGTAATTGGATCTGATTTATTTATAACCATATAAGTAATAGTTACTACATATTGATTCTGATCGTAGTATGGTATAACAGAAACACTTAAAACTATAGCTCTTGGTTCATATTCTCTAATTGTATCTTGAATATATTTAGAGATTAATTCTGAAGTTGCCGATCCCATTGGTTCAAATAACATCTGACGAAGATCTGATCCAATGCGTGGTTGATATAAACGCTCACCTCGATTAGTAAGTATCAGATTTTTGATTGATCTACTCACAGCCATTTCATCAACATACCGAACAATGTCTTTAATCACTGGGTGTGGATTTAGATTAATAAGAAAGTCGGAATAGCGTTGTAATGCTTTAGCTGAACTTTGTGTAAACTTATCTGATCTAGTAGACATGTTGACTTCCTTATGCGATTATAATTGCTGTGTTTGATGTAACTGTCTGAAGTAGATATTTAGAAGTTTGTCCGTATACTTTACAAAAAATTGAAAACCCGACATCAGTATTAGTACATGTATACTTATTATTACTTGAAAGTACTTGTACAGTATTTGCGGTTTCAAACTTTATCCATTCATACTGAATTATTTTAACAGCAGAAGGCCATGTACCAGTTGAGCATGTAAGTGTGTTAGCCTTCTTTGCCAAGCCACTAATTACCGGTAAATTGTCTGGAGCTAAACTAAATGTTACTGGACCGACTAATGCTGATTGTGCTTGTTTGATGTTGGTGTGATTCTCGGCTGTCACAGTGCAGAATAGATTACAATCAAGATCGTCTAAAATTGGACTGTACGAGTTAGTATTTGCACCGTAAATGTCTGTTCCGTTTCTAGCCCACTGATATGAATATGTAAATGCCGAATTGTTGCTTACACCATTTGCACTCCAAGTACCATCTGAGCAAATAACTGTATTTCCTACAGCAGCAGTTCCAGTAATAATTGGTAATTCATCGTTTACTGGTGCTGGTAGATTCATTATTTGATTGACATTGTCTTTGTATTGTGTATAATCAGTACTATTGACTGAAGTAATAAAATTGTTTACAGATGATGTATCAAGTACAGGTGTAATGCCTGTCAATGTCTGAACAGTAGATTGATGTGAATCAATAACAGATAGAGACTGATTGATTCCGATAATAGATCCATCCATTATAGACTCACCTGTTTTAATTGCATCCTGAATTGTCTTGACAGCACTGAGTGCATTATCTAGATCATTCAGTGTAATACCGGCATCATTCAGTGTTTCACAGATACTATTGGCAATAGCTTTAGCTATTTTCTTTTCTAGGTCTAATGCTGCTTGTTCTACAGCATCTTTTGCCTTTCGTTCATATTTTTGTAATTCTTCTAAAGCGCAAGCTTTAAGTTTATCTTCAACTTGTCTAGCAACAGTGATAAGCTTTGCAAGTGCTTTGGTGACTTCAACAATACGACTAATAAGATCTATAAGTGCTTCAATATCAGGGAGAATTTTACCTATAGTTTGCTTGACAATAAACTTAGGTAGTTCGAATGGATTGAGAGGAACACTTAATAGAGGAAATAACTTTTCTAATTCTTTCTGAATTGGCTTTGTAAGTGAATCTAATTCATCACCAATATCATTAAGTGCCTTTTCTAGTTTCTGCTGAAGGTTGTCACAATCAGTTACTTTTTCAATTTCTTTTGTGAGCTTGTTGATTCGTTTTGCTAGAGTAGAACCTTTATTTGCTCTAGCATCTTGAACCTGCTTACCTGATTTTATTTTACAGTCGCCAGACAGATTAGACGGGTTTACTGGTATTGGTGGAACTATAGTTGCCGCCGTAATATCAGCTAAATTCTTATTGAGTTTTGCTTGATCTACTTTAATAGGCTTATCAGCATCAATTAATGCTTGTATTGCAGAAGGTACTGGTGGTATAGATGCCATTACTTAGACTCCGTCAAAATGCCAGATTCAAATATAAAAGATCTTCCACCAACAATAATAGCATCATTCACACCATCGCCGGGTGTTACATGAGTTACGGATTTAATTCCACCCACCGTAGTATTTAAACCACCTGGGGCAGCAACAGTAACATCAGTGCCGGAATTAAGCGAGATTCCATTTTGACCATTTAGGCTAAGTCTACCAGCAGCAGATAGTTTTATATTGCCTTCAGTGTTTATTGATACATCACTTTTTACAATTGCCGTCAAAGTACCTTCAACACTGAGATTACAGTCACCTTTTATGGCGATCTTTTTAGCACCACCCACAATATCAAAACTATCACCTACGGACTTAATCACCATTCGACCACCGGCATTAATTTCAATTGAAGTTCCAGATTTATGGAAGATATGGATTCGTTCTTGCCCTGGCGTATCATCAAGTTCAATAGCATGCCCAGCTCTAGTCTGAATAACTCGGTTGTAAGGATACTCTGCAGCATATGCCGAATCGGGTTCTACGGGATGAGCCTTTTCTTTTTTGATAGTCTGTTGTCCCCGAGCAAGAGCAGGTACTGAATGCTTGGCATTGTCCATATCTGGAATTACTGGAAAAGTACCCATAATCATTGCAATCTGCTTTTCTCGACCGTCCATATAAAAGCCGATAACTCTTGATCCTACTGATAACTGAGGTGTGTCTCCATTGCCTTCAAAACTACCACTAGTAGTGGGCATCATAACTTGAGCCCAGTCTAAATCATCCGTTGGGATATCATCATGAACATTAAAGATTCTAACTTTTGCCCGACCAAGTTTTAATTCGTCATTCACATCTTCAACTATTCCAACAAACCAACGGAAGCCATCTTCACCTAGAAACTGAGTAGTACTCATTATGCATTATCCTCGAAATCACCCTTAATTAGTTCTAGAGACATTGTGTGTTGTGGTCTATCACTATTTAAGATTATATGTCTAACTTTAGCAACTAAATAATTACCAGTATTCAACCGAGCTTTAGTTTTACCATTGTCAATTGATGTTGCTGCTGGTAAGTGACAAATAAGCATGTCACCAATATCTATATCAGTATCACCATAAATGTAAATCTGAATTTTATTCTGATCTATTTTTAATGCTTCAGCAATGCCGACACTTAGAGCAGCAGGGTATTGTGTCTTTGGGTTTGCACTAGAGATTGGAACTAATCTAGTAGCAGAAGTAGTCTTACCTTGAGTTCTGGTATAAGTTGAACTATTAAGTGAAGCTTTATCATTACCACTTGCAGTTTTAAGTGTATTTGTTCCTACATTATCAGTATATGTAACTGTATTTAAATTACCCATAATAGTATCTAGTGAGTTTACACTATTTGTAAAGCCGCCAAGACCCGACACCGAACAAGCATCACCACTTGTTGGTCTGTTATATGCAATGATATTACGGATATTCACATCTTCAATTTTGATTTTTCTGTGAGTGTCAAAGAAGAATTCTTTATCAGTTCCTTTTGCTACACTTTTAGCACCATCATCCATCAGTCTTGCTAATGATGCCAGACGATAGCCTTTCTTACCTTCAAAGAAAAATAATCGTGAAAAGTTATATTTGACTGAATACGACTTTTGGCGAATATAATCAATTGCTTCAAATGGGCGCATCTTGTGTAGATTCTTACTGATAATTCCTGAGGTCTTTTCTAGATCAACTTCTCTAGCCGTCTGAAGATCATCCTTTAGAATCTTGCCTATTAGTTCGTCACCTGCTCCATTGAACTTACGCTTGACAAATAATCTTGAATTGCTCAACATATCAGCAGAAACTAATTGAAGTGTATATGTAACATTCTTATTATTCTCATGTACTTCATGATCAAAAATGTCATTCACTCGGAATAGTAGTGTCAGAGCTGTATTATTCTTTGGTGTACGAATTGAGATTGTGGCATATTCTTCTTTGAGAATTGGGAAACTTTCTAGTAAGCCAATTGAGTCTGATATATTCAATTCAGCAAAGATTACAGGTGACATAATAGACTTGAAGATCTGAATACCTTTGGCGTGATCCATTAGACTAAACTTACGATTTCCGTCCTGACTTACCAATGAAACATCAAGTATTTCTACATCACCCGCAAGAATATCAGTTCCTGCTGTTTTTGATACATTTGTAGTAGCACCTAAGGTAGTTAAAACAGTTTCAATGCCAGATAAAATGTCTTTAATAAAACTCATGCTGATCTCATAATCCGTTTTAGTTCTTCCTCAGCAGTTCCTTTATAATTAGAACCGATAAGTTGAATATATCTTTTCTTGGTGTTTTCTTCATATTCATAGTCAAGATATGTTACTGGACTCCAATATGTATTGTCAACTTCAGCCATAGTCTTTACAGAAGCACCAGAGACAATTTCACCGGTAGCACCTGATTCATGACCAGTTACAGTAAAGCCAGTGAATGTGTCAGACAAAGAGAAAAACTGACCTGCTGGAATAGATGGATCTACAGGAAAGCCTACAGTGTGTTGAATTGTTATATTAGACCCATTTACATCTTTTACAAATGCATAGATGGTTGGATCATTATTTACTTGAACTTCTTCATCTTTGATGAATGTACCAGCCGCATTACTTAGATTAAGTATAATAGTCTGATTAGTAAATAGAATAGAATCATCTTGCTTACGGACATATTTCTTCACCAGGCCGTATGAATCAAGAACTACTTCATAATACTTTCGATGTGAACCATTAAAGACATCATTTGAAAGCTGATTAAATTGATCTGGTGTTAATTCTGTATGATCGTTTATCCAGTCTAGTCTATAATGCTTTATCTTGCGCGAAGCAGTTTCAATAGACCCATATTTGCTTTTAATGTGTCTAGCTAAATCCACATCGGATAGAGGCAGATCATAATAAGGATCAATAGTTTCATTAGCATACCAAACAAGCCAAGTATAACCTGGATCATCATAGTAGTTAGCTGATAATTGGTCAATTCGATCATCATCCTTCATTGTATAAGGATAAAATAGAGAATATGAAGCTTTTGACTTCTGACTTAACTGACCTTTAGCTAGAATGTTTCTGACATCATAGCCATTATATGAGATGATAGGAAGTTTATTAAAGTAGTTCATGGTTTAGCATCCATTACAGCTTGGACCGCACTTTTAATTGCTTTAGTAGCGCCAGGAAATGCATTTGTTATAGCTTGAGCACTTTCTAATAATGTATCAAGACCACTATTACTATCCCAATCTCCGGATAGCATGTATTCAATCTCCATAAAACTAATAGTAATAGTAGTAGCAACAGCACCATTAGTTCCATGGAAAAAACCAGGAGAACCACCAGGTGTATAATTAACACTTACACCTTTCATAACGCATTTTTTATAGCGTATAATACTGGTATCTGAATTCCAACCCCAAGGAGCAAGACCACCGGTATCCCAAGGGTAAAAATTAAGCTGAACCATATTTGGGTAATTTAAAAGAGCAGCAGATCCTGCAAATGTATTTTTTGGGAGTGCTGATTCTTTTAAAACCTTGATAATTTTCTGTAAGGTGTTACTTTCCGTTTCATTCTTAGGATAAAATGTCCATGAATGACTGAAATCTCTTAGTTCGGGGCCTGTGAACATAACTGAGGGATTTGGGTTTGGAGCAGTTCCTGTCATTTGTTGAATAGCAGAAGTAATTTGATCGGCTGAAATTACTTTATCAATTGCACCACCAATTTTACCCAAAAATTTACTATAACCCCCAAAGTATGCATCAACTCCTGCACCCAACACATTTGATGCAGTACTCTTAATTAATTCGCCTGAATTACGTGCTAATGCCGCTCTCAATCCAGGCCCTATATCATTAACACTATCACCATTGATTATATCTCCAACGGATTCAAGATTCTGATTATTATTATTATAACCAACCGAAGTATTATCTCTAAGATCTACAGGTAGTGGGAAATAGATAATCTTCTTTGTTTTAAATTCAGAGCTTGTAAATGGTGCAGGTCTACTATACTCACCAAGTGTCAACTGGGTATAATACTTACCGAGATATGAATCGGTTGGGCTATTAATTTGAATTGTATCAACCATTATACGGCCGCCAAGATTTCAATATTAGAATCTGATTTCTTACTTGAAATCTTGGTTTCTGGGTTAATCTTTTGCAGATATGTCTTAATATCAGTGATAGATTTACTTCTGAGATCCGCCATGTTAGTAGCTCCTATCTTAGAAGGTTCCTTTCCTGCCAATCCGAAGAATTCATTTGAAGCACCAGTAATAATTGTATCAGTTTTCAAAGCAGCAAATGCTTCTACACTCTGATATGATGCACCAATATTAAACATAGATTCTGCTACATTTTTAGCAGGGAGTCTAGAATTGGATGCTAGATTGCTGACAACATTACCGATGATATTATCTACTGCACTTCCAATAATAGACTTTGCAGAATCTTTAATAAAACTTCCGACATTAAATGCCATGAATGTTTCCTTTTGTTTTTATAAATATATCTTTATTTATATTGGATTTTAGATGGCATACAAAGGAAAATTCACACCCAAGAATCCGAATAAATACAAAGGTAATCCCACTAACATTGTTTACAGATCTCATTGGGAATTAAAATGTATGTTACACTTTGATTCTCATCCAGATGTAATAGAGTGGTCTTCAGAGGAAATAGTAATACCATACAGATCACCAATAGATAACAGGATACACAGATATTTCCCTGACTTTTTCATCAGACGAAAAGATAAAGAAGGAAATATCAAAGCATTTTTAATTGAGGTAAAACCCAAAGCTCAAACCAAACCACCAAAGTTACAGACTAAAGCAACAAAGCGCTATATTAATGAAGTTGCTACTTGGGGTGTAAATTCAGCTAAATGGGAACAAGCCGAGCAATACTGTAAAGACCGAAACTGGGAATTTATAAAAATTACTGAGGACGAACTATTTTAATGGCAAATGTATTTGACGAACTTATCACAAAAGGTATCCGTGCAGGGCATGTTCCTGCACGAACTGAAGAAGCACGTAAATGGTACCGCGAAATGGCTTCAAAGCAAGGTCGGATCAACGAACGACAGTTGATTAATTCAGATCCAGATCGAGGCAAAACTGTCATTAAACCTGGATCAATGTATATGTATCTCTACGATCCAAAACATAAAGATACGCTACCTTACTACGATAGAGCACCTCTTATATTTCCATTTAGAGTAGAAAGTAATAGATTTTGGGGTATCAATTTGCACTATCTTCCATTGGAACTTAGAGCAAAACTTATGGATGCTTTATATGAAACTCGAATAAATAGTAGGTATGATGAATCGACCAAACTTAGAATTAGTTATCAGGTGCTTACTAGTGCATCAAAGTATAGATATTTTGAACCTTGTGTGAAGCAATATCTAGTTAATCATGTACAGTCTAAGTTTATGTATATTTACCCTTCTGAATGGGATGTGGCAATTTGGCTACCGACTGAACGTTTTGCTAAAGCCACAAAGACTCAAGTGTGGGCAGAGTCCAAAAAGAAAGTAATGAGTAACTAAGATGATAGTTAAGATAAATGATTTTATTGCAGAGATTAATAAAGCAGGCGTACTTAGAGACAATAAATATGTAGCAAATTTTGGTGTTCCTCCTTATCTTAATCGGCCAGACTCTCCGATATCAAAATATAAGACAATCTATAATGGTGGCCAATTAGCACTACGTTGTGAAACAGCATCAATACCTGGGCTTCAATTTGCAGGTATTGAAGGACCACCAAGAATAGGCTATGGTCCAATCGAATTTAATCCTTATAATGTAGTATATGAGGATATTAATTTAACTTTTGTATTGGATACTAAAGCAGGTGTTCATAAATTCTTTTATGACTGGATGAATACTATAGTAAACTTTCATGCGGCAGGTCAGTCACAATTGCGAAATGCACGAGGTTCTGTTGCAGGCATGGTTCCGTACGAAGTAGGTTATAAGGATTATTATAGTACTAATTTAACAATTTATGTTTATAATGATAATACAGACCCAACTGAATCTAATGCATCAATGATCTTTAATGCTTATAAGGCATTTCCTAAAGCAATCACACCTCTAACTCTTAATTGGGCTGATGGTCAACCATTAAAGTTACAAGTAACTATAGCTTATACCGATTTTGAAATTACTTATGGATCATTCCCTATTAAATAATGGAGCTAACTTATGACACTACCTAAACTTGACAAGCCGCTATTTGAACTTACAATTCCTTCAACCAAACAGCCGATTCTATTCAGACCATTTACAGTCAAGGAAGAAAAAATTCTTCTCATGGGTCAACAGAGCGGTACTGAAAAAGATATTATTCTTGCAATCAAGCAAGTTATCCAGAATTGTTGCCAAGCTGATCGTGATCTAAATGTTGATAGGCTTGCTACATTTGATCTCGAGTTCATCTTCCTCAAGCTTAGATCAATGTCGGTAAATAACGTCATTAATGTATCTTATAGAGATAATGAAGATGATAAGATTTATGACTTTGAGATTGATCTAGACCAGGTTATTGTAACTAATCTTGAAACTGTAATCTCCAATCGGATTGAAATCACGGATACTATTGGTATGCTTATGTCATATCCATCAGTCAAGATTCTTGAGAATGTGCCAGAAAATAGTACAGTAACTGAACTAACTGAATATCTCATTCGTTCATGTATTGAATCTGTATATGATGAGAACACCGTATATCCTGCAAATGAAGTCGACTCTGATGAACTTGCAGCATGGCTAGATGATCTTAATGTAGAGACATTTGACAAAATCAAAGCATTCTTTGATAATATTCCTCAGATGTATTATAAGATCGAATATACTAATTCATTAGGCTCTAAGCGTAAGATTGAACTTACTACGTTAAATGATTTTTTTACCTGGCGTTGAGTCATAACACATTAGCAAACTATTATACTACTATTTTTGCTATGGCTCAACATCATAAATACTCAATTACCGAAATAGAAGACATGTTACCTTTTGAACGAGATCTTTACATTGATCTCCTTATGGCATATTTAGATAAAGAAAAAAATAAGTTGACAGAGGAAATCTAAGTGAAGCTCCCGACTATCAAGGGCATTAAATCACCGATAACAAATACCAAGCGAGTGGTTGCTCCAACTACTGAGAGACGTGCTGCCGCTCAAAAGCGTCTCAATTCCATGAAACGGAAGCAGTTTGCTAAAAACTTCCTATCAAGATATGGGCTTGATGAAACAAATATCGGTAAGACTAAACTATTTACTGAGACACTAGGTATCTTTTCACCACAGACTTCACGTAATAGATCCAATAATGTCAATATACCAAATCTAGATACGCCAACTAGAGTATCTAATGATAATAGTCCTACCCTACAAACACTTGAAAAACAATTTAATCTGATTGCCAATCAACTTAAAATACTTGAGTCAATTACAAAGAAGCAACAAGATAATTTTGTATCACAACTATTATCAAACGAATCATCTAATAAAGAATCTATTCTAGAGTCTGGTAAACATGGTGACTTAGAGCCAGGTGGTTCAAATCTAGAACTAGAACCATTAAATGATGAAATAGCAAAACTTTCAAATTCAATTAGCTCATTAATAGATATACTAGATGAAAAAGCTCAGGAGTCTAATGGTAATAGTTTCTTAGATAATCTAAAAGAACGTTATGGTTTTGAGAAACCAAAAGTTGGTAAAGCAGATAAAGCCGCAAGAGCGGCCAGACGTGAAGCCAGTATGGTTGAAAAGCTTGCGGCTAATGATAATATATCAAAGATAAGTAAAACAGGACGATTAGGTAAAGCAGCAGACGTAATAGGTAGAGGGATTAGATCTGGAACTCAGGCGGCATCCAGACTCGGTGGTTCTACTTCTAAAGCAATTGAAAAACTAGCGGCACCAATTATAGAAAAAGGTCTTGGTAAAACTGTACTTAAATCTATTCCAATATTAGGTGCTGCCGCTGGTGCAGGCTTTGCTATTGGACGACTACTTGAAGGTGATGTTATTGGTGCTGGATTGGATGCAGCATCAGGTCTTGGTGGGCCTTTAACTGCAATTCCAGCATTTGTTGCTAGTACAGTACGTGACATATATTCAGCAATGTATGGCATTCAACCTGAAGAAGACCCAAATGCTGGTGATCGAATGTCAGAAATAACCACAGTAGTTAAAGGTCTTGTTTCAGCAGCTCTAGGTAAAAGTATTGATGCTCGCCCATCACCACCTGCAGATTCAGCAAGTAATGGAGTAAAAGGACAAGCCGCTACTGTGATGAAGAATGCAGGATTCTCTTCCGGAGATGGAAGTTTTGGAGGTGGTGGTTCTTCTGGTTCGTTTGATACGGGTGTGAGTAAGGCACCTGCAGCAGAATCTACGCCAGCCACACCTTCAGCGGCGGTAGCAAGTGAATCTAAAGTTCAAGCTGGAACTGCCGCAGAATCTAGTGTTAAAGCCGCAACTGCTGCACCAGTAAGTGAATCTAATGTTCAAGCTACACCAGTAAGTAAACCAACACAAGACATGAATAGTACACAGCTCATTCAAAAATCACAACAGAATGAAGAAATGCAACAACCACAACTAATTGCTATAAATGACAATACTAATCTACCATCTCCACAAAAAGTAATTACCAAACAAGGTAAAGCTAGTGTTGGTAATGTTCCTGATCCTACATATCATTTATCAATGTCATTAGCTAAACAGCTATATTTTTAAGGCCATTTAATGCTTGCTCAATTAGAACAATATGATGATCAAGATCTTAAAGCAATTTATAGTAAGATAAAGCTATTTGATGACCCAAAAGAAATAAAGAAAGTTTCTAATGTCGTCACACAACAGCGCAATTCACTTAGTGCAATCAATACTTATAATAACAATATACTCAAGCTTGTTGATTCATCACAGTTAAGTAAAGCCAATGCAAGAAATGAGAGTATTCTAGAGCAATCTAAGACTTCTAATGATAATAGTCCCAACTTAGTTAATGCCAAACCTACTGCGTTACTTTCATCTTTACAGAATCTAACTAAATTAGTAGATACACTAAATGAAAAAATGAAAATGACGGATCTATCAGGATCGGTGCAAATGATGCCAGAGCTTGGTATTGCTAAGAATATAGGAAAGGCCGTAGCAGTTGCAGGTGCTGTAGCTATTGGAACTGCAGTACTTTCCAGACCAGATCAAACATCGGATAAACTTAATAGAACCGCGGGTAATGCAATCCAAAAATCAGATCAAAGATTAGAAACTACCAAAGTATCTGAACAAAGTTTTGCTAGTCAGTTTGCTAATTTTATGGCTAGTCTATTTACAGGCGGATTAATTGGTGGAGCTATTAATGCAGTAACTGGTGGTGGCGAAGATTATAGCAATCTAAAGCCTGCTGGAGATTCTGCTCATGCTGGTCAAGCTATGTCATTCTTTCAATCAAAAGGCTGGACAAAAGAACAAGCAGCAGGTATCGTAGGTAATCTACAACAAGAATCAAAAGCAGATCTAGATCCTAATGCAAAAAACGAAATTGGAATGTATGGTATTGCTCAATGGGATACCGACAGACGAAATAAATTTAATCTTCTATATGGTAAGTCAATTTATGGATCTTCATTCGAAGAGCAACTCAATTACGTTCAATATGAACTAACTGAAGGGTCACGTAAGGGAGCAGGTAATAGATTAAAAGCAGCTAGAGACCCTAAGGAAGCTGCATTAATAGTAAATAAGTATTATGAAGGTGCAGAAGGCCAAGCAGATGGCAAACGAATTGCAAATGCTATTGCTCTAGCAGGTGGTGACTATGAAAAGACTACATCTTCAAAGAATGTAAATGTAAGTACTTCTGCTGCCCGAAAAGGTACTATTTGGAAAGGTCGAGACAAGAGTGGTCTAATTACCTTTGTTAGTAAGACAAATGATCCGCGTAATGGTAAGGTAAAATACGAGACTTGGACTAATCAAGATTCTACTCATTATCCAATAAGTGAAGAAGATGCAAATACGCAAATTAAAAGTAGAAAACTAACATCTAATAATACAGCATTACAAAAAGATGCTCAAAGATCTTCAGGATATACTATAACTGGCTCATATGGTACAGATAGAGGTGACCATATACACGGTGGTGTAGATATTAAAGCTTCCATAGGAACACCTGTATATAGTATTATGGATGGTATCATATCTAGATCAGAATATTCTAAAACATATGGCAATGTAATTTATGTAGATCATACTGATGGAACACAAACTAGATATGCACATTTATCTCAACGTATGGGATCTAAAGGTCAAAGAGTATCGGCAGGACAATTAATTGGTAAATCTGGTAATACAGGTCGTTCTGAAGGAGAACATTTACATTTTGAAGTCAGAAAAAATGGTCAATCTATAAATCCGTCTGGTTATGGAAATCCATTAAATGGAAATCCTGATCAAGTACAATCAGGACAACCAAGATCACAACAAATGTTGGCGACATCAACACAAAGTGCAATGAATAAAGCTCATACTAAAAGACATGCGCCTACTATCATAGTTAAGAATAATATGATTACAAAAAATGTGAAACAGCCAATGATTGCATCTCAGAGCTCACAAACTAAACAGATGATTAGACCAACCACTGAGTACTTTGATTATCTAATCTAATAAAAAGGGGAGCTTCGGCTCCCCAATTTATTTAATCTTCTTCATCTACCAAACCTCGGAAGAATTCAAGGTCATCGTCATCATCAGCAGAGCTTGTTTCGGCAAGCTTAGGGGCCGAAGCGGACTTAGGTTCCCAGGCAGGAGCTTCTTCAGCAGGAGCACGGTTCTTTGCAGGAGCACTAGTAGAAGATCTACCAAGTGCTTTATCAAGCTTGATCTTGAGTTCATCATAAGTCTTAAAGTTCTTACGATCTAGAAGAGCCTGAAGGGAATGTTCCTTCTTGTAGATTGCCTCTAGTTCATCATCATCTTCACTCAATGGTGCAGGTGTATCAAATTCAGACTTATCATAATTTGGATAACCTTCAAGCTTACGAATCTTGAGCTTGAAGTTAGCGCCAGTCCATAGATCAAATGGATTAACAGGCTTTTCATCTGCAAAAGCTTCTGAAGGATTCATCACATCATTTAACTTATCAAAGATCTTCTTACCGTACTTGAAAAGGAAAACCTTTCCTTCATTTTCTGGGTTAGCAGGATCCTTAACAATGTAGACGTTTGAGTAGTAGGAGAGGCGGCGCTTCTGTTTACGAACAGTTTCCTTGTCTGCGTCTAGACCTGTATTCCAGAGCTGTGAATTATGCTCACCAATCGGATCATTTTCACCGAATGTGGTTAGAGAGCGCTCAATATACCAACCGCCTGGTCCTTGAAATCCGTGATCCCAAATACGAACGAATGGAACATCTTCACCTTCTGGTGCTGGGAGAAATCTAATAACTGCGTAACCATTACCTACCTTATCTGTAGCAGGCTTCCAGAGATTTTCAATCTCGTTGTTGTCGTAGTTATTGGAATTGAGCTTAGTTAGCTCTTTTGTGAGTTTCTCAAAGTTGGAACTCGAATTGCGCTTAAGATTTGCAAACGACATATTATTTCCTTTTACGTTGTATAGTTGTTTACGATTGATTTCACATAGTCATAATGACATACTATATATACAAGCACTCAGATATCAAACGCAGAACTTAGAATCTTTTTACATTTCTCAAAGTCAAAATCTACGAATGGTTTGTATTTTTGAATCTTGTTATATAGTTCTGGCCAGAGAACTGTATCAGTTATTTCTCTGTTCCAATATGGGAAGAAGTTGACCAGGCTATTAAGAATAACCATAGTCTCAATACTGACAATCCCTTGTCGGTATAGCTTTAGTAAGAGTGGATGCTGTCCATCTTTTACTATAAGATTGTTCTGAAAGTCTGATTCCAGATTGTTTAGTTCTTGTTGAAAGTTATATGTAAGTGATTGCTGTCTCTTGAGCCAATCTGTGTAGGTCTTTTCGGCTGTTTCATCAAGTAGATCACCAATCCACTTTACATCACGACTGATGAAGTTTGCTACCAAGTATTGTTCTGGGTCTTTATGTTTGGAGAGTTTATGAAACTGGTACTTATCTTTACGAGTATCAAATGAACTCTGTCCTACATTTACCTTCCCTTGATATTTGAAATAATCGTATCCTTTCTGGCTGAAGTGATTCTTCATAGCCAGATATGTTCTGTAAGCGTCGAAAGGTTGCATTACTTCACCATATTAAGAATTGTACCTAGAGCAAAACAGAAACTACCTAGAAGGTAGAACCAATTACTCATCTTCACCAATCCACTCACCATTTTCATCAGTATATCCATAGTCAGCCAGAAGTTGTGCTGCTCCCTCAGGATCATCACCTTCAAGTAGGCCATAAATGACATAAGCAAGTTGGTCTGCTTTTTCAGCGTGTTTACTTACATGGTCTAGAGCAGTATCTAGCATAGTGAAATAAGGATCCTTATTCATCAGAACTGCAACTTTGCACGCTTGGGTAGAAAGTTTAGTGATTCTGCATCAGACTGCAGCCGTGATTTAATTCTAGCATTCGACTTAATCATTGCGGCTGCAGTCTCAATTTCAAGATTATTCTTTTCACAATAATAAACAATTGCATCTATTGTGTCAATCTTGAATTGCCTAACAATATTGTCAAGTTCGGAAACAAACTTTTCCGCGGTTAGTCCGTTGTTTATTATCAAATCATTATCAGTCATAACTTATCCTCGATAAAATGTGTGTTTTCCAATTGTCACTGCATTTGTATATAATCTAGATGATCTATTGGTATAAGAATGAAAAAAGAGAGCACCATGTGTAATATCTTGTATATTATTACTATACACTCTACTTGCAAGTTGTAATGCTCGATTGTATAAAGAAAGTTCTCTGATCTGAATTCTAGTGCAGACCCAGGAGAATTGACAAGATCTATGAGTCTTTTGTTTGATTACTGCACAAGGTGTAGTGGGAAAGCGGCCAGATCTTATTCGATTCATTACCACATTACCTACAGCAATCATGCCCTTGTCGGATTCCCCGCGCGCTTCGTGATACATACTTTGTGCTAGACAGATTATTTGTGGATTTGTTTCCGCATGAGCGAAAGATATTGTAAAAAATGCAACAAGGATTGTTGCTAGTATTTTAATTGTTCGTAACATAGTCGTCTCATAGTTCTAATGACTAGACGACTTAATCGCTATATGAAGAGTACTTACTTAACTTTTGTATCTTCTATATCCATTCCCCTCTTACATAGGAATGCTGGTCATTAGTGTTTTTGTCGGTGGATAATCCTAGGATTATCCGCTTTCTTGCCACATAAGGACGTGAAGCTGTGTAAGAGTAGTAATGAAACCAAAAGATTCCATTTAGAAAGTGTATTTATACTTCCTATAGTTGTGTTATATTACAATAACATAAAAATGTCAACCAATTGTTTTACGTACTGCCATTAAGACTTGACCTAACCAATTAGTTCCTTGCCAATTTCTACTATCTTCAATTAAAGGATCATCCCAAGCTAACTTTACTCCCCAAACTGGATCATAAATTGCACCTTCTACTAAATATCGATTCTCTGTATTAAGAAGATATGATTTAAAGAAGTCAGTGCTAGTGAACTTGGCTACATTTCCTTCATAGACAATATCACGAGCATTCTCATTCCAAACATCTGGATTAAAACCTCGTACTTGTCTACCAAGTTGTTTCTGTTCTTTTGGATTAGTAGAACGCATAATGGCAAGAAAAACTTCTTCATCATTAAAGAGAAGAGCCTTTCCTGCCATCATGTATTGTTCGCAAGTATTAAAAGAATGAAAGCCAGCATCTAGAATCTTAGCTTTGAATGGTGATGCATACCATTGACTTAATGGACCACCAACAAAATAGACGTGTGTATCAGTCCGGCGTTCTTTCATTAGTCGCCGTCCATTACATCAGGACGAACATTACTTTTATCAAGCAACTTGTCCGCATATTCAACTGCAGCCACTGCAAGTGTTGCAGTCTTAATCATTTGTTGTCTAAAATTATGAATTGTAGCTTCTGAATATGGCTTTAAGCCACCAGGAAACCATCTAGTTGAATGGTTGCTAATATAACCTACAAAATCCATAGGTGTGTTTAGTGTATCGTCGGTCTTAGAACCCCACTTAGTCTTCTGATATTCACGTTCTTGTTTTAGTTCTTCTAAAATTTTATCCATAGTTATAAGTCCTTATTTTGCGTCTAGTGTCATATCCATTGCCGCACCAGTAGTAGCATAGGTTGATGAATTCATAACAAATGAAGCAGTCATACCTTTACGCTGATTGAGATCATTGAGATCAAAATTGCGCATCTTGGTCATTTCAAGACCTGCTGAAGCTGTATATTGAGCAACATCGAAGTTTGCACCAAGGAAGATGACTTCCCACTTCAACAATGTTAGAATCTTGACCTTATTCTTGATTGTAGCAGCAGTATATTCCTTCGAAGTATTTTCCATACCATCAGTCATGATAACTACCACAGTACGATCTGCATTGTTAGCCAAAGCAAGATCCATTACATGTGCAGCAGCATCATAAAGTGGAGTCATACCAGATGGAGATAGAACATTGGAATCAATTGGTGTAAAGTATGCAATGCTCTGAGCAGTTACAATATTCTCAAGCCTAATCTTTTCATTTGACTTATAAGATTGAAATGTCTGCCCCTGAGCATTAACAGCATTTGGAACATTTATACTGTCAAAAGCTACAAGTGTGATTTCACCTTCGATCTTCTCATCTTGAAGACCCTTGACGTAATCATTAAATGATGCAATAGCATTAGTCCACTTTTCACCTGACATAGAGCCAGAACGATCAAGTGCAGCAAAAATAGATAGAGTTTTCTTTGTCATATAGTTTCCCTTCTCAAAATAAATGGGAGACCCGAAGAATCTCCCATAGTTAACTTAAACAGTATATCGGTCTGACATAACTGCTTTCTTCATAATACCTTCTGGGGTAAAACCTTCCATATCAGCCGCAAGAACAGCTTTTAGTATGTGGGTATTAAATCCAGATACAAGAGCAACACCCTTAGTATCAAACTTAACTGGGACATTGTCCGCAGCATTTAGGTTCCAGAACACAATCTGTGGCACTTCATATCCAGCCTCTGTGTACTTACGACGGATCATCTGCATTGCAGAATCATCATAACGAGTGCAGCTGTTAAACTGCATGTCTGACATGATTAGAAGAACCTGTGGCATATCTTTTGCAGGCACATCATTTTCTCTAGCGACACGTAGAATTTCTTCAAACGCCTTGTTAAGGTCAGTTGACATATTCCATTCAGTCTGACTCATTTGAGCAATCTTCTGGGATAGAGTACCAGTTAGGTGAACGAACTCAGAGTTTGTCGAGAAGGTAAGAAACAGATCCTTAAAAGGACCAGTGTTCTTATCAGAGCAATAAAGACCAAGGGATATTGCAACATCAAGACAAGTTACAGTCGACTTAGAACCGTAACCACCAGCTGGAGTGCTCATTGAACCAGATACGTCTACAACTGGCATGACCATTGCATCGCCGATAAAGTTTGGAAGAGCTTTCCACTGCTCATCAGCAAGATCAGAATCACCATACTTTATGTTCTTAGTGATGTCATATGGATATACGGCACCTGCATTTACCTTGACTGACTTGTCACCACTCTTGAGCTTTGTCTTGAACTCGGTGAACGAATCAGAAGCATTCTTACCGAATGCCTTTGAGTAGCGGCTCATAGCAAGTGATGGAACGTGTGAGAAGTTAATCTCATCCCACTGCTTTGAACACATCTGGGTCTCAACTACCTTTGTAAGCTCAACTAGTCGCTTACGGTAGTACTTTGGAGACCAACCAAAGGTCTGACGAAGCTCAACTGCAAGAGGGCCCTTTCTTGGAAGCCACTTGCTGCAGAGACCATTTCCAGCATCAAGTGCTTCCTTGATCATTCCATATGCTTTATCCTTGACGGCAGCATTTGTAAAGACAAGAAGATCATCCCAACGACCAAGCTCAACTGTATTCTTTAGAAGGTTAGTTTCAAGAAGAACTTCTGGCCGAGTCTTTTCAAGATACTTTAGAACCTGACGATAAAGCTCGCGTTCACCTGCACCACCACGAGCATCACGTGCCCACTGTGCAATACGAAGTGCAATATCAGGATTCTCTTGGAAAGCCTTTTCGAACTGAGCGGTAATATCCTTTCCTCTTGATGCGCCTATCTTGAAGAAAAGATCTGTAGTGTTGGAAAGAGTAGACTTGATAGCTTTCATACCGTTCCAGGTACGAGTTGCAACGGTTGTATTTAGTACAGCATTTTTAAAAGACATATTTATTCTCCATATTATACAGGTTAAAGTTTTGCGTTTGATGCAAGATATGTTGCGGAAGTTAACCTAGAGCAACAGGATAGCTTTTTGCTGGTTGCTTTATCAGTGCAGTGCAATTGGTTGCTGAAACTATCCTAAATTCAATATTATTTAATCTAACACAATTGACAATAAATGTCAACCAAAAAATTCAACGGCTTACATCATAAAATCCATAATTGAAGATTTAGGGATGGATACCATATTATCTGGGACTTTTCGTGGTCTTCCCGGTCTACGTTTAGGTGGTAATATCACTTCATTACTAATACTAGAATTTCCAGCTAATAGAAGAATGATGGCTAAAGGATCAAACACCATTACTATGAAGATAATGACAAAACGAACCGTTTCATCAAAGTGATTAGAAGCATCCTTCCCATAAATCATCTCTGCAATGTATTTGAGTGGTCCGATGTCTGATGTAGTTACCGCTTCTTTAGTTTTAAGAGGTAATAACTTAGAATTGAGAACTTCAAGTTTTCCAGTTGAATCGCTTATTTGATTGTCAATCCGCTGCCTCTCAGCCTTTTGAAGATAACGAACAAAAGGTGCATCTTTTGGATTGGAAGTATTAGCAAAGCGATCTAGTGTATCAAGTGACGTCTGAGCATTTTTAAGTTTACTCTGTTCAAGATCAAATTGTTCCTGAAGAGGTTGGATTTGCAGATGTGATAACTGCAAACTATCGGCTGTTGCTAAATGTGCTCGAGATAAGTAACCAAATGTGCCCATTGATGTAAGAAGTACTAGAATAACCGTAGCTAGAATCAGATAAATTCTAATAAGCTTTGGACTAGTCTTCCAGTTGCGCTGGAGCCATGCAGCAGAAATTATCTTGCTGAACTCTAATGCTGTAGCCATAATCATAACAGCAACTGTAGCACCAGAGAACAGCATAGCCATTCCAGTAATGGAGAAGTATGCTGACACACAAGATAAAAATAATGCGGCTAATACTGCTAAATGATTAACAGTAATTCGTTTAATCATATAAAAACCTTTTTATCTCTTACCAAAGGCGAGTAAAGTCGCCTTCCCATTTCTCTTCACGTTTCCACTGAGCTTCAATCTCGTGAAAGAATTCAGTATCAAAACCTAACCAAAAATAATACATTCTAATCTCATATTTCAACGGGTTGTACATTTTGTCGGTTGCCTCTACCACTGGGCTACACCCACATCAACATTCATTACGTGAGGTATCTCCCTGATCTAGGAGACCTTATCACAGACCACAGTCACCGTTATGATCACTTACGTGTAACCGAGAATGCCACTTCCGACCTGCGTCCGCCAAAGAGGTAATGAATGATGGTGTGGGCGGTGGGATTCGAACACCACGCTTTACCGATTCCATAAAAATAATGCTGTAGACAACCCAAATTCAATATTATTCAATCTATCATAGTTTACATTTAATGTCAACCAATTTTTGCGATCTTAAGCAAATTAAATGCCATTAAAACATCTCGGTCATACTCAGAGATTGGATAAACGGCAATTGAAGTAAACTCACCATCTTTTAGATCAGGCTCGAAGAACTTCTCATACCGATAACCAAACTTCTTAAGTATTCGCTCAACTGCATTAAGAGCACCAGCATCACGAACACCAATTAGTGTAAAGTGAGTCTGTTCAGGAACTACCTTATCATTAAACTGACAAGAGACGTAACCATCACCAGAAGCAGTCTTTTCAACAATAGCTCGTTGAGAATGAACACCAAGTTGAAAAGCAGCATGTGCAGTCTGAACTACTTGTTGCTCAGGCGACATATCTTGTCGGGTGAAAAAATAACTGTAGTATCTCATATCAAAGTCCTTTCACAAAGTCAGACGTAATCATAGCAGCAAGTTCTCTAAACTTAACTATTTCTTCTTCTGTAAGAAGTTCAGTAATTTCAGTGTTAAGAATCCAACCATTAGTTTGTTTCCAACTATCATTTATCCAAACTCTACCACCACGAAGTTTATGTTTAAACCCGTACATATTATTGGTAATAGACTGGTAAGGATACTGACGGTGAGCACATACCTTACCTGGTGTAAATGATTTGGTGAGAAAATGCTTGAGGATTGTGACCTTGTCTTCTGACTTAGCCTTCATAGTTTTATAGACACATAGTGCAATAATATCTGCTGCTGTGAGTGTCTTGTTCTTTGCTTTAGTTTTGAATGTAGTAATAAAAGTAGACATAATAGGATTCCTTTTTGTTTAATAAGAGTTTGTTTGATCTTATTAAACCTTCGGGAGGTCCTACTGCGTCATACGGCTACATAGTTTCGGTACTCATACTATTTCCTTTATTTAAGTAAAGTGGTGCTTTGTGGGGGATTTGAACCCCCGACGGCATGATTTTAGAGATCACCGCTCTTGACCACTGAGCTAACAAAGCATAAGATAACAGGTAAGTTGCCTACTTTGTATTATTTCCAGACGTACAAAATCGAAAATCGTCCTGGCCGAAGCCTTTTTAAAAGTTTTGCGAGTGGCTGTAACTTACCTAAATTTCAACGGGATGTTATTTGAATTCGGATTTTTACCTCTTCTTCTATTCGGAGAAGCCCTATTCCTACATTCGGGTAGGACACCTACTCCTGGTCCGCCAGGCCGTTGTTAATAGCATGAGTCGCCGAAGCGCTCAGTGACCGGATTTAACATCGAGAGTACCCGAAGGTACATATGCGCCCGAAGGCTTGAGTCGGTTTGCAGTAACCATCCCTTATTAGTTTAATATAATCATTTACTTTAAAATGTCAACCTTTATCTACAAAAGATTTAAACTTTTTTGCCTCTTCAATAATGCTATCACCAGTAGGATAAGGTGGGACCTCAACCAAAAACTGAGCACTTTCATTGATTCTTGCCTTTTCGGTAGCAGTTTGCCACTCTACGTGAAACTTTTCTGAAGCTCTCTGTTGAGCTAGTTTGATCATCTCCATGCGTAGGAGATATGGGGTATCTAGTGACATAGTAATTCCTTTGTGTATGTGTATCAGTCCTTAGTCCTGAGACAGTGGACAGACTATTTATACACAAACTTAGATGAACCCACTGGAATTTCGGAGAACTAAATTACACCATGTTCAGCTCCGACCATGGTAACCAATGGATTCATCTAAGTGGTGGATTTCTGTTCAAAGGTACCACCGAACCCGTTGTCTAGGACCTTTCGGCTCCCCCTAAGAGAAGGGCTTACTTAGTAGATAGACAAAATAGAACTTAGAAGAATGCTGGTTGGGTCGAGTTTGCCGATCTAATGTCGGATATCCATCGGAGAGGTGCGCTCTCCTCTTCCTGCTTATTTGCCGATCAAGACCAGCACTCATCTAAGTGGTGGGTTTCTGTTTCAAGGTACCCACCAAACCCATGTTAAATTAGGCAGCTAGTGCGTAATCAACAATATCGTTATCATTAGATGCGACATTTAGTTTGTTTTGGCCGCTCAGCCACCGAATCAGTCTAAGCAATATCCCTATTCCACGAAAATCGAGCCTGTTTCATCCCCATCAGTAGTTATGAGTAAGCAACATCTAGCCTCTTTCGGCGCCTCATAACTACTGGTGGAGATGGCGGGTACTGCCCCCGCGTCTTTCCGTCTTTATTGTCAGCTTTCAAGCAACCAATATCTTATTTATATTGTCTTTTATGAAGAAGTTCACGAAAATCGAGCCTGTTTCATCCCCATCAGTAGTTATGAGTAAGCAACATCTAGCCTCTTTCGGCGCCTCATAACTACTGGTGGAGATGGCGGAAAACATTGTCAATCTCCATTCCTTATAGTTTAGTCTACCATACCATAAGAAAAATGTCAATCGGTTTCTGCATCTTCTGAAATATATTCTTTCTGAATGACTATTTTAGTCACGACAGTCGGCATTTGTGGACCTGGCATAAGAACTGAAAATGTCTTATTAGTCCAGTAAAGAGGCCAAAACACACCAGAAAAAAGACCGACCATTCCATCAGGATCATTATCAAAATCTAAACTATAGCAATCTTTACCAGTTGCAACTCGATCTTCTAATGTTGAACATTGAGCATCTTTAAAAGCTTGAAGTCTAGCCTTTTCATTATGATGTTCTACTGAAGCAAAGCCAAAGGTTAGTAGAGCAACGATACCATAAACACCAACCCAGTAACCAAATGAGCGCTCACTTAGCCATTCTTTAAATGTTTTAATATAAGTCAAATACATTAAATTTCTCGCTTCAAACCGTGGAACATAGTAGCTACACCAAACCGAGGGACACCATCAGGAGTTCGTTCAAAGAACTTGATAGTCACAATCTTATGAGTCTCAGTAAGAAGTTCTACACCTCGCTCATAAGATCCCTTGATTCCAGCCTTAGCGACACGGACAGAGCCTTCAGAAGGAACTACAGTTGAGGAGTACTGTAGCATCTCATCACTACCAGGATTATAGAACAAATCACCAAAGTTGATTGCGGCACCTGGAACCTTGAAGAAAACAGATTTTGCCGCTCCAGCCCAGTTACCTTGACCTTCCTCAGTCTTGATCATCTCAAACTCTTCGTCAAGAAAATCCTTGCGCTTCAGAAGGTTCTTAGTCCGGCGATTCTCATACTTTGTATTGTTACGCCACATGGAACCTTCGTAACCAGCCTCAAGCCATTCGCCATGACACTGGTCAAAACTATCAGCAGTGAAAACAGCCTGAGTAGAAACCAGACGAAGACACTTAGGGCATGGATCTTCCTCATCCAAGAAAAGACTCTCCAGATACGCATCCCGTTCGGCAAAGTTACCGCTATGAGAGGGCACATCGTAGATATGGTATTGAACCATCGCACGTGTCTTGGTATAGTGCTCAGGCGTCAGCTTCTTGTCAGACTTCACACCAATCAGGCTTGCAATCTCATTGAAGTTATCCCGAAGCTCATGGTTGTAAAGTTCACCATCAAAAATCAGATCAGGATCTTCGGCAAAGAGAGGAGCAAGAGCTTCCATAATATGAGGACTGGAAACAAATGGCTTTCCAGAACGACTCCATAATCCGTCCTTATTTGCGATACAACGGAAGCCATCTAGCTTAGGTTGAGCAAAACCAGATTGAAAGTTCTTGGCATCATACTTCTCAGCCAGCATAGCTTCAAAGATATGCGATCCACCAGTCTTAGCAGACTCAATGGAAGTATGATAATCCTTTTCACACTTCTTCTTATAGAGAGCTTCAATTTCAAATGCGGCTTGAGCAGAACCATCACGTTCATTAGACCGACCAAGATTAGTAGGAAAAGCTATCCGCCATTCAGAACACTTAATCTTTCCACCTTGTGTTCCATCCCATGTACGATACTTATCGTCCTGTTGTTCAATATACCAAATCCGTACCTTAGACTTGGAATCAACCTTGTAGCACATATCATACATTATAGCCATATTCAAATCCTAATTATATGTTGAACCGATAGTATCATTATAACCACACTAAGAATAATGTCAACCAATTTATTCAGATTGGCAGATTCTTTTTAGCACTTTCAATGTAGTCTCTGATTCGCTTGGAGTCAATAGGATTCATCGAATGGATGGTATAATCAGGAAAGCTACACCTTTTCCGCTCGCAGTAATCCACAAGCCACTTGGCGCACTCATAACCAGTCTTTTCAGGTCCATAGTCGACATTGTTTTTGTCGTTAACTTCATCGAGCATTGCAGCATAATGCTGCTCGGCAAGGTCGTGATCAAATGTCACAAATTTAGGAACCCCGAATGCTTCAATATGATTCACAAACTGATTATAGCTGCGGACAATGTGATAGTTAGCATAAGGAATACCAACCCAAGTAACTTGACCTGGGTTTCGCTCGTCATCAAGAAACAAATGGTACAAAAGTTAAAGCTCCTAAGCAAAAGGTTGACAAGAATGGAATGACTGTTCGGCAGAAACATCCCAAGCTTCTTTGGCAATTTCCTTGAAAGATAATCTAATTATCTTCATGTGATCTGCAAAATCAGATTCAGGAAGTCGCGAATCAAACCATTCATCAAACGTCATATTACAAACCTTCTTTTGTAAATAGAATAGACAAAAAACCACCAAGTAAAGTAAATGTCACACTCATAATCAGCCAAGCAATATCGTGATTATATGCTTTCTCGATTGAGACCGCAAATTCTATAAGTGTTACAAAGATCATCAATCGACTACTAGGAGTAATCATTACATAAAACCCACTTCTCTAACTTGCCGGACATGATACGAAATAAGTTCTGAAAAATTATTTTCCGCATGTCTGCACCACATTTCATTCTTTACCGCTTCAGCCTCATCTGCTGATGCATATGGACCATAGACTGCAAGACTATATGAAGAATTCTCAACGACTACGTACATTATGCTTCTTCCTTCAACCAGTTCTTAATGGAATTAAAGCGGAGACAAAGACGATATTCAAGAACTTCCCAACCATAGAACTCAATCTCATCGGCTCGGATGCCTTCAGCATCAGCAATAATCTTAACTGCAGCTTCACGGCTGGTGCAATTAACTACCATCTGCATGGTATCTGCAACACGAACCTTGAACTCCTCAAACCAAGCGGCTTGATCAAGTGCTTCCTGATCAATCTGGCGTGAGAGCTGTTCAGAGAGTTGATCGAAGTCTTCTTGAAACTCGTCCAACGAAGCGAAGGTTGAACCACGAGGACGCATACCATAAACGTCCTTATAGAGGTCCGAGTAGATGTCACCGTCATGGCTGTCAGTGAGAGCATTGATGTCAGAGAGAGTAAGCATGTTGATCTCCATTCCCTATAGATTATGTATAACCCATCTAAGGAAAAATGTCAACTGTTTTTAAAATAAAAATGATCTGCCAACTTAAGCCAGCAGATCATTCTTAGTCAGTGTGAAGTCAGACTTCTTCCATTCGTCTCGCAGGTTCTTCAGAGCGTCACCTAGTTCCCGACCTTGCTTCATACCACGATCCAGTAGATCTTGACCCGTCACAGGGAACACAGGGATTTCCCAATTAGCAACTCGAACTGGCATGAACTGATCACGCTCAATCCAAGAAAGATCCAGAACCCACTGACGTGGAACTCCATCAACCAACTGTTCCCTCCAATCCCACCGCTTGTAGCAATTTTCTACAATCCAGCGAAGATGCTTAGCTTCATCAGCAGAGAGTTTCCACTTAAAGAGAAAAGAATCCAGAGTACCAACACTCAGCATAGTACCCAGAGCACCAACGGCAGACTGTTTGATAGTGCAGTGGCGCCGTTTGCCGAGACCCAGAGCTTTCAGAACTCCATGATAGTACATGCAATCCAGAACTTCATTTGCATAAAGACTGGTGACAAGCTTTTGCATTTCCAACCAGTAGCGCTCAACCGACACAGTCTTAAGACCGTCCAGATTTTCCTTGGTGCAGATATCTTTGACCTCATCCAGACACTGATTGATGTTGCCGAACCGAGCCATGAACCGGAAGTACCGCAGAATGCGCAGATAGTCTTCTTTGACACGAGCATCAGCATCACCAACGAACCGAACTTGATAGTTCAGAAGATCTTCCTGACCGCCGAAGTAGTCATAGATCTTACCATCAAAGTCCATCGACATAGCATTGATAGTCAAATCACGGCGTGCTGCATCAGCCTCAAAGTCACGCGTATATGCAATGACTGCATGCCGACCATCAGTCTCGGTATCAATCCGCAGAGTCGTAACCTCGAACTGCTCACCATTCACAACGATCGTAATCGTGCCGTGTTGCAGACCAGTAGGAATGTAAGAGAAATCCATATCCTCTACAATCTCAATCATCTCCTGAGGTGTAGCATTGACACACAGATCAATGTCCTTAGGTTCCATCTTGAGAATGCTATCGCGGACTGCACCACCAACGACTCGAATTTCGAAGCCATATTGGCGGAACGCAGTCCCCAGGATTTTAAGATTTTCGGAAAAGATCATAAACACTCCTTATGGTTTAGTCTACCATAAAACGTGAATTATGTAAACAACTAAGTTGGTAGGGGCGAAGGGACTCGAACCCTCAAAAACCACTGGGTTTAAACCAGCCGACTGTACCAATTTGCCATCTGGTCACGCCCCCAAGAATTCTATTTATCCGCCAAAATCAGCGGTAACATTCTTAATTGAACTTTCTGGTACTAGATAGACTTCAAAGCTATCAAACACTCTATATAGTTCTCCTTCGCACCAGATACCAATGAGATCATAAATAGATTTTTGATAAAAATCACTGAGACTATTTCGAATATCATTTACAAAGTCTGCATAGTCAGGATTCATAAAATCCCATTCTTTAGGAATATCATAGTTGAGTCTACGAGCGCTATCAACAATTTGAGTGATAGCTTGTGTAAGAGCATCTCTCGTCCGGTCAATATCAGAATTACCGAATGCGTTTTCTCTTAGCTTTTTCCACTTACCATTTATAAAGCTACCATCATTTTCACTATAGAAAAGTTTAGCAATAGAAATCAAAACACGAGCGGCAGACTCAGTAAGTCCACTAAACTCAGTTGTATTATAATTGCCTAAATCATTTTCCCAAGACTTAATCTTGACTAGATAACCTGGTAGAATATCATTCATAATATAAACTCCAAAAGTTGGAGGAGAGCAGGGTTCCCGCCACCCAGACCCGTCTTAGGGGTCCCAGCCGTTTTCGAAACGGCACTAGCACCTCGGCTAGTTTACTCTCCGATTAATAGCATTTTCTAGTCTGTTCTTGACAATACCACATTGCATATCTATACACATCAAGTTCAGATTGTGGAAGTTTTTCAAGTACGGATTTCTGAACATAGAGATTCAGATACTTTTTAGACTCTTTAGACCAAAATTCATATTGTTTAATTCTATGTTCGTCACTCATCTTATCACCAATGTTCGTAGGGAATTACTCTGTTACCGACGTTGTTCTTAACATCATATTCCTTAGCATCATAGATGGCAAGAGCACGGTTCCGATTGCGGTGACCAGAACCGCTGTTCTTCTTAGCAACGTGGTTCATCTTCCAACCAGCCTTGCTAGTGCCAGTACGAGGAATAGGAAGTCCCTTTGCAGCAATTCCTCGGATTTCAGCCTGCCGTTTGTTGTAGTACTTCCAGTTAGTTCCAAAGGAAACTACATCGTCGTACTTAACAATTTTGCCACGATCATCACGAACAATCCAGCCGTTGGTCTTTCTACGATACATAAAAGAACTAATATCATAGTAGTAATCAACGTGATGTTCAGTGAACTGACCGTACTTACCAATGAAGGAAGCAAGTGCATCGTTGGAATAAAGAAGAATAGGTTTGCCATCGATGTGGATAGCAATGAGAGGATAGAGGTAGTTCATGTTTTATCTCCTAGCTAGTAAGTTAGCTTAGAAGATATCGCTTTCCATGTAGTTCATTTTTAATCTCCAAACTTTAGTCATCAGTGGTATCTCTCGTAGGTTACGCTCCTACTTCTCCAGAATGTCGATCTGGGATTCTAACTAGTGAACTAGAGAGACATATAATTCTGGTGCCAGGAGAGGGACTTGAACCCTCAGACATTAGGCTCTCGACCTAATCGCTTTGCCAATTTGCGTATCCGGGCATTAACTTGGTGCCTGTAGTGAGACTCGAACTCACACTGTAAGCGGTTTTGAACCCCTCGCCTTCTTCCATTTGGGCTACACAGGCATAATCTATTTATATCTGGTGCCCTCACGGAGAATCGAACTCCGACTTGATCCTTACCAAGGACCCGTTCTGCCGTTACAACTATGTGGGCAATTATTCTACTTGAACATATCCATAATAAGGTCCACCAAAATGGCATCTATCACTTCTACTGTTTTTATATCTATAGCAAGAAGTACAAACAGCACACTTCATAAGTGTTGTTGTTTCTTCTTTTTTCTTCTTAGACATAAAATTCTTTCAGTGGAGGAAGGCCGAGGTCCCGATCCTCAGACTATATCACTATAGCCCCACTGGTTTAGCAAACCGTGACAATCACCCGACTGCTTGACCTTCCGTGTATTATTTTGGTGCCATTGCAATAGCACCCATTCCTGCAAATCCAGCGGCAAAGAAATATGTAGCAATTATATATGGATTTATATTATTAGCAATGTTATTAAATCCTAGACCAAGATTAAGAATAAGAAGTAAAATTTGTAATACAATCCACATGTCAATTTTCTTTCATAATGGAGGAGCGCGGGATTCCCGCCATCCAGACCTGTTTTAGAGGTCCCAACCGCTTTCCAAGCGGTGCCAGCACCTCGGCTGGTTCACACTCCAGACTTATTTAGACGTAGTATGCACAGCACCGGTGAAAATACCAACAAGTATCCATAGACCAAATGCTGATGACCAGTCAATAGCCTTAGCCCATGTCACAGCAGGAACAAGTGAATCATTCCATAGCCACATTATAGGGAATGACATAATACAACCTAGAATGATATTAGCTATAATTGAGCCGACAAACTTTGCAAAAGCATCAGAATCCATAATATTCTCCAAAAGTAAAGTGGTGGACAATCTGGGGTTCGAACCCAGGACCTCAGGTTTAAAAGACCCGTGCAACTACCAACTGTGCTAATCGTCCATATTCTTAATTACCAAATTTCTGCTCGAACTTCTTGTCTACGTTCATCTAGAAGTTTTACAACTCTGCGACATTTTGAGATAGCACCCTGAGTTGTTCTAGATCTTCCAATCTCTTTTGCAATATCCTCATCACTCCAACACTCAACCAAATAGTCCCAACCATCTTTCTCATAGTTAGCAAGTGCATGTTCACGAACTGCAGCAATCAAATCAGTCATAACAAAATCCTTTTGGTGCCAGAAGTGGGTAACGATCCCACCTAGTCAGCCTTATGAGAGCCGACCGGTCCCTGACCCACTGGCATTATTCGTCATAAACGCGATCATATTCAAACTTGCGAAGACGGCGCCGCTGATAAGTGGTTTTCTTATCAGGCACAACCTTCGGAACATTGTATTTCCAAGCATTACCTGCAACTGGATTACGCGGCTTCATGTCGATCTCCAAACTTTTCTTAAACTTACGGATAAGCTTCAAAGAAGTAATAACCGTCACGGTCCTCAAAACCAAGAGGGCGAGCAGGCTTAGTATCAAGCCAGTCCTTTGCATCATCTTCAGAGTCCATAAGAAACATGGACTCTTCTTCCTTGTTGTCATAGCAACGGTAAACAACCAAAACCATGTTAAACTCCATTCCCTATAGATTATGTATAATCCATACCGAGAAATATGTCAACCAAAAAGTGGAGGAGCAGTTCGGTGTCGATCCGAATACCAGTCTTAGTGGTACCTTTGGTTTTCAAAACCAAGACGAGGGCCGCCTCGCTTATCTACTCCAAAATTTGTCGGCGCGGTCCGTTTCCCGCATTAAGTCTCTGGATCAACGCCAATTCTATTTATGTGAATGTCTTAAGGGATCTAAGATCCGGACCAACTTTATCTTCTGCAATTGGACCTAGACCCAAGCAAGTAGTCGTAGGTTCATCGAATACTGTGAACCCAGCATCAGTTACAAGACTAGTACCGCAGATGTTCTTGTACTTTTCTTGTAGAGTCTTGAGTTCATCCACAGTATCTACGATCAACGTAATCTTGTATGCACGGTCACTATTATAGTACGCCTGTGCTTGATCTACTTTGCGTTTTGCAATTAATACTTCTTCCGTAGTAAACGGTTCTACATTAGCAGCATAGTTAGCGTCCCAAAACGCATGGAGGTAAGCGTGTCCTGCTTGAGTACACATCTTACCTCGAATTCCATTCATCTTCTTTACAGATTCAAGTGCAAAGATGCAGTACATTTTATATTGCATTTTAAATCCTTCTAATTGGTCGCGACGAGGAGATTCGAACTCCTAACTCGGGTACCACAAACCCGCGTGTTCACCGTTTACACCACGCCGTCACAAAGATGGGAATTATCGTATTCCCTGTGGGTCGAGTTTTGTCCCACACGGCAGTACTATGAACACAACAAAACGGAATGGATACGTATCCTATTGTTGACTAGTACGAGCTCTAATATCCGCCTAACTCGGTTTAACTGGAGGACCTGCCGGGTCTCGAACCCGGATCGCAAGGATTAAGAGTCCCGCTATTAGCCTATTATTAAGACAGGTCCATTAACTTAAAATTCACCTTCATCAGCTTCAGAAGTCTTATCTTCATTCACAAAATCACAACCATAACAGTGACCAGACCGTTCTGTTCCATGTACTTCCAAGTATTCTTCACAAAAATCGCAAAGCATATCAGTAATCCTTACTCATAAAACCTGAGTCATCCATCTCAAAGCCAGTCTCCGAATTCAATTCGAACTTGGTCTCGATCAAATTGATCAAATCTTTCTTAACTGCCTGTATATACATAGTGTCATTAAAGTTAGAAAGTTCGACAAAAACCGGACCTTGAAACTTCTTGAGCTTTTTGATAAGATCACAAGCAATCATATTGATCTCCATTCCTTATAATTTAGTCTACCACGGCTATGGAAAAATGTCAACCAAAAAGAGCATTGCTTCTTCTTTTGTTTTAAAAGTTTTTGAGATTAGAGGATCTTGAAGTGCGACATGGACAGTCTCACCAAAGCACCTAATCAACCCGTAGCCGGGATACCTACCACTACCTGGAGCTCTGTTGTTCCACCTGGTGCGTCTGGAAGACGTCCATGGGAATGGTTTACAGTCGTAGGTAGTATCAAGTATCCCAGCCACATGTTTGTAGAATTCTTCGTTTGTCAATCTATTCCAAGACTGCATTTGTAAGTCTCAAGAATAGCTTCCTCAGCCATTCGATCATCACGTGACTTCTTACGGATCTTGATGATTTCCTTCATAGCCTTGGTATCATACCCAGTGGCTTTAGCTTCACCAAAAACATCCTTGATGTCGTCACTAATGCCCTTCTTTTCATCTTGTAGGCGCTCGACACGTTCAATAAGTAGGCGTAGCCGATCATCAGTGGTAGTTGCATCAGTATCAATCATAATATAGTCCTTCACTTGTTGTTTAATTTTCTTCCAGAATACCAATTCTCAGGAATTATATCTGTCTTTTTTATTTTTTTATTCTCAGTACCATTTGTAATCCATATTGACCCAAATTGAGAATTTTTTGAACCAGATTGTGAAAGAGAATTTGCAATTCCCATTTTTTTCTTAGTTTCTTCGGTGTGAATTTTACCACTAAATCCATTAACACCGCCATTATTATAATAATTTTTATTGCTTTCTGAAACCTTTTTTCTTCTTTCTTCTGCCCATAAACCATTTTGTTTCCATAATATCTTTTGAGTAACTCTTCCCTTATTTAATCCATCAAAAAATATTTTTCTATATTCAAGAACAAACATGGTTACTTCCAAACCATTTCTTTTTCCATTCTTATTAATATAACCCCAACCGCCTTTTCCTCCGGGACAGATATTGTAAGTGTCCTCACGAAGGCAGAAGTCCTCGGTTACAAGTTCAGCTTCTTTAGAGTTCATTTCTTCTTCTGAACTAAATATGAAAAGAAGTTCTTTCTTAAAATTTTCTAAACCGTGTTTCTTTTGAGATCTAGTTAATAATTTACCAGAACCCATGTAATTATCATTAAGATCATATGTTTCGTGTTTACCGATATAAATTTTATTATTAAGTAAGTCTGTTATCTGATAAATTGTATAATACTTTTGCATGTTTATAGTCCAGGATTTTATAAAAGAGTCTTATATGCTCTATTTATAAAATCCTGAACTCTATGATCCCCGTCAGGGATTCGAACCCCAATCTGATGGCTCAAAACCACCGGTCCTGCCGTTAAACGAACGGGGAATGTTATTTGCGATACACAGAAATTAAATTGTCTCTATGTATATTCTTTACATTAACAGTTTGAGCAAATAAGTCAACTGAAAGTTTTACACTGTCAATGTTTATATCATCAAAAATGAGTAATGCATTATCTGCTAATAGATTATAGCTTAGAATAGCATCAGTAAGAACACTTTTAAGATCATGTTCACCATCAACATAAATGACATCAAACTTAATATCAGGATCAGTCAAAGCTTCAAGCATTACACTAGTAGATTCTACTGGAATTGTATTAAGCTTGTAGTAATACTTTGAAAAGTAAGTATGATATCTGAACAATTGTTCAAGATCTTGTGAAGGCCAATAAGCTTCCTTCTGTTCATAAGTTCCTCTAAATGAACCTATAACATGCATCTGACTATCATTATGACTTAATAGCTTATTAGATAGCCAGACTGTAGATCTACCTTCATAACCACCAAGAACCAGAACATTAAGCTTTCGATCTGCATTAAAGTAGTTATCAAAAACAACATTAAGTGCTGGAATCTGAAGATCAAATATCTTATTTGAGTAATGAAGCTTTCGTTCTGGTGCAATCTTAGCCCCAGGTCGAACATACTTTAAGAACTTTTGTGTATTATAAGCATTCCAAAAGCCAGGATTGCCACTTGTTTCAATACAAGATGATCTGTTACCTACTACAGCTACTACTGGGGGTGGATCAAGTGTCCGCATCTTAAGATCGAACATGTTTCGCATACCAAGTTGACCATCAAGCGAATCATTAAAGCCATACTTTTCAAAGCAAAAAATTAGATATCTTGCTGTGGCTGGTGTGATAGCATAAGCGTGAGTACCTTCGAATCTATCCACCTCAACATAATCATACGACACATCAGATGGAACATTGTAGTCGTATTCTAAGTCGATTCTAGGACCAAGCCATAAAATTTCATTATCCACAGGTTCAACTGAACTAAAGTCATACTTAACAATTGCATCATGCTCTAAAACAACGCCAGGCTCACCAGACTCGACAATTTTTTGCCAAATACGATAATGACCTGCGGAACAAGAGAATGCACCGTTAATTTCTTTAGACTTAGTACTTATCTGATTTACATAGAAGGGAATGATTGGAACATCTAGTTCCTTACATAGTTCTTGATATGTAGCACCATTATAACCAAGTACTGGAATAGGATTAAAATTGAACTTTAAACAAGTCCCAACGCAATCATCTTTATAAGAAATTGAGTCTTTATTGTCAATGTATAGAATATAGATATTTTTAAGCATTATGTACTCGCTTAGACCAAACTGTATTATAGAAGTTTAATTCTGCAATATTGTGTTTGTAAGTTAGAAACTTTGCACGTTCAGCTTTAGGGAGATTATCAAACCAGTCCCAAAAAGCTTTCTTAAACTCAGGTGAGTCAAAAAGATCTTCCATGTTAATCTCACTTGATTGGCTGCCCCTCAAGGACTCGAACCTTGATTGACGGATTCAGAGTCCGCTCTCTTACCATTAGAGGAAAGGGCAATATAACTGGTGGACATAATGGGACTCGAACCCAAATACCGGGCGCCGTATGGTTGGTGGTTGCCTAACATGCCCATAAGGTGGAGAGGATGAAGGGAATCGAACCCTCATCTCTAGACTGGCAATCTAGCGCAGTTCCCAAACTACGACACCCTCATATTTCTTTAAGTTTAACCCAACAAGTATAAGAATCATTTTTCATAAAGTTCTCATCTTCTTGAGCATGAGGTTCACAAAGATAATGTGAACCTGCAAATTGAGTATGTCTTATATATTCTGCTTTCTTATCACAGTCTTCATAAGCATTCCCAAAGCATTCTTCTTTCATCATATATCCTAAACTGGAGTCCCGTTCGGGAATTGAACCCGAGTACGATGGTTTTGCAGACCACGACAATTGCCATTCTGTCAACGAGACATTAATTCTTGGTGCCCACTGGAAGAATTGAACTTCCGACCTACGAGTTATCAGCTCGTTGCTCTCCCACTGAGCTAAACGGGCATTAATTTGGGGTGACGTAGGGGTAACGATCCCCTCACTTTTCAATAATGGGGTGAACAACGAGGTTCGAACTCGTTCCTCAGGCTTCACAGGCCCGTATGACTTCCGACTACACCATGTCCACCATAAACTGGTTGTAGACCTAACCGTGAGTCTACGCGTGCCTATTAAGTAGCAACCCTTAACTGGTGGACCCGCTCGGACTTGAACCGAGAACTTACCGCTTAAAAGGCGGTTACTCTGACCTATTGAGTTACGGGTCCATAAAGACTCTCAATATCGGCTGCAACCTTGACTTATGATCAAGGATTTTATCAGTGGCTCCCTAGACAGGACTCGAACCTGTAACGTCCTGCTTAACAGGCAGGTGCCAGTACCCATCCGGCCCCTAGGGAATGATCTCTATAGTCTTATATATACTCATTTTTCTTAATAATGTCAATAATTGTTTTAGAAGAAACGATCTCACATAGAGCTTCAAGTTCCTTCTGGCGCCTCTTAGGTAGATCGTAATGATTCTTATGAAACCAGCACCTCTTTAACCCTAATTGCTTAGCCATCTCGTGGAGGTTCTCAATTGAATATGGAACACAAACAAGATGCCGTTTACCATCAGTAAAATATTTCATCTTAAATCCAAGCACAGAAAAGGTGCCAGCCCTCTCTCTTGGTCTACGGATTCCACTGGCATGTCATCCGATCATCAACTTATCCTGAACGGTCAACACAGATGAATCTGTGGCCGCAGGACTTGGATTTAAAAACTAATACTAGATCGTACAGTCGGATCGTTCTTAGTAAATGGTACCGGCGGTGAGAATTGAACTCACCTAAAACCCACTTGTAAGGAGGGCGGATTCACCAGAAGCCTACGCCGGCATTAAAATTACTTTAAGTGAATGTACATTATAATGCATCAATCCACCAAAATCAAGTTCTACTTCAACTGTTGTATCATCTAAGATACTAATTACTGTACCTATGTGACCACCAGGAGTAATGACTCGATTACCAATCTTTACCATCAGAAAAACTTCCAACCAGAGATGGGAGAGTAAGACCCAACAAACGAACCATCAAGTAGAATGGTACATTCAAAGCCGCTCTTTTCAGCAGCCTGCGCCGCTTCATGTGAGGCATGACCGGTATACACCGTAGTACCAAAGTTGGTCAAAATTGTCTGATAGATCTTAGGCATTGAAACATCCTCAACCAAAAGTGTTTTCCATCTTGGTAGCATAATGAATCGGTCGTTCATAGCGACCAGTTTCGTCGCGGAAGACACTAATCCACTTACCATTCGATGCAAATTGGACAGTCTGATCGTAGGAAATATTAAGACCCATGGGCCAAAAGTCAACCAAACCCTCAGCTTCAAGAGCATCATTGAGTGTGTTAAACCAAAATTGCATGGTCAATCTCCATTCCTTATAGTTTAGTCTACCACGGTTGTGGTAAAATGTCAACCAACTTATGCAACTTTTGCAAGCATCTTAGCTGCACCGCGTTCTGCTGCAATTTGGGTAGCATAAGAGCGAGAAGGAAGACCGTGTAGGCAATCACCATCACGAGTCACGAGGACAAGAAAACCATCCGAGTTTGTACGGATGGTTGCAACATAACGGCCTTTTGAAATTGTCTTGATCATGTCAAGCAGCCTTTCTCTCAGCTTTAAGATGAGCTTCCTCAAGTATCTGGCGCCAATAAATGGCAATCCTCATACCTTGTTTACCCTGTTGTCTCCAATATGCAATCTGCTTTGGAGAGAGATATCCATTCCGTTCATAAAACTTAGCCATGGAAGTACCACGTGCTGCATGACAAGGACGAAAGCCACGACCATTCCGATACTTAACATCTTCGGCTTGTTGTTCATCATATGTCTGACGATTCTTAAGAAGAACCAACGCCCGAGCTACTGCTTTATCATTAGTCTTAAGAAGGTTTACAATGTCAGTTCCGGTAAGATTAATCATATCAATCTCCATTCCTTATAGTTTAGTCTACCACGGTTGTGGAAAAATGTCAACTAAAAAGAATGGAGATTGCTTTTTAATGTAGATGTCTTACAGCATGGTCAGCACAATGTGTAGCTGCCCAAGAGTCTGGTTTGATCTTAGCTTCAAAGCCGAGCGAACCTCGAACCCAACCCAATGCTTCCTTAACAGCAACGTTTGATTTGTGTCGTGGATCAGGATTGATATCAATATGAAGTTCAAGATGGCGATCACCGATAACTTCAACAATTTCAGTAGCTGCATCAACTGCAAGCTGAACTTCAGTTAGAAGTCTCTGCTTTAGGTTGCCGTAGTCACGCATATCAATTGATTCGTGATAGATTTTGCAACCGTGTCTAGAATCCTTATGAACGATGATACAAGTCGAATACTTAGCCCACCACTCACCCTTCTTCTTATAGCGAATGGAATCACAACCCACGTATACTGAAGACTGTGGACTTGATTCTAGAATCGCCTTCTTTGCTTCATCAAACATGTTACTTTCCTTTAAAATGGCATCGGTGGTCGGAATCGAACCGACTTCTCAAGGTTTTGGAGGCCCGCGGATTACCAGTTTCCCTCACCGATATAAGCTGGGGTATTCTAGATTTTACAAGCAGAGCCCCGCGTTACTTGTCACCTGCATTATACCCAAGCAGCTTGGATGCTAGCTATCTATTGTCCGGTGAGCCGACATTTCGATCTTGTTTAGTCATTAAAAACAATCAACTTTAAATCCATGCAATGTTCTGGATTTTCATAACAGTGAGCCGAGAAGTTAAACGAGACAAGATCATCATCTTCATCACGAGTAGGTCCAACCTCACAAAAGAGGATCTTCTTACCGGTCTTTTCAGAGACCAGATAGAAGCCAATATCACAAGCATCATCATAGATGCGCCTTGGCTCAAAGCCCCGAAGATCACTAGCCTCACATACAAAGGTCTTTGTAGCAGGATTATAAGTGAACTGCTTGGTGCTGAGCTCGGGGATAAATTTCATCTTTGACATGTTGATCTCCATTCCTTATAGTTTAGACTACCACGGTTCTGGAAAAATGTCAAACGATTTTTAAAAAAGATGTGAAGCTCCCATTCACTGCCCGTATCTTGCACCGGTCTTCAGTTACACTGCATAAGGGCCGTATCTAAGATACTGCATCCACCACTCCATTTTTACCGTTTGGAGAAACGTTCGAAGCGTTGCTCGGTTACTAGGCCATTAACTTTAAATGTCTCGTTCTACTCTTCTTCGCCATTTATCTTTAGTTTCTTCACTAAGTTCTGACCAAGATGGAAAGCGATTTGAATGAATAATTGGATCATTATCTGTATAATTGGATCATTATCTGTATAATTGGATCATTATCTGTATAGTACGTATATAAGATTTTAGCTTGACGCTCAGATTCTTCATTCATAATATGATCCTTAAACTGGAGCCGCTGACAGGGTTCGAACCTGCATCCTTCTCCTTCGTAGGGAGTTGCTCCTCCAGTTGAGCTTCAGCGGCATTAAACTTGATAATGGTAGAGAACGCCGGTGCTGCCCCGGCCCGTGAACGCTAATCTGGCGCCTTAAGGGGATATAAGTCCCTCCCGCACTGCTGGTGCTGCCCTCCGTAATAATGACTCTTTAATTTTTCTTTTATGTTCTTCTGTTTTAGGTTTACCTTTATTAGATAAGCCGCCTTTCTTAGAAGAATTTTTATGTAACTCTTTGTAAATTTCTGACCCATATTTATTTATGGTTCTTTCATTTATAGAAGTGAGAGTCCCCGCCTCTTTTTGATCTTGTATATTATCAAAAGGACTTCCCCAATATAAATGGTCTGAATTTGAGCACTTGGTGTTGTTACAAGCATGACAAACTGCAGCCATATACTTTTTTGTAGGAAAAAGTACTTTAAATTTATGTGCCAACAGAACTCTTAATTCTGCATTATGTTTATGGCCAATTTCAATACAAGACTCATTAAGTTTCAGATGTGATCTTCTTTCTTCTCTAGTCTTAGAAAGATATTCTTCCATTGTGATATACATATATACTCCTAAATTAGTTGTATATATTTATAAATCCTCACCGCTCTAACCAATTGAGATACAGGACCTAATTCTTAGTGATGGCCCAGCGCGACCTTGGTGTGCCATTCACCACCAATCTTTCGTTGATAGAAATGTTTCTTCAACTCTGGGTGGCGCTTAACTTCTGGATCATCATGTGGTGCCGGACGAATTTCATCATCTGGCAAATGTTTACGTACTTGATCATGAGTCAAAGCATGCTGTGTAAGATCACCATGAACTTTCTTATGAAAAGAAAGTGACGGACCAGAGGTTTCAACAAAAGCACGTCTAGACGACAGATCATTCTTGACGATATGCTTTAGACCTTTCTTACCCTGACCAGTGTTATCAGTTGCAACGGCAACACGTTTTGTCTTACCATTCTTGACTTTATAAAGACCAACAGCTCTTACCTTGCCTTCATGATCTTTGTGAAGCTTCCAGATTGGAATATTCTTAACCATATCGTGATGGTCTTTAAAGCCGGAGCCGTGAATACCACCAATCGATTTATAAGCATGTTGAACCATATTGTAGACATGTTCAGCATGTTTCTTTTTTTCTTCTTCATGTTCTGGATGAAGGATTGAAAAACCTTCAGCTAAAAAGTCTTTAAAGTTAATCATTGATTGTGCTCCGGGAAGTTGCCAATCATACTACGTACCATTTTAATAACCGGAGTCATATCATTAAGTCTATGACCTTCACCTTTTAGCATAATAGGATTTGAATAATGAGTCTTTACATGATCGAGTGGAACCACATCATCTTTATCACCAGCAAATGCAACCATGTGATGACGAGCATGATGTTTGATCCATTCTTGCATATCCGCATATTTATCATAATATGCTGAAGGCAAATTGTATTTCTTATAATTAGTGGCAGGTCGCAACGAAGGATTTACAAGAACAGTCTTGAAACCATAAACCGCACCGAGATAATCAGCCCAGAAACCACCAGCACTGGAACCGACAATAATCACATCGTCGTGCTTACCTAGTGTTTTTGCCAGCTTATCAAGTTGTGCCTTGATAGTATCTGGATCGGCAGAGTGGTCAAGCTGAGGGCAAAGGAACTTTTCACTAGGAAAGGCCTTTTTGACATCTTGAGCCGTGGTACCATTAGGACCACTACCAAAACCATGGATATAAACAATTGTACTCTTCATAATTTTCTTATACCACATTGAGATATTAAGTAAACATATTTATATGGCTATCACCTCACGTATCGGCAATAAAGGTATGGAATTGCGACAGCGACTAGGCGCAGTGTATCCATATCAGATTGGAAGCGCAGATGGGATTTGAACCCACGATTTTCTGCTTATGAGACAGACGAGGACGGCCGGACTCCTCTACCGCGCAAAACGTAGAGACTTTCGTCTCAATCTTTGGAGCGGATAGCGGGAATCGAACCCGCGTCTTCAGCTTGGAAGGCTGTAATAATACCATTATACGATATCCGCATTAAAATTTGGTGGGCCCCTGTGGTTACGCTCCACTCCCCAAGAGATCGGTTTTACAGACCGACTGCCGAAACTACCGGCTTTAGGGACCCTTAAACTTGGTACCTGCAGCGAGACTCGAACTCGCACTGGATGCGTTCTAAGCGCATTGCCTCTGCCATTGGGCTACGCAGGCATATTTAACTTTACCATTCAATTGTGTATCCTTCAGAACTAGGATATTCAAAGCGACGAAGATACATGACCTCGTCAGCCATTGCATAACCACTGTAGTTTTCATACAGATGAGCAACAATAAAGTCGCCGTTCTTATAGACATTGCAACCATAGTCAGGCCATTTGGGGCTGATGGGTTGATTGAAGGTCTTTCGCATGTTGATTCCTTTCCTTATAGATTTAATCTAAACCATCTAAGGAAAAATGTCAACGGATAAAATGGTGGATCCCCGAGGAATCGAACCCCGACCTCACCCTCTTCAGGGGCACGCGCACACCAGCTACGCCAGAGATCCATTAAATGCACGCAATATTCTTTCTCATCATTGCCTTGGTGTAGCCGCTACCTCACCAACTAACTACTAAGAATGTACATTTAAACTTGGTGGAGAAGATGGGTACCGAGCCCACACGTTCCTGATTGCAAGTCAAGACGCTGTCCCATACAGCTTCCCCAAATACGTTATGTTTAGATCCATCCTGCGGTATTGTCATCTCTATCGAGAATACCGTTGATACTAGCAATTACTATTGCCAATACCGCTAGAACGAGCACAATTACTTCGATCATAAACTTTTCCTAATTGAAAGATGACCTGCGGAAGTCGAATCCGCCTTAGTGCACTAGCTCCCACGAGCAGGTCAAATTGGTGGAGCGGCTTTTTACTTTCGCAACGTTATACCGTCCCATGCCCCGTCAGGTACCAGTATCGTCGAGTGACTGGCTGTTTTATTGGTGGACCCTATCGGACTCGAACCGATCACCTCTTGAATGCAAATCAAGTGCTCTCCCAGATGAGCTAAGGGCCCTCTAATTTATTACTTAGTTACTGCAACTCTAAGTGCACCAAGACCTGATGCCGCTAGTAGAGTATAAACATATTCTGGAACTACATAACCCATAGCCTGTGCAAATGCAAAACCTGCAGCAACAAGAGCTACGATGTATGTTTTCTTACCGTCTAGAAAATTAGTCATGAACAACCTCCTTAGTTTGTGTTCACTCCTATTTATAACGGAAACTTCGACCTGATACATTGCTTACCAACAATATACCAACAGTGTCCGGCCCAGACACCCTGTTAAGGATTTCCCATTATTGTAGCATAATGAGCGCTGTCCCTATCAGGTCGGTAACATGACCGGTTGATTATATTAAGTCAAAAACCAACACAAAAACCGATAGGTTTTACATCATACTATCATTGATGGGTAATTCTGGTGCCCCTACAAGGTAACGCTCCCTGGACTAAGACTTACAAGGTCCTTGTTATACTATTTAACTATAGAGGCATAACTGTTAAGAAGAGTTCTGTAAGAATACCAAGCCGCCTTGAGGACTCGAACCTTCCTGGGCAGGTCATTTCAGCGGCGATACCACACACCCAGCTTTATATTCTACCGAAACAGAACTCATCTTAAAAGTCGTAACCTTCGTATGGGAATCGAACCCATGTGACTCCTGCGAGGGGGAGCATCCTGCCTAGCTAGATGAACGAAGCAAGGGCTGAACATAAGGTTAATTACTCCTTAGAGGGACAGTTCCTTGAGACTGGTTTCTCTGGTTAATTACTCCATAGGACCAAAAACAACTGGAATGGGTTTGTTGTACGGGAATTGAACCCGTTCCGTCTGAGTTGAAGTCAGATGCTCTACCGATGAGCTACCATAAGGTTTGTTGCTGTACCATTCCAAATTCTACAGGTTCCGCTTTGGCTTTTGCAATAAAAGTTGTTTGAGTTGCGGTAAGGAACCTTAAACTAAATTTCTACAGAGTTGTTTTTGTCCGCTAAGACATCCATTGTTTAAGCGTTTTGGTTTGCTGTAACAACTCTAGAACTAATGTCCACCACCATGCTTGTTGCATATATTGAGGAATCGAACCTCAACTAAGACCATCTATATACCCTGGGAATCGAACCCAACGGAAAACTGGCCCCCACGACGGGACTCGAACCCGCCTTTACCGGTAGACAGCCGGTAGCCTTCCCTGACGGCAACGTGGAGATAATCTGACGGTTTATCCTGGTAACACCACCGTAAGGTCTTTAAACTCCAGGCCATTAATTCTGCCGTCTTACGGTGCACTACACCCGCGGAGTAAACTTATTCTACTTCAAATTCTTGATATTCATACCAACCCCAGCGAGACTTAATAGCCTCGCAATAGATATTGGCTGCATCTTCTGATGCAAAGACTTTAGATACACGGACATTTTCGTCACCGGTGTCGCCATTTACCGAGGTATAAGTGACTACAAAAACATTCATGTTGATCTCCATTCCTTATAGTTTAGTCTACAACGAAACCGAATAAATGTCAACCATTATGTTTCAGAAGTTCCAAAATTTCCTCATCTGACATTTCGTCAAGATCTTCTGGAGACTGAAAGCCTCGGCCGACAATGTTAACCAGTTTTTGACCGGCATCATCATTATCACCAATAGCAACCAGATTCCATGTCGGTCGCAAAATTCGAAACCAAGGCTTGAGCCTCTTAGGTGTCGAAGTAAGAACCGCAAGAGCATTAAAACCTAGACGATGTAGAACCGCTGCTTTAAACACACCTTCAACCACATAAATAGTCCTGTCAGCATGATTAAGAACATCAAGTCCAAACACGCCGTCAGTATCTTTAGGGAGATATGTATAATACCTGCCAGTCTTAGGATCATTCTTCTTTTGTTTAGAAGCCTGATCTGGTCTATACTGCTGGTAACCAACAAGACCACCATTATAGTTAAACAGAAGAAAGGTGATGATACCTTCCTCTGGATCATACGAGATTGGATACCTAGTTGGGTCCATACCTCGACCGATCAAATGTTCAAGTTGTGTTTCCATTTTTCAACTCTATACCAAAACCGAATAAATGTAAACAACTAAATTTTGGTACCCCGTACTGGACTCGAACCAGTATTTTCAGATCCAGTTACGGATAGCGGCTTAGAAGACCGAACCGACTAACGGGGCATATTATGTTCGTAGTAGATGAAATGCAAGCCATGTTGACTGTGTGATGCCGATCATTGCATTCTTTGGCATATTCCACAGTACTGACCGTCTACTACGAATTTCTGGTGTGCATGCGAAGATTTGAACTCCGATAACTCCCTAATCAGGGGAGCGCCTTACCGTTAGACGACACGCACATGAATTGGTGTATAGTACTGGAATTGAACCAACCTAAAACGACTTTGAACAGTGCGTCAACCCACAACAGAGGATTTTACTATACATAACTGGTAGCCCAGACGGGAGTTGAACCCGCTTACAACTGATTGAAAATCAGTCCGCCCGCCGTTAGCGTTCTGGGCCATGAAACTGGTCTGGTAGGCAGGTACCGCCCCTGCGATCCGAAGCTTCCAAAGCCACGTTTAGCCCTTGCTATCTCTACCAGATAAAACTTATTAGAAGAATTCAGATCCCTTGTGAGAGAACTAATTACAGCAGATCGGGACACATTTCCCATCCTATCTGAACTCATCTAATAAGTCTTAACTGAGAGGTTATTAAGCTTTAGACTTGCGGTCTTGCCGTCTCCGGCTCACTTAATAACCTCCAAGTTATTTTTCTTTTCCCAACAATGTCAAAGACAGGGTTTGTTTCCATTCCCTATATTCTTAGTCTATACCATTTCATATAAAATGTCAACGACTAAATTTGGAAAGTTTTTCGTCCCGGAGGAGAATCTGCATTCCGTATATTCTTAGACTAAACCATTTCGCATAAAATGTCAAACGATTTCTTCAAGTAAATTATATATACAAGAAATCCGTGCCGTAACAAAGTTTCACAAAATTATTTTTAAATTTCTGCCCTAGCACGGATATCTGCAAAGTTTTGATCACGAATAAGCTTGCCCATCGAGAATACAACTTCAAGAACATCAGGATAAGACATTGCTGCCGTATCTCGAGTAGTATTGTATTCACCACTTTCAGTACGGATAAGCTTCAGCATACCCTTCTTAGACTTCTTACCAGGATCGGTAATTGGATCTTTGAACACGTCAACCCAGCCCTTATCCTTGATGAAAGCAGCGCTAGTCTTCATGGCAAACTTCTGGTCATCTCGGTTTACGATCTGAAGAAGAGCACCACCCTGACCAAAGACAAGATTGTCAGCACTGAAACCAGCAGCTTCAGACCATCGCAAGATGTCTTTAATCGAATCAATCGTAATACCATCACCCTGAAGAACACCAACGTTGTTAAGAACCTTGTAGCCCTTCTCATTAATTGTACTACCAAAGTACTGATCAAGAATTCGAAGACACTTAGTTACAACCTCAGCTGGATCACCCGAGTCAGGACGAACTACAAGCTTAGCACCCGAGTCGATAATGTCCTGCTTGAGTTCTGTACCCCAGAGACGGCAAGCTTCGTAGATATCATAGCTGTCAGAGACGGCCGAAACAATACCACCAGGCTTACCATTCTTCTTAACCATGTTCCGGTAAGAAGCAACCTCACCTTCTCGACCCCAGCTTGTTACAGTTGAGTGCTCCATTGCAGGAACGCTAAAACCAGCCATGTCAGCACTGTAATACCTGCGAGCAAAAAGTAAAGCTTCAACAGTATCCGTACCCATGAAGTTGACAAGATGTGCTGCGCCGCCGATCCCGGCAGACTCAAGACTACTGACCCCACGAGCACCGAAGTCATGAAGCTTAAAATTAATGTCAGCTGGAGTGCCTGTTCGTTCAAGTGCATCAAGGATCACCTTCTTAATTTCACGGCTGTTAGTAGCCACAGTTGTAGGATACCAAATTGCTCGAAGCAATGCAGTCTCAAGAAACGAAGTCAACCAGTAGCATTCTGGGTCCATGTTGACAATCGAAGCAAGAATGTTCTTGACAGGAACAACCGTACCTTCAGGAACTGCCTTGATAGTAACAGGCAGGTAGCCGTCATGTGCATTGAGAATATGTTCCCATCCCGCACGGTTGAAAGGTTCACCATGAGCTGTGATAATAGCCTCAGCTTCATCAATCATGTCCATGGTAATTGGATCAGTCAAGTATTCCTTGATGAAAGCCTGAAGACCAAAGAAGACTGTTTCATCATACTTGCCGCCACGGCTTTCGATGTAAGAGTAGATGTACTCTGTACCTTCGGGGTATTGATTGAACTGACTGTACTTGTACGAGTCTGCGTTTAAAATAATGTTTTTCATAATAGAACTCCTCTATCGTTTGGGCTTTGGGTCTATCCCGTTGCCATTATGTTTAGTCTATACCATTCTCATAAAAATGTCAACTGGTATTTTTACTTTTTTAGAATCTTTTTAACTGAAATATAAGCAGATTCAAAGACAATAACTTGAGCTGTATTAAGCATATGTGCACCAAGATAAAAATCTTCAACTTTAAGATTGTCACCACTTATCCTGGCATCAAACCATCTATTTTTAACGTCTGGCTTCATATCTTCTTCATTTACAACAATTTTCATGTAAGGCATCCTTTTTATCCAAATTCCACAAGTGTAGCAGAACCACCAGTTGCGGTAATATCCACTGCAAATTTTTCTAGTAATGCTAAGATACGCTTGGAATTGCCACCAGCAAGGCCCATCCCGATGTATGGGAAACCAAAACGAGCATCTGGTGCAATAACTTCAAGCTTTCTGAGAATCAATTTGAACGATTCATAGTCAAAGTGATCTATACTGCGAGGCAGATAATGAAGCTGAGTGTAGGCATTTACGATCTCAAACTTGGGATCGATTTGATTGTCTGCAGCCACACTAAAGTTGCCGAGCTTCAATACGGGCTTCTGATAGGTATAGATCATTGCAGAGTCGGCTTCATAAGCTTGAGGATATCGAGCACGAATCTCTTTAGCAATACCAGATCCCATAGTATTCTGACAGTTGCATCCGTGGACGATTACATCGAATAGACCTTGTTCGGCCATATCAATAAGATTACCTTTAGCATGTAGTAACATAAATCAAACCCCTAATACATTATCTCTATATAACTATTATACACCAATTCTAGATAATGTCAATCGTTTTGTTTAGTTTCTTTATCCCATTGTCTGAATCGTTCGTACTTCATATGAGCTTGTTTATAGATCCTAGCTTGATCTTCTCTACTAAAGTTCTGGTCAACAAAGAAATCAAGTGCTGCATAGCTATCACCAATCTCTTCAATAAACTTCTCAACAAGATTACCAGACCAATGATTTTGATCACCACCAGAACCAATAGTCTTACCGCAGACTTGCTGAAGCTCACCTAGCTCTTCAATTACTTTTGAAAGACCATTCCACTCAGAAGAGCCGATGGAGTAAGGTTTAATCGTCATATTCTCAGTCCTTATTATTAACTTGTCTGACGACTTCCATAAGAAGATCTACTGCTTCAGCAGCATATCGTTCACTTGTATTTACTTGAATACTCAGGCCTGGTCGAAGTAATGGAGTTTGAGCAGTAATAGTATAACAAGTATTTCGTTTTGGTTTAGTCTCAGTCATCATATTCACCTACTGTATCTACAATATAGTTAAGATTTGGTTCTGTGCTTGCATTAAGCACTCGTTCGAGTTGAGCTTCAATAGCATTTCTATCGTCTGATAGCTGTCTGATTACATAATCAGTCTTTGAACTATCAGTCCATCTTCGTAGTTCATATCGCATCTTATTTCACCTTAAATTCGAAGAATGCATCATAACTTTCTCCATAGCCAGGCTTATCGTAAGTTACTTTCCAACCTTGTTCTCGATAGATCTCTTCAAAATTGAGATAACCTAAATTAAAGATTTCATCTTTTGATATATCGCCATTTTTAAGAAGCGAATTTACGATATCCTTTTGATAAATTGTTGCTCTACCATTTGAAAACTTAAGAGCAAGCAAATTATTAATTACTTCGATAACAACTTCAGGAATTGCAGTTTGTTTAGCTGTGGCTATATCACTTGGTTTAATAGGTTTCATCATTAGACTCCTAGAGCTACGCGTTCATCTGTAGTGAGTTTACTAATTGCAGATTGTTTAAGATCTTCTCTCTTATGTAGATCTACTTCCTCAGCACTATCATAAATGATAATCTTCTTCTTTGTTTTATTCACATATCTATTTCGATTAAGTGCTGCATATTTCTCAGCAGCAATAAGTGACAGAAATCTAGCAGATGATGATGGACCATCACGGTTATATCCATCATCATCTAAAACCTCAAAGTATTCAATAATAGTAGCCATGATTAAACTCCCAGAAAATAGTTGATGATGTGAAAGTGATCATCAAACATTTGATCTTCACGGAGGTCACTAATAGGAACCCATTTGACCTTGTCAACTTCGTCTTCGCCGTGCTCACCTTTGGGAATTTTTAGCTTGGGTAGCTTTGTTTCACTTGACAGATGAATGTGAGCAGCATGCGTAATCACACGGCCGATAGTCGAACGATGTGGATCATCAAAGACGTTTTGAGCTACAATCGAGCCAAGCAAGACAGCTGTAGGAACCTTGATTCCAGTTTCTTCCTTTAGTTCACGGATGATGCCATTCAAGACGGTTTCATCCATCTCAAGATGCCCGCCAGGAATTGCCCAGAGACCCTTGCCTGGTTCTGCTTTTCGCTTTACAAGTAGAATGTGTCCACTCTGTTCAACCACAGCATCAACTGTGACATGTTTAACAGGATATGGTGCCGCTTCCCAGGCCTTCTTGTACTTGCGGACATGTTCTAACTCTCGGCGAAGTTGAGCATAAGAATCAGTATGGATAAAGTCTTCGAAGAGAAACTTAGCCACACTTCGTGGAACTAGAACGTTATCCATCAGATGTCGCTCAAATGTGCCATCAATGAAGTGCTCGCGAATAACCGTAGCATGCATTTCACGTTCGATTGGAACATTAACCGAGGACCACTGAGGGAACAACTTCAAGTAGTAGGATGTATTATCCTTCGAGGCACCAATCAGACCCACCTTAGCATCGCTTAGACCGACAGACCGGAAACCACCATCATTGAGAATATCAAGCGCAGCATCTTTAACGACGTCTTGAACCTGTTTAATCCAGGCAGCATCGTTATAGGTCTTATCGTAGATTGGTTTGATGATAATACGACATTGCCGCCCACCGTTACAGTCGAATGAGCCATTGATCATATCCTTCCGTTCTTCAAAGGTGAAAGGATTGCGAACAGTTCGAGCCTTGCCGGCACTGCCCACAAGCACAAGAACATTCTTGGCCTTTTCAAGAGCAGTGGCAATGACACGCTGATGTTCAAGATGGAAAGGTTGGAATCTTCCAATGAAAACTAGTAGATCAAATTCTTTAGTGTCAGTCATTTCTCAAAACTCCTTTGAGTAAAAATTGAAGGGTCTATCCCTTCATAGTTTATATATATTCCACTTTTGATAAAATGTCAACTGAATTTTGCATAAATAAAACAAAATAGGAGATTTTTATGTCTAAGAAAATTGAACCAAGTGAGACCAAATCCCTTTATGCAATCCCATGCTTGCATCAGAATCAAAGTGTCTTTTTTACAACATTTGATACCAGAAGTGAAAAAGAAGCCCTTGCCTTAGCATCCTGTATTTACGGAAACAAAGGCAAGGGCGCATTAGTCATCCTCGGAGAAGATGGTTCAATCTTTAAGCTTTAATCGACTTTAAGAAAAGGAAGTGGTGCATTACCACCCATATAAGTTGGAAAGTGTCCATCCCACTTATCAATTGCCTTCTGCTCAAGAATCTTAGGGTTAGATCTTAGAGCCTCAGCTTCAATCTGAGTTGCCTTAGCATCACCTTCAGCCTTAGCAACCTTTGCGCGGGCATCAGCTTCAGCGGTAGCTACGTTAGCCTGAGCTGCTAGAGCTTGTTGCTCGTTAGCAATCTTGGCATTGATCTGACGCATAACTGTTTCTGGAACTCGAACTGGTGAAGCCCATTCAACTCGTTCTACCTCAAGACCAAATGGACTGAAGAACTTCCGAACATCAGCCTGAGCTAGAGCAATCAATTCGGCCTTACGTGAACCGTAGATTTCCTCAACAGTCATCTTGGAAGCTTCGTTGTTAATTGCACCGCGGATGGCTACTCGAAGTGGTCCCGAGACAATTGCATCCATGTCCATACGATACTTTTGAAACAGAATTGGAGCCTTGGTAGCATCCACGTGATAGCTTACAGATACGTCACCAGTAAGAGTTAAACCGCTCTTATCAGCAAATGAGAATTCTTCATTAACAACAGAATCTTCAGTCTTGTTAATTGTCCAGGTATAAGTCTTAGTAAAGACAGGATATTCATAGATTGTAGTACCAACGCCAGTAAAGTAAGTACCGACAGGTAGTGAGTCCTTGGAGACTCCAGCACCAGATCCATATTGATCAACACGAATACCAACATGACCTGGTTCAACCTGTGAACAAGCGCCAAGAGCAAGAGCAGAAGTAGCAATAAGAGCAAATAGTTTAATCTTCATTTTAAGTCCTTCATTTTAAAAGTTAACACACTTAGTTCTTTTCACTTAGAACATCTATAATAGTAGTAACGACAGTAATAATTGAACCAATAAACAAACAGATAACAAGAAGTAGAGCAAAAAGACCTATATCTGTATGTGAGTTTATAAGAAAAGCAATTACATTTCTACCTAGAACAGGAATTGTAATAAGTAGAAATACAGCACAACTAAAGAAAATCAATCTCATTGAACCACCTTTACTTCATAACCAAGAAGTTCAGAAATTTCCTTGACAGTAAGTTCCTTCGGTTCAGGCATAAACTCAAGTTCATTTTCACGAAAGACGCCAGTCATGCCATCTGGGCGCACACACTGTATAGGCCATTCGTCACAAAAGTTAATATCAATCACGGTACAATTAGTCCACTCGCCAAGATAAGCTGGTGCGGTTACCTTATCACCAATCTTAAATTTGGATGTAGGAGAATTCATGCGGCGATTAAACTCTTCTTCAGACAGTAACTTAGCATTCAAGTACCAGCACTTGGTACCATTAGCAAATTCAATAGCAGGTCCATCTTCACGGTGGAGTTCGTCGTTCAAGTACCAGTACTTGGTACCATTAGCAAATTCAATAGCAGGTCCATCTTCACGATGAAATTTGTCGTTCAAGTACCAGAACTTGTTGCCATTGGCATAAACATTAACAGTATATTCAATCATATTAATCTCCTTATAGATTATATCTAACATACTATGAGAAAAATGTCAACGGAAAACTTAGGCTTCCTTGCTGTACTTCTTGCCGTACTTCTTGCCGAGAAGAAAAAGCCCATAGACAGGAATTGCAAGCATCCAGAAAAGAGCAGCAGCACAAGTCCATGCAATATAAGCAAGAACCTTATCAACTACCATCTCGGTGTATGGTTTCCTACCATAAGGTTCACGAGTTACATAGAATAGAGCCTTGGTATTCATACCTGCATTAAAAATACGGTATCCGATAATACCAATAAAACCTATAGTCCAAATAAAATCAAGCATTAAACAACTCCTTTATTCTTACGGAGATAGTCTCGATCTTTCATGAGCATATTCAGCAAAGCACCCATCTCGTCATATTCACGCTGGTACTGTTCTGAGACACGAAGTCGATAGAAACCACGATAGATCTCTGCAACACCATTCTCAATGATTGTATCAATCTCATCATTAGGCATAAGGGTAGACCTTGACTGGAAATTCCCAATCAAGCTTTTGGGCAACAGCTTCAAGTTCGAAGCGCTGGATAGACTGACAACCTACGTTTACTGTATCACCCTGAACTGATACATTTCGCGAGCTATACCCAGCAGCAGAAACTGTAAATTCAGGGCCTCCAGTATTTCCAATCCAAATATTGGACGCATACTTCCAGATTCGTTCAAGTGTCTTATGTCCAATGGAATAATTGGTATTATTCTTTCGGTAGATATTACGGTCAGTAATCTTCAACTGATCAATAGACCAATTCTTGGGCACATCTGCAAAAGTATAAACATTAGATGTAGGAGATAGTTGAAACGATTCAAGAATCTGAGCCTTGACTCGAGCAAAGGAGGTAATAACTACCTTGAACTCGTCCGTAAACTCAATCCCAAGCTTTTCAAGAATAATAGGAAGAGCAGTCTGATCGTTTGAGTCAATTACCTTGATAAGATTTTCACGATTAAAGAAAGCTTGAGCACTACGAACAATAACAACAGGCTTATTTTCGGAGTAGATCTTTGCAAGACCTGCACCAAGATCTTCGTTCTTGAGATTTTCAAATGCAGTACGCTCTACAACAATACCGCTATTAAGATTTGTCACATAATCCATTTTAAAATTCCTTTTCAAGCAAATCGCTTATTGAGACCTTCAGTACCAAAGAAATCGTCAGACTCGAGATCAAGAATAACATTTAGTGTTTCATCAATAAACACCTCAAGACTTTCAGCATCGGCGGACTTCACCCATTCTCGGAAGTCCGCCGCAGTAATAGGCTTACGCATGTTCAGCCATCTCCATAGCAAGTTCAAGAGCCTTGGTCTTGAGACCCTGATTAGTACCATACCAAGCCGACTGGAGGCGGGTATCAGCCGAGCGACCGATCAAGTGATCAGTCATATAGGTGACAGTATTGAATGCCTGCCAGAAGCTACCTTCACCGAGTTCAGCTCCAGGCTGCGAGTGAAGAACCTCAGAAAGAGCAGAACTGGCCGACTTAGAGAGTTCCTTCCGAGGATTAGCCTTCGAGGACATCACTGGGAAGATACGAGTGAAATAATCCACAATGGTCTCGTTGGTATAGCGCTTGGTTGTGAGGAATTCGGCCATTGCCTTGTAGTCCTGAAGCTTGTTCTTGGCAACACCAAGAGTTTCCTTCACGAGTTCAGGATCAAATTCACGGCGATGGCTAACCTTGACCATATTTTTGGACTGAGTCCGAAGTGACAAAGTCAGAGTGTTATTGCACACCACACGGATTGGAGTAAACCGAACGTCGATTGACTGACCGTAGGAGTGAGGATTGGTGAAGTGCAGATAGGCGTCAATCTTATCCTTACCACCGAAGAGTTCGAACGATTCCTTTACAGCCGCAAGAGCCCAGACGATCTTACCGCCCTTGAGGCTACCAGCTGTTTCCATCGACATATCACCAGCAGCAACAAAGTCATTGAAGAACTCGAAAGCATCCTGGTTCTGCATAGGAACCCAGTCATCAGAGATGATGTCAAGGATTGCATTATCACTGGACCGCACGAGCGCCTGCTTACCAATCCGGACGCGCTTGTCGTCGAGCATAGTAAAGCAAGGCTGGGTAGAAACAGTCCAATCAAGACCTGCGGCTTCAAGCATCTGAACTGGTGTAAGATCACCATCGACCTTAACACCAAGACCATGCCATGGCACATCTCCGGCAGTGCCGTTATAAGCATATGCCATTGAGGCTTCGCCGTTCTCAAGAAACTCCAATTCATGACTCATAATAAATTCCTTCCTTCGTTGTTGATAAATTAAGTTTAACATTGTTTTGATAAAATGTCAACCCGCTACAGGAATTTTTATAAATAAATTTTTGCCTATCGCGGTATTAGCGTACCCATAGGCTCTAATACTAGATGGAGTATCAGCTATGAGTATTTATCATAAACATCATATAATCCCACGACATATGGGAGGAACCGATGATTCAAAAAATTTAATAACCATCACTATAGAACAACATGCAGAAGAGCATAGAATTCTATATGAGAAATATAATAAGTGGGAAGATTATATAGCTTGGAAATCTCTTTCCAAACAAATTAACCCATCTGATGCATCAAAACTTGCACATATAATAGGTTCTTATAAAGGTGGTTACGCCAAGAAACCTAATAAAGTTCCTGCTTGGAACAAATTAGATTGTTATTGTGTTGGTTGTAGAAAGAAAATTAAACCTTCTTCACCACACATTAAATGTGTTCAAAAAGCTTTTAATTTAGAACCAACTAAAAATTCTTCTTATTTTTCAAGTGAATATGGTAAATTAAAAGCCAACCAAAACAATTCAATGAGTATATGCCCACATTGTAATAAAGAAGGACAATATCGTGCCATGAAAAGATGGCATTTTGATAGATGTAAGTTTAATCTTCAACAAGAATCATTCGATTGAGGTTGACCTTCACACCAATGATATTGACAGTATTGCCATTATCATCGTAGAAAACCGGAAGGTTCAGATTAGGCTTGTTGGGCATCCTATAGACCCCAAGGAATTCCTTACCTTCAGGATTAAAGCGAGCTTCTGACATGTCAATCTCCATTCCCTATAGATTATGTATAACCTACACCAAGAAATATGTCAAACTGCTTTAAAAGATTTTCTCACCGTTGCGAATAACTTCAATCGCAGTCAGGATAATTAACCCACCTTCCCGATAACCCAACGCTGAATCTTTTCAATGTCAGTGTTACGAAAGCCTTCCATTGCAAGGCAATTGGTGAGGTATGCCAGAAGTCGCACATTATCTTCCATGATCGGAAGACGCTTATCAGTCAGAGTACAGATAATGCCGTTTGCCTTCCAGGTCTTGAGATACCCGGAACTAAGCGAATTGGCATACTCCTGAAAGTCATTGATAAGCTTGGTACGATCAGTCATAACAATCTCCATTCCCTATAGTTTAGTCTACCATTTCTTTGATAAAAATGTCAAACGATTTTAACGGCAGCAGGTAATTCTTGCAATCTTTTCCCAGTTGGGGTTACCCTTGCGGCGAATATCAGCAACCTTGCGGACCATGCGAAGCGAGAGTTCGCGCATCTTGTCCTGGTTGTTGAAGATAAAAGCAATGATATCTTCCTGGGCAGTAGGAGACAGACCGTCATCCTTGAGCATTCCGTTAGCAACAACATGCTTGATCCGAATGAGATAATCACGCTTGGTCTTCATTGCAAGATCAATGTAGTGCGACCGAGAGATCATAGCTGAAAGATGAGGAGCAAGCTTGTGACCCTTGTTAATCATCGCATCAAAGTCAAGATTGGTGATGAAGATGACGGTACCATGGAAGTCGAAACCGCGTGGCAGAATATCAGCATCACCGTCAAGCAAGGTACCTTCCGTCAGATAACTGATGCGACGGTTCTTATTGCTGTCACATGCAGCCTTAAGAAGAGAGAGCGATACATCATCAAAGAAGATCGAGTCAGCATCATCAAAGACCAAGACTTGACCAGCATCCCGATGCTGATAGAGAAGACGATAGAGTGAGGGAGGACGAATGTAGCCCTTCACAATCGTGTGTTTATATTCCTCTGGGTCCCACTCATGGAGAGCCTTTTCAACGGTAAACGACTTACCGAGCCCAGCAGGACCTGAGACGATGAGCGAGGTAGCATCACCAGTGATCGAAGCCTCAGTCATCAGTTCAAGAACTTCAAAGCGCTCAACGATCCGATTAAAGATTTCAGCATCAGTCTCGACAACCTCAGGAACCTGAACTGTCTTAACCGATGCTACCGTCTTAGTCTTAACGACCTTCTTGTCGCGGGGCTTACGAAAACCTGAAGTAGGGACACCACGTGGCATGTTTCAATCTCCATTCCTTATAGTTTAGTCTACCACGGACCGACAAAAATGTCAAACAATTTTTAAAATTATTTTAGTTGTCCAGCATCAAATTTATCGTAGACAATTTTGGCCATGGTCATTTGCATCTTACCATTCTTGAAGTAAGCACGCCACAGATCGCCAGACTCTTCGCCTTCACCAGAAAGGATGAAGAGAATATCAGGATACATCCGAGAAAACTCTCGCATATCCTTCTCATGATTATACCACTTGCAGGGATCAGACCACAAATAGGTATAACCAATCATATTGGCAATTTTTTTCTTCAGATCATCAACGTCGACAGACTCACAAACAAAGACCGAAGCAGGCTTGCCATTGGCATCTACACCCTTGACTTCCTTCTGAATAACATTAGCCTTAATCTCAAGCGAATAGCGTGTTTCGTAACCCATCTTTACTTATCCTTCACAATGATTGCTTCGCCGGACTTTACCTGTTTCCGACGAGCAGCCTGGTTCTTGGTGACTTCCTTGTGTCCCTTACCGAGACCACCTGCCCATTCGTAGGAGTTGAGCAACAGACCTTGATATTCATAATATTCAATCATTGGTTGATCTCCATTCCTTATGGTTTAGTCTACCATAGTTTTGAAAAAATGTCAACCGCAAATTTGGAGAGTTTTCTCACCGGGACCATTCACAGGCCGATTGAGGTTTACACGATCACCAGCAGCCTGACCGCTGCGATATGCAGACCCATCATAGATTTTGGTCTTATTGTTATTTTTACTGAGCTTAAGACCAAGATCACGATATGCTTCATCAACAATCTTGGATTTTAGAACGACAAGTGCTGTATTACCACCTCGAGCAGTAATGAGTTCCTTTTCATTCTCTTTCCTGGTGTTGTTAAGACGAGTAGCAACGCGACTACCCATACCAACAGTAAATGAACTGGTTGCTGCCTTCTTTGACTTAGCCATAATATAAGGACTTGTCTTTTTAAACTTTACAGATTCGGTCTTGATTGCTTCAACAATAAGATCATAAAGATATTTTGCCATGAGCAAATCACTCTCCTGACCGAAGAACGAATAATTCAATTCAAAGCGTGAACGATTAATCCAGACCTTACAGCCCGTGAAAGAACCAATAGCTGCAACTGCAAAGTACACACCACCCCGAACTTTACTTCCTGTATTAATTACCAGAGTGTTGCATTCCTCTGCCCGAAGTTCTACTTCATCCATCGACAGATTGTATTGCTGGAGGAGTTTACCGACCATCGAAATAGCCGTCATAGCTTCTTCTTCGGTACAACCATTCTTAACAGTCTTGGCAGAGAGGGCCAGAATACGAGCCTTGATTTTCGTAAGATCAGAAGTCATGTTTATCTCCTCAGTTGATAGTTTAGTCTACCATAGTTTTGAAAAAATGTCAACCAAAAAACTTAAAAATTGTACTTTCATTTTCTTTTAAAGTTTTTCTTCCTGGTGACATATAGTCACGTTCTGTCTTAGTCTTAATAGCATGACAACATTTACATAGAGTCTGAAGATTTTCTAATTTATTATTTGATGGATCACCATCAATGTGATCAATATCAAGTTGCCATTCGTAATCAATTATTGTAGTACATTTAAATTCAAGTCTACCATCAATATTTTCACAAAATTCTTTTCTGTGAATTTTATAATGCCAATCATGTAATCCATACTTAATAGAATGATGTTTTGTGCAAGTTTTTCTAAAACTTGGATAACCATTCTTTTTATAATTTCCCGTATGCTGTCCCTTATTAGAACAACCTTGAACGATACACATAGGTCGTTCTTCAATTGGAATAATTCTTTTAATCATAACTAATACTCAACGCATCTTTGAATGTTCTTTCATTTCCTCTTCGGAAATGACTGGAACAGCATTAGACTTATGCATAGTAGAAACGCCCTTTATCAGCGTACCAGTATACGTATTGGCTTGTTTAGCAAAGGAAATACCAATACCTTCACCGGAAGGATACTTGTCTCGATGATCACTGACTTGTAGCTTGTCAGTCTTAATACCTCGAAGCTTTGGACTGAACTTACCCAGACGATACGTAATATATTCATCCATAGTCTTAGTTTTACTACCAAGGCGTTTCATCTGAGAATTGTATTCTCGAAACTCCTGAGCAAACTTAGCGGTAATCGTAACATCAGATTTCTTTTTCATTAGTCTGCCACCAGTTGATCGTGAACAAATTGTGCATGCTTACACTTACCACGCATTGCACCTGCAGTACAATTGCAGGAGAGTCCATAGTCAGTCATTTTAATCTTATATGCTTCACCAGTCCGAGATGAGACTACATTCCAGACTACATCAACTAGATGATGCCCTCGGAAGTTTACATCATCAAACGTTTGAATACGCACTAGTTACCTCTACCAAGCTCTGGGAGAACGCTCACCAGAAAGATGATTAGACCAATGAGTGGAAGGATGATCGACTCTGGTGCTGCCATGAGAACGATACCAACGATTGCCAGAAAATAATCCATGCCAGTCATTTTTAAGACTCCATATCATCAGGATCATTAGTGAAAACAATTTGACCACCAGCATATTTGGAATGAATTGTTCCCATGGCAACACCGGGAAGATCAAGAAAGTCCATAGCTTCCTCAAGCGTTGAAAAAGATTGTGGCATGAAAGGTCGACCACTGGGACGTTCTGCACAAACTACAAACATATTGAAAGTCCTTAAACAATGGTGGGAAAGGCATGACCAGTGGCACTATAATACACACTGTATTCGTTGGTCTGACCAGACCAATATTCATGATATTTGCGTTCGGCTTCACTCACGGAGATAGCCTTAACCAACCTCATATCATCAAACTTGGTTTGTTCGTCCATGTAGTAAGTACGATAGACGGTACCAATGACAAGAAAATATTCCATCACAGTGTCTCCAAAAAAGAAAGGAAGAGGAAGTCAACCTAGACCTGCCGTCAATTTCCGAACGACTTCCTCATTCCTTATAGTTTAGTCTACCATTGTTTTGAAAAAATGTCAACCAATAAAGTTTACGCAACTTTCCAATCATAGCTATCTTTGGTTTCCACAGACTCATATCCATCATACTCATCAATACGATACATAGTGCCCGGAGAAATCTCTTCAATCCGCAACTTGGCATGCGAACCATTAGCTTTATCACCAAGTTCTTCTACGACCTGAACTAGAATAGGATCATTGCGCTCAATATCTCTATCGCTAAAATACATTGCATTTGATCGCGCGTAACGACCTAGTCCAACTGGCGCAGCATTTTCTTCTGCCTGGATTCTATCATATTCTTCAATAGAACAGAGATAATAACTGGTCAATCCAAACTGACCTTTGTGAGGATACAAAGTAATATCCTTGATCTCGGCATAGCGCATAATCGCCTCGTGGGAAAGGCTGAAGCCTCCATAGCAAGCATTATAAACAATCTTAGTCATAATCAAATATCCTTAAAGAGCAGTAAAGCCAAACGAAGCACAACGGTACAAAGTACCATCATGATCGGCAACAATATCACCAACCGACATAGACGAGCAACGACCGAGTCGTTCGACACGATCAAAGTTTTCATCATCTTCCCAGAGGTTCATAACACGGAAAGCCTGTTCAAAGCCATCAACATCAACGTTGGCAACATGATCGTAATACTGGAAATTTTCAGCCTTGAACCTTGATTCGATCCCACGATCAAAGTAGGCCTTGATGCGGGGAGTATAACCACAGTCACCATTGATCATATTAACTTCATTGTCGGTGAGACGGATTTGATAAACCTTAATCATTTTGAATTCCTTCCTCATTCCTCATATTCTTAAACTACCATATTCTGATAAAAAAGTAAACAAAAAAGTGCAGCAAGAACGATTCCTACTGCACTTTTAAGTTTTAAAGTAGATTAATGTGTTAGGTGAAACTGATCACAGATCTGCTTGGCTTTGGCCATATAGTTGGATGCTTGCTCGATAAAGATCTGAGGTTGATCTTCTTCCTCAACTGCTATCATAATAACAAGCTGAGAATGCTTAAGGCCAGTCCGCTCATAGAACATCATCGAATAAAGAGTTGCCTGAATAAAATAGCCTTCAATCCATTCTTTCCGTTTATTCTTACCAGATGTCTTAAAGTCGATAATTGACTTTTTGCCAGCATAGTCAGATATAAGATCACAAGCTCCAGCAACCTTAAGTTTATCAGAGTAGAGGAATAGTTCAGAACCTCGAACATTGGTTACATTTGCAGTTAACTTTCGTTCCAATTGCTTAAACATCTGGATATTGAAAGGCATTTCTCTACGTAGATCAATAGGTCTGTTAAGAACTAAATCCTCACAGAGCCTGTGAACTTCCGTGCCTCGTCGAGCCGCTCTAGCTGAAACTCGATTTGCTTCCTCTTCACCTACAGCTCGGCGCCAATCATCAAGACCAGACTTGTCAGCTGCTGCTCCGATTACTGTAGTGACTGAAGGATATAAAGCCCCGGTTGGAGTTTTATATAGACGGATTGCTCCATCAATACGTTCCAACCGAGGCAGTTCAATTAAATTATGTTCAAACATTAACGCTGCATGTCATTGTAGTCCCAAAGATTAGTAGTCGGTGTGACTGCAAATGCTTTTTCAATCTTATCATAAACAACAATTGCACGTTGAATTTTATTTTCCGTGTTACCTAAAATATCCAAACTTTCAAGTATGTAACGTTGAACAAATTCTTTCTTATCCATAATATTCTCCATTAATATAGTCCTAAGTTATACTCCGCAATAATGAAAGCCTTCACAAATCCGGATCTGACAATGTCGTCAATTTCAAAATGTATAGTACTCATAGAGTCCATGTTATCAAAAACTCGCATCATATCTCTAAGACCACTAGTTTCTTTAAATCGTTCACTAGTAAGATCGTCCTGTTTGGTATCACCACATAGAATGATTCTAGAATTATCACCAGTTCTGGTTAATACAGTACGCATTTCACTATAGCGCTGATTCTGCACTTCATCTACAAGAATAACGGCATTTTCAATTGTAGTACCACGAAGGAATGATGTACTGTGAAACTCGATGATACCCTTAGTCTTAAGAACATCATATGCATCACCGCGATTAAATAGCTCAGAACAAATGGCTTTATAAGCAGCTTCATAAACCGCTAGTTTTTCCTTTTCAGTTCCTGGTAGGAAACCAATGTCTTTTGATGATTGAGCATTACGGATAATGATGAGTTTTGTTCGTTTAGTCTTACCTGACATAATTTCCTTAAGTGCCAGATAAAATGAGATGAAAGTCTTACCGGTGCCTGCACAGCCGTGTAAGAATATGTGATCACCATCATCAAACGCATTAAATGTTTTAATCTGATTATCCGTAATTGGTACAACAGATTTCAGTTCAAAATGTTGTTGTTGCAGAGATGGAACTTTTGGTGTGCATTCTTTTCTAGGATTACCTTTTTCAGCTAGTCTTTGTTGTCTTTTAGTTAAGCGCTGAGTTCTTTCTGCCATGAAAGCTCCTGATGTTGATTGTTATCACAGAAGCATAATAAACTTAGATCATAAACCGAGATGATGCTTGTCGTACTCTTTGTTTTCTAACAGCATCTCGAGTTTTTGATTCCTTAATTCCCTTTGAACCTCGTGTTTCCGCCAATGGTGAAGTAGGATTAGCTTCAGCAATCCTAGATAACATATCATTAAAACCAGAATCATTCTTATGTGTAATACCTCTAACTCCAGAAACAAGTGCTGGTGCTGCAGGCATTTGACTAAGTGTAGGATTCTCTTCTAAGTATTCTTGCAACTTAGAATAAGTCATAAACACTTCTTGTATTTTATTAGTCTCTGAATCAATTAAATCATATAATGGCATTAATAATCTTCATCAATGTGCATTAGATCATAGATGTCCTTTGATCTTAATGCGTTGCGGATTCTTTTATTTTTTCTACGCTCTACCAATTGGTCACGATAACCATTTTCGTAGTGGTCATTATCATAATCATCATATTGATCATTGCGCGGAAACTTCTTACTCATTTGTTCATTATATCCTTAATACAGACCTGGAAATGCTTTTAGAATTAGTTCGGAAGAAAGACCTGGATATGGAAGTTTCTTATCTTTAATTGAAATGATAAGTTCTGCATCCTTAGGGTCAATTACATTTAGAAGTTCAAGAAAGAGTGACTGTCTCTTTGAATCGGGCATCTGTGGATTTATACCTTCTAGAAAGAGATATAACCTACGTGCTTCCATATACAGCATATTGTCCTGATTTGGATACTGACATGGAACATATGGCGCCGGTCCTTCGGGGAGAGCCCACTTTAAATTTGGATCATATGCCAACTTAAAGACAGATAGAATAACTGGGTCATCATTTGCTCTAAGACATTTGATTTTTTCTTCTTCATTAGGAAGCTTGGAAGTAAAATCCAAGATCCAAGATACTGATTTTCGTGACATAATAATTCCTAGAATTGATCAATATCAGTTAGCAGGTTGCGTAACCGATTTTCAACAAAGTAGTTGAATAGTTTATCACGACCTTTACCTGCTTGAGCAGTATAACTGTCGAGAATTTTAGTTTGAATGTCAGCTGGAATCTTTGTGAGATCCACCATCTGCTCATTGCGTTTCCACCCACGAAGCATATCATCCGTGCAAAAGATCTCTGGTTCTTGTGTTAGCCATACATCCAACTTTTTCTGAGCAATTGGCTTTTGTCTACCTTCAGGTGAAACAAAGCAATCGTCTTTGCTTAGAAAGTTAGGAACACCGTCACCGGTATCGCCACGGATAATATGCTCTTTGAGATATGCAGCAGGGTTCTTTTCAACAAGCCATTTCTTACGTACCGGATCATATTGCTTTACATTACTATAACACTGAAGTTGACGGAAGTCCTTATCACCAGAGATGATTAGAATAGGATCACCGAAGCCGCCAATTGGCATATCATTACCAAACTTCATGCATAAAGTACCGATAACATCATCGGCTTCTGCTGCATCAATTTGAATAACACGATATGGAAAATAATCCTTGAGTTCTTCACGAATCTTATTAAGTACTGTAAAGATTGCATTCCAATCAAGCTTGGATGCATCACGAGTTTTCTTACGATTTGCCTTGTAATAAGGATAGATCTGCTTGCGCCAGTAGTTCTTGTCATCGCATGCAATAATCATCTCACCATATTCCGCACGGAACTTGGCATTATAACTACGAAGTGAGTTGAGAATAAAGTGACGAAGAAGATCTTCTTCAACGGTAACACCATCGGCATGGTTGCCAAGTGTCGTCATAAGATTTGAGATCATAACTTGATTGAGATCTACTATAAGCACAAAAAATGTCCTAACCATTTAAACATAATACAATTTATTCGGTATCGGGAATAATGTCAACCAAATTCAAAATATCTTCTTCATCTACAACATTCATTACTTGATCTGCTATTTCTTGTAAAGTGTGTTCAAACCCAACAGATCGGTAAATTGCAGCTTTAAATGCTTCAATCAAGAATGCAGTTGAATTAACACAATCATCTTTACTCATATCAAAACCTTCTTCATATAAGATTCTAAATGAGTTAGATAAAATTTCATCAAGCAAATATTCCACTTGTTCTTTGCGTGTTTCTTCTACACCAACCAAAAGTTCTTCCATTGTCTGAGGAGGGCTATTCTTTTTTTCTTTAGGGAAGCGAATTACATTACTTGTCATTTATTTTATCACCTTCAGAAGGATTGTCATGTTATTTATCCTTCCGGTAGGTTTCACAGATGTGGTGGTAAGTGCAGGCATAATCTTTCGAATAGCCACTTTACCAGCCTTAAGTAGTTCTGAAAGTGTAACTTCAGGTTTACGGAGTCTCTTTGACTCCGATTGATCAACATCAAAGTTAATAAGAGTTGAACCTTTAATACCTAGACCTGCCGGTCCAGTTGCATAGAAGACGGTCAACTTCTTTTCTTTAGTATTATAAACCCAAAGCTCTTTTGAACCAATAAGCTCTTGTGGGAGGACCGATACAATCTTGAGTGTAGGATCTTCTTTTTGATAGTTGAGCTTTTCAACCAACTTAGAGATTGGTTTGGCTTTAGGGACACGTTCTTTCCTGACTTTAACGGCTTTCTTGTTGCCAACATACCGATCAAGATCATCAATTACACCCTGCCAAAATGCTTGCCACTTCTTTAGGTTCTTGCCATAAGCTTCTTTGACCTGAGATTCATCAGAGAAAAGTTCATCACGGCTCTTGATGTAATATGCTCGCAGATAATTTGCAGCAGCAGGAGTACAAGAATGTTTCTGGAGGAATTGATACATAGGCAACTGCCTATCAATTACTTCCTCCTCAGCCATAGTGAGGATTTGCTCAAGTTTAGCCTTAGTACGGTCTTGAATTGAGATCACATTGGTTTTTTCCTCGGTAGATTCCTCTTCAGTTGGTTCACCATATTTAGCTATAATATCAGCAATGCGGCGTCGCACATAATCAAGATTCTCTGGAGCAAATTTAGTCCCATTCAGTGCCATCTTAGCAACCCAACAGATTGTAGTCGGAATATAAGCGTCGTTTGACTTTTTGATAGTTTCGATGGCAGATTTTTCAAACTTTTCAAGCTTCATCCACTGGAGAAGCCAGACCTTTCCATCGGAAACCCCATAGACATAATTATACCAGTTGAAAATTCTTGTAAGCTGAGGATCTTGCCGACCGATAATTTCCTCGACAATCGGTTCAGCACCAGCAAATTTTTTATCCAACGACTTATTTACGGCTGATTTCTTAACGGCCATTTTGAACCTTCCTATGATTTATTTTTATAAAATAAACCATGCCAAGAAAAATGTCAACCAACTTTATACTGGAAGAATTTTTGTGGCTTTGAAATTTCTCTAGGCTGATTCAGCAAAGATGTAAGAAGCATCTTCCATTGCTGTTCACGTCCTTCCCAACCATAGAATCCATCAGCATAGGATTTTTGAGCTTGAAGCTGAAGCTGCCCTCGGTCGTCATTGAGATTTTGAATAGCACCATCAAGAACATTATAGAAGATCTTAGCATGCTCATTTTGATCATCGGCCCACTGATACATATAAGTCCAATTTGCAGCAGTTTCTGGTAGTACAGCAAAATTGGGATGTACTGCTAGAATACGAGCAGACATTGCTTCCATAAGTGTAATACAAGAAGTTTCGGGCCAAATGTTTGGATATGCAAGAATATGAGTACTCAATAGATTTTCACGAAGTACTTCATTAGAGACTGAGCCATGATAATTAATCTTTGGGTGAGCTCTACAAGCATCAAAGAGTTGTTCAAATTGAGCATCACGTTCACCCCAGCCATAAAGCTTAAATGATGAATAGACATCAAGTTCAATATTATCATACTTCTTACAAAGTTCAGTAAAAACAGGAACTAGAATACTTAGACCACGATGTGGTGTTGACCAATATGCAAGTCTAATAGTTCCATCCATTGGCTTTACATGTGGTACAATTGGATTAATAGCATTATGAAGTACAATACACTTCGACCAAGGAATACCATAGTGATTAATGAATGCTTGCATTTGCCAATTAGATACGAAGACGAGCTTATGAAACTTTGACCAACCATCATTCTTTAGATGTTCTGCTTCTGGATCACCAGGAAGATCTTGCATCCAATAAATACGAAGCTTTGTTTCATCAAGTTCTTCATGCACCCTTGACATAAAGATCTGGAATTGATCTAGTAAATTAGGATCAATTCGTTTCATGAGTTCATACTTCATGAGCTCAGTACCACCCATGGCATTAGTGGATAGTTTATCTTTAGCAAAGCCCATCAGTTTACTACCGTTGTAGTAATTACTGAATCAAGTCTAAACGAGCGCCATCCATCATTTTCAAGATCCCAAGCTGAAAGAATGGCTGGATTTGGCTTACGAGTTCCAGTTGATTCAGTTTGTTCTGGGAGTAAATCAGGACGTAATGTACATTTAAGTACACGTTCGGTTCCATCATTCTTTACAAAAACTACACTAAGAATATTCTCTTTTAGTAGAGTAGTAAGAAGTTCACTCTGCGAGGAATTGTGGTCGGCTGTCAAAGTATTCAACGAGTTCATTATATCCACCAATCTTTTCATTATTAATTAAAACAAATGGAACTGATTTTTGTTCCGGAAATGTAGCAATAAAATCTTCACTAAGAAGATCCATACCAATGGTCATTTCTGTAAAATCAATGCCTTTCATCTTTAAAAGGGCTTTAGCTTTTACACAGGGACCACAACCTGGTTTAGTATAGATTAGTACATTCATTCTTCTTTACCCTTAAAGAGGCCGCTAGTGGAAAACTTTGGGTTTCCATAAAGAGAATTAGCTCTAACTTTAATAAAAGGTTTATTTGTAGAACCATCATTGTTCTTTACAGTAATCCAAGGATTTTGACCCTTTCGCCAAGCCTTTACCTTGTTCATTGCCTTTTCAAGAGGACTTACAGCAGCAGCAGCAAGTTTTAGTGTAGCTGCAGCAACATTGCTATGAAGACCCTTTGAAGTCTTTGTTTTACGAATTGTTTTCTTGCCCATTATTCACTCCATTGTATAGTTGCATAATATTACTATATACCATTCTAAATTAATGTCAACTCTTTAATGTACCAACATCAAGAAGTTCTAATCCGTTTTCTCGATCTATATACTTATATTCGATCTTAGTTGGTTTAAATTCTTCTATGGCTTTAAATACATCATCAATATTTAGAGTACTACAAGTGTACACGTCCATCTGGAGCATTGCTGGTTCACATTCGTCCCACACATGGATTGCAATGTGGCTCGTCTCTATAATAGTAACCGCAGTAAGACCTTGATTACCTTCCATGTCTGAATAGATCGCATATGGTCCCATGAGTACATTCATGCCGATATCTTCCACCAGATTCTTCATCCAACGTTTAATGTCAACAGCATCGTATGGAGGATCTGTTATCTCTGCTCTAATGATTAGATGCTTATGTTCTAGTACGCTACCCACTTCATGAAATCTCCTGGTTAAAATGCAATGCTTTGACGTGTGCAGCATGGACCTTACATGAAACCCAAGAGTTGTAGTAATTACCATCCAATACTGCGTCAGTATCAAAAATCTCTTTAGCCTCGAAATAGTTGCATTCTCCGCGAGATTTACATAATCTTAAAATAGTACGTTTAAAGTTTTCTTTACCATATAGTTCAACATCGGCTTGTAGTGAAGGAGATGATCCGTAATAATCAGCCCAATCAGACTCTTTACGGATTTTCTTCCGTTTACCTTTTGTTGTTTTATATGCAGCTTTAGTTAGATATTTACGGCCGATATACTTTCGACCATTCTTTAAGTTCTCAATTAAGTATATAAAACCATACCACTCATCTGAGTTCTCAAATTGTTTATTTTCATAAAGCCACATCTATAAATCTTTCATCAATTAAAAGATTTATTTATTCATCCGGTTCTTCTGTTTCTTCATCTTCGTCTTGTTCGACAATATCAGCTGAACAGAAAGGGCAGAATAAAATAGGCTCAATACCGTCTGTAATTACTCTAAACTCTTCTTCGCATTCAGTACACGTAATCCAATTCATTTAGTTCTTCCTATAGTTATATTTGTTTGGGCTCTTATATCTTTATTTCCCCATGACCAACACTCACCATTAGCTTCAAAACAAACCCAAACCAAATCGGCTTCAATTCCATAATCAAGTAGAATATGAGCCATAGCATTACCTTTTGGTGTTACAACTGGTATTGCTGGGTCTAGTTGAAGCATCATAGAGAGAAACCTTTAAATGAATTTTCATCAATATCTTGTTTCACTTCACCAATCTGGTACGATACTATTTCCGTCTCTTGAGGCGCGACTTGTACATCACTTCCTGCTATCCAGCGTTGGGTCCAGGGTAGTGGATTTGGAATAGTCTTGCTTGGCAGTCCAATTGCATTCATTCGCTTTGCACCGATATGATCAGTGTACTCATTAAGCAATGCTTCATTTAGACCCAGAATAGATCCGTCTCTGAAAAGATAACGTGCCCAATGCTTTTCTTGTGCAATAACGGCATTGAACATATCAATACATTCTTGTTTGCTTTCCTCTGCAATTCTAGCAAAGTCAGGATCTTCTTTTGGTAGAAGCTTGAGAAGCTGTTGAGTTGAGGCAAGATGAACATTTTCATCACGTGCGATGAGCTTAATGATTTTTGCGTTACCTTCCATCTTTTTGACTTCGGCAAACGCCCAAGAGCACGCGAAAGAAACATAGAATCGGACACCTTCTAGAGCATTGACAGCATTTAAACAAAGCCATAGAGCTTTCTTGTGTTGGTATTCATTTTCAATTCTACCAGAACCACTATAAGACCTGTCAGCTCTCCAATCAGACTTCCAAATATTCATATCAATCAGTTCATCATAATACTTACTGATATCAGCAGCACAGTCGGCTATTTCCTGGATCTCCAACATCTCATCAAAGACTCGGGAAGGGTCAGAATAAACGTTGCGAATGATATGAGTGTAAGAACGGGAGTGGATCGTTTCACTAAACGCCCAAGTCTGGATCCAGGTTTCCACCTCAGGTAGTGAACAAATAGGGAGAAAAGCCAGAGATGGAGCTCTACCCTGAACAGAGTCAAGTAGAATCTGCCTTTTAAGATTGGAAGTAAAAATATGCTTCTCATTATCAGTAAGACCCTTAAAATCTTTAGAGTCTTTGGACAATTCTATTTCAGAAGGGCGCCAAAAGAAACTAAGTTGTTTATCTGTTAGTTTTTCAAATGCTGGATACTTTACTTTATCATAACGAGCAATATCAACCGGCTCGTCAAAAAAGATTGTTCGTTCTAGATGATTCTTATTTGTACTAGTATTAAAAACTGACATTAGTATCTCCGTCTTGAAGCCATTCTATATATGCTTCTGGTTCGACACGAGTATGAATTGCACCATCTATTGTTTGAAGTTCAAGTTTAACACTTGTTGAAGTTACATCTTTAAAATAGCTCAAAACTTTATAAACTACTCCAAGGTCATCCCACTTGTCATTGTTTAGTCTCATATATCCAGTCATCTTGCATAAATCTCTTTTCTTGAAGTGTACGTTCTTTCCAAATCTTTCTGGGATTACCACACATAATACATTTGGGAATTCCACAATTAAGTGCATGCATCTTTGCAAACCGATGATCTTGTTCGTTATGCTTATGAACAGCACCTAGTTTATTAATCTTTGCTAATTGCTTCTGTCGTTTAATTGCATTAGTAGTAAGTCGGCGGCGTTTACCACGTTTTTCTTCAGTCAGATCTTGCATGATAAACAATCCTCGTCATCAGTTTCACCTGGTGCCAGATCTTCCAATTCAATTTCACCAGCGCCATCATTTGTGTTGAAATAATACCCAGTCTTGATGCCGTATTTATACATCATCAGAAGATGTTGTAGCATAACTGACATTGGAATCTTTCCATCTTCATAAAACTTTGGATTATATGAAGTGTTAGTGGAAATAGACTGGTCAATAAACTTTTGAAGTACAGCCATAATCTTTAAATAACCTTCTGGGCTTGGTTGATCCCAGAGTAATTCGTACTTGACACTTCGATTGTTAATACCTGGAACTACTTGCTTAAGGACTCCATCCTTGGACTGCTTAATCGAAACAAGAGCACGAGGAGGTTCAATACCATTTGTTGAATTACTAATCTGTGCAGATGTTTCGGCAGGCATAAGTGCCATTAAAGTAGAATTACGAATACCAACTTGATTAGCTCGAAGTGCCAGTTGATCCCAGTCCATCTTATAGACTGGAGCAACCAATTCATCAACTTCTTTCTTATATGTATCAATAGGTAAAACACCTGCAGAATACTTAGTATTCTGATGAAGTGTACAAGCTTCATATTCCTCAGCAAGATCTACTGATGCCTTAATAAGATAATATGACCAAGCTTCGGCATACTCATGAATCAGATCAAGATTAGGATTAGAATAGGTACTACCATTCTTAGCTAACCAATATGCAAAGTTGATAATGCCAACACCAAGCGGACGATATTCCTTGCTGTGAAGTTCAGCTGCTTTTACAGGATAATCTTGATAATCTAAAAGTGCATCTAATGCTCTAACTGCAAGTGTACATGGTCGTTCAAAATCTGAAGTATTTTTAATCTTACCCCAGTTTATTGCACTTAAAGTACACAGTGCAATACGTCCGGTTTCGTCATTAATATCATTAAGCGGTTTAACGGGCAGCGTAATTTCGGCACACAGATTACTCATACGAATAGGTGCAACTTCAGGAATAAAAGAACCATGGGTATTACAGTGATCTACATTCATAAAATAGATCCTGCCTGTATCTTTACGTTCCGTCATAAAGGAACTGAAAAGTTCTATTGCAGGAATACTTTTCTTTCTTATTTTGGAATTTTTCTCATATTTCTCATATAGAATTCTAAATTTATCTACATCTGTAAAAAAACAAGCATAAAGATCTGGTACATCATGAGGTGAGAAGAGAGTGATGTTACCTCCAGAAAGAAGTCGTTCATACATTACCTTATTAAACTGGACGGAATAGTCCAAATGACGAATACGATTATCCTCTGTACCCTTGTTGTTCTTTAGTACAAGTAGATCTTCTACTTCCAAATGCCAAAAAGGATAATACATAGTTGCTGCGCCGTTTCTTATAGCACCTTGACTACAGCTCTTAACAGCCGTCTGAAAATGCTTCCAAAAAGGAATAACACCAGTATGCACAGTGTCACCACCGCGAATACCAGACCCGAGAGCACGGATAGCACCACCGCCAATTCCGATGCCAGCTTTGTTCGAGACATATTTTATGATTGCCGAAGATGTAGCATTGATCGAATCGAGTGAGTCATCTGTTTCGATGAGTACGCAAGAGCTGAACTGCCTACGAGGTGTCCTAACTCCAGCCATAATCGGAGTAGGTAAACTAATGTCAAAAGTACTGATTGCGTCATAAAGATCCTTTACCCATTTTAGTCGATCGGTTTTATAATTCTGAAAAAGAGTCATGGCAATTAACATAAAAGCCATTTGAGGAGTCTCATAAATCTGACCGGTGACTCTATTCTTTACTAGATACTTACCACGAAATTGTTCCATAGCTGCATAAGCAAGCTTGTTATCTCGTTCATGGTCTATATATTCCGCAAGTTCAAACCACTCTTCGGGACTATAAGCAGTACTTAATTGTTCATCATAATAACCATAGTCTACAACTTTACACCAGTGTAACTGAAGACTAACTGGTGTATATGTACCATAAACTTCTTTACGTAGCTGATAGTTGACTAGACGTCCAGCTACGTATTGATAGTTAGGATTATCAGCGGTAATTAATTCTGAAGCCGCTTTAATCAAGGTTTCATGAATATCAGAAGACTTGATATTATTATAGAATTGAATATGAGATGCAAGTTCAACTTCACTAACCGAAACACCAGTAAGACCTTCACATGCCCATTCAATTACTCTGTGGATCTTATCAATATTTAGTGGTTCTTTACTACCATTTCGCTTAACTACCTGAATCATGTCTTATTTTTATCCTTCTCATATTCTTCTAAAAATTCTTTCACTGCCGACTCAAAATCTCTTTGATATTGAGTCGGCTTTAGAAAGAAATTTGATTTGTACAGCTTGTGGTAAAACTTAGCGGCAAGGTTCATTATATATCCTTTCAATTAAGTCCATCTTATATCACTGAAATAAAAATGTCAACTCTTTTCTTTGCCATAGACATCGTTGATTGCCTTAATTTGATTGATGCTCATATCACCGATTAATGAATCATCTAAATACACATGCATATCTCTCAATAGTGTCTTATCTCTCCAACCAGAATTTGGAGAATAGACTAACCATTCTACATTATCTGAGTTGTAGTCTGGACGAAGTTGTTTTAGTTTATCTTTAATATTATCATTTGCTGCATGACTAGAACTCATTACTGCACATTTTTCGTTTGGCAGTGCATTAATTAAAGCAGTTGTTTTTCCTGGGTTCTTGCTGAGTTCTATATATTGCTCGGCTAATTGAGTAGGTGTCATGCTGAATCCTTTATTAAGTGGATGACAACGTTATTTATTTTAATCAAAATCCTTTGACTTGTCCAGCTTAATAAGACCTAGTTTTTCTAAATGATCAAGAGTGTCTGCTGCATTTCGCATGAGTCGCGCAGCATTACAATGACCATCTAGTTCAACATTTTTAGCTAAATTATTTAATCTGTGAGTAAGATTTTTATATACAAGTCCATCTAATTCAAGAGGCATAGTCTGACTCACTTAATAACTTATTCACTTTTGCTTCTAATACTTCTATTCTTTTCTTAAGATATGAAGCACAAGAATGTGATGTTACTTGTTCTGGAATTAAAGTCTCATCACAAACCATACAATTACATGTTGTTGAATTTATATTATAATGAATCATCATTGCTTAATGCCTCAAGAATAGAAGGAAATTCCTTAGCAATAATAGCCCAACACTGCTCAGCTACAATCCGATGTTCTTTCTGAGTAGCTTGATCCATACGAAGTTGACAATAGTGAACCCATGAACGAAGAGTTCCAGACACGATTACCACCGATTCTGTGAGACCTTCTGGTAAAACAGCACGAGCTTGTTCCTTTGCAATACCATTGTCAATTGCCCATTTGAAAGCATCAAGGCTGACAGCAATCACCCGCTTCTGATAGTGGTACCAGGCATTTGCAAGTGTGTCATCATCTACTTCAATAGAAGCTTGGCGATTCTTAGTATCCTGAAGTCTTGCTTCACGAGTGACAAAACCAAGATCCTTAGTTGGATCTGCATATCGCTGACTGAATTCTTGAAAGGAAAATGACCGATGACGTAACATCTGGCGAGCAATATCTCTGGTAGTTCTAACTTCGATTGCAACATGGAGCATTTCAAGTGGGCTCCAATGCTGATGTGAAATTAGATATTTAAGCAACTTACCTGCAGTTGCAGTATTATTCTGATTAGAAGGATTGCTTACACGAGCACACCAAGCTACTAATTCTTCTGGTGTGTCGCAATTTGTGTACTTATAATTTGGTATAGTAATACCTACTAGATTCGCTTTACTCATAAAAAGACTCCAATGTTGATAGTGACAGTTGAAGATGATAAGGCTTTTTAATGCGGATCATCTCATTAATCATACTTCTGGTGCCCTCAGAAGTACCATCCCAGACAATAACTGCAGCATCAGCATAAACAGCCATTGCTCTATTTCGAATTGGACCAGCACCTTTATTATATTTGTTCCAATCAGCAGGCATTCTTGTGATAGGAATACTTCTTGTTTGTGCCCATTGCTCACCAAGTTGATCAACCCCGATTGCAGTACCACTTACAAGTTCATCTATGAAGAAGCCGCAAGAGTTGATTGCACTTAAAACTAAGTCGTAATCATCAAAGACAATCTTATTTTGTGAATCTTTATACCGATTACCAGCAACAATAACTTTCATATCAGTCGGCCTTTGCTGGTGTGAAGTCAGAATCTAGTGGCTCAATATGTATCTTTGTAAAGACAATAGGAACCGACGGTAGTTCTTTCGGAATATCAGTATTACCATAATCGTAACTAATTGTAATATGAGGCTTGAAGTCTGGAAAATCATGAGTAGCACCAAATTGTGCTCTAATAGACTTATGGTGTTCTACAAGTTCTGGGCAGTCAATCAAAGCTACCAAACAGTTCTTATCACCATTCTTGAAAATATCCCACTTAGTTATTTTACCAGTAAGTGGTAGATCAAGTTTATAGTCTTTAACATCAGGAACACCCTTGCGACTATAGATGATTGTGGTGTGATATTGCTTAGGATCTGAGGCATTGGGAATATTATGAGTTGCAACCCAAGCAGAAAGATCTTTCTGCGTTTTAGTAGATATATTGACACACATGTAAGTACCACCAGCATGATTGTTTACTTTTAGCTTCTCTAAGAAAAGCATGCGTTCACGAAATGTCATCATATAATATGTTTCTTTTGGAGGTTGCAAATTGTACACTTACGATACTGAAGACCAGATCCATTTTCAAGCAATCGTGGTGTATCCCAAGGAGTCCAGGAATGCCATCCAAATCTACACAAAATCCGTTTCCACATTAAACTTTCTTCCATATAGCTAATTGAAGTTGCGCTTTGAGTCCACTATAAGTATTGGAATCAATCATATGTTTTATATATTCTTGAGAATATCCACCTTTCTTGACCATATCATTTACATCTTTATAATCAAGTTCAGGCCAAAAACAAACTGAATAACCGTCAGCAATTGCTGCTTCCATTTTATGGACCGTTTCAACACTTCGTGGTTCATAGTCATATACAACCACTATATTATATTTTGGTAAATTTGTCAACAAAAGACTTGAGTCAATTCTACCGCCAGCAGACGCAATAGAATTAGGAATAAATAATGAGTCCAAAGGTCCTTCAAATGCATATATTTTAGAAGTAGGGTCTACAGTATCCAGCCCAAAAACCTTGGGTTTACTTTCATCTAATAGAATAGTAATATATTTTAGATCATCTTTAGCTTTAAAAGACCGACCTTGAAACCCAAAGAATATTTTATTTTTATCTAGGAATGGTATAATGAGCCTGGGTTCATCAAGTTCTGTACTTTCAAATTTGCCAGGTATAATACTATTAACCCACTTTTTGAACTTTGGTGCATAAAATAGTTTATAGTGAGTTTCAGATGGAATCATTCTGTCGGATACATATAGTTTTGCAGGGTGACTAGGTTCTAGTTGAGAGATTTTCTTTAATGCTGATAATGCGGTGCTTTTGATGAAGACTGGTTTCTTCATACAATTAGCAAATTCTTGAACTGGTGTAAGTTGAGCAGTACCTGACTTCTCAATCATTACATCTTTGATGTATTCAAAATAAAGATTCTGATCCACCGACTTGATAAAATCAGACAGACTTAAGCTTACATTACAGTTATGACAATAGTATCTAGTTTTATTTCCATGAGGTAGAATCCAACCTCGTGTCTTTGAATTATTCTTTTTTGAATCACCACAGATAGGACAACGCATGTTGAACCTGTCTTGAACCTTTTTAAATCGTTCAAGTCTGATTGATAACATATTCACATACTTCAAATCAATCCAATTCATTACTTCTCACTAACATATAACTATTGACCTTATAAGTCATTATATACATATTAGCAATTATGTAAACAAATTAGTTGTGAAATAATGAAATCAGATTAATTTTATCCATTAAAAATCCAATAACAACACCGCCACCGATAATGATCCATATCCACTTTTCAAGTTTAGTCAGACGTTGTTCTAAATGATTATGTTGCGTTGTTCCTGAATCTTTTAATTCTTGAATCTTTTTTAGAACTTCTGCTTGATTTTCTTTTATTTCTTTTTGAAGGTCTACTTCTACGTCATCAATTCGATCGTAAAGATCCTTAAGAGTTTTATCTGTTTCCATTCTTCTTTGCTCGATTAGATCTTGAATTTTATCTGCTGTTTTTTCTTGAACTTCGAGTCTGTTTGCTTGAACCGCTAGAAGCTGTGATACAGTAGTAGAAACTTCTGTTAACTTTTCAATTGTCACATCAAGTCTATCTACTAATTGACCTACCTGAGCCATGTCTCGTTGAAGTGAAGAAACATTTTCTTCAATTTTTCGTATTTCTAAATTTGTGCTGCTCATTGTGATCTCGTTGGTGCAAATTGTTCAGCACCTGTAAAGCCTAATCCAGCAACTACAATGTACATAACAGAATTAAACATATTTTGGTCTACAACTTTGCCATAAACAAGATTGGCTACATAACCAGCAACAATAAGTGCTAAGGAAATAAATGTAACAAGTCGTTTGGATGAAAGATTTCCGTTAATGTCACTCATAATTTGTTTTATATTATTCATAAGTCCCTCGCTAATTTTTTATTTTAAATTACCACGAGATAAAGCGCCAGTAGCTAATCTTCTTGCAAGGTTTAATGAATTAAGATCATTACCTGCATTTAGAATACCTAAAGCTGCAATAAGCATTAATAAAGAACGTGTATCTGTTTTATCTGTACTTGCAAATCGGAAGAAATTTGATGAAATTAAAGCTAGTAGTGACTTCTTAGTTTCTGTTGGATCATTTAGATCTTCCGCTTCACTAATAAAGTCTTTAAACTGCTTCATTTTAAGCATCCCTCTGCATTTTTCTTATTATTTATAGAGTCTCGGACACAATCATATAGATCAATTACTTTATTAAGTTGATGTGCTACAGAATTATAAGCTTGATCATCAGCGGCACCAATTACTTCTCTACCACCCATTGTATTATCTTTAATATCAGGTAGTCGTTTAGCTTTAATAGAAAGATTAGCAGGAAGTGCTGGGATTACTACTGGCTTAACACCTGGAACCACATGTGCATTATCATGACCACAAGCACTCAACAACAAAAGAAATGGCAAGATTAACTTTTTCATGGTGTTGGTCCTAGTTCTCTAATTGCATTACGTGCATCTGTTACTGCTTGATCAACTTTGCATTCGGTATAAATTGACTTCTCTTTAATTAAAGTCTGAATTGTGTTAGTCTGGATAGTTTCTTTTTCAATTCGTTTTGAAGCTTCTTGAACTGCAGTCTTACCGTATGTATCGACAATAGTCTGAAGCTTTTGTTCAAAGATTCTATTTCGGTTATTTTCTGTTTCAGTTTCTGCTTTAACTTCAGCAACTACATCATTACGACCAGATTGATAAGCAACATGCTTTATATGGTTCACATAATAATAAGCACCTATTATAACGGTAATACCAACAAAAAGTTTCCAATTGTTGAAAATAAACTGTCTAATGAGTTTACCAATACCAAGTAAACGAAGTGCTAAACCAAACATCAGTTACCTCGCATAAAGTCAGTGAGTGATTTACGGCGGCCAGTTGATTGTAGAATTGGATTTCGTTTCTTGGACACACCTGGCTCACCTTGAGATCCTATGCCAATTGCTGCAATCTTTCCACTGCCGGCATTGTTAGTTGGCATTGCCATATCTTCATCTAACTCAGTAGCCATATAATCGGCAGCAGTCTGAATATAGTCATATGCTAATGTAATCTTTGATTGAACCCACTCAGGTAAATCAGTATCAGGTTCTAACATATCATGCAGTTGTTTAGAATGTGAGATAATACCTTTAAGTTGAGACATAACCATCTCACCTTCATATCCATATTCTCTAGAATCTTTTGCTTCAAGCATTAAATCATCCTTAGTATCTTAATTATATTAGCATTCATATCTATGTCACTACTATATATTGAAATATTATTATAGATTATCTTATCTGGTATTCTATTAAGTAGAATCAAAAATGGCTTTAATAGTTCATGATAACCATCAAGTTTAAAGAATAACATTTCGGTAGTTGCATCATTAAATACATTATATAGAATCGTTATATGATTTAAAATTAATCGTTCACGTAGTTCACCATATTCTAAATATTTAATAAAAAGTCGTTTTATATATTTAAATCTATTTAGATCATCATAGAATTCTTGAGTATTATGGCATTGTGGGTTATCATAATGTTTTGCAGCAAATAATAGAAAGTTATTTTCATTAACATGATCTAAATTCATTTTATAGTTCTACTTAAAAATGGGGTGGCTGAATTAACAACCACCCCAACCAAATCAGAAAATTGTACCGTCACTGTCACCAGTAATTGAACCCATTGCAACTAGTGTTTCAAGTTGAATACGTCCTGCTCTACCGCCAGCAGTTCCAGTGATATTTGCAAGACTTCCAAGTGATGCACCACCAGTTGAATTAGCAAATGTAACAGAAGCATTAGATATTGCTGTGGCAGTAAAACCAGCACCCACAGATGTAATTGATACTGAAACTACGTTACCCAAACCGTTAGTAGCAATTGTAGCAGTTGCATTTGCAGAAACAGCACTTGTACCTGGATTTACTGTGATAATATCACCATTGGTGAAAAGTTTACCTGGTGCTACAATAGTAATACCTGTTAATGGACCGGTATATGCTGTGCGCATATTCCATCCGGCATGTGCAGCCTTAGTACCACCAGAGACTGCATTTGCAGCTTCAACAGTACTAATACCAAACACACCTACAGCTTCTTTCATTGCTACGTTGTTATTTTTAAATGCACCAAATGTAGTGTTACCAAAAACAGCATTAGCATTATTTGCAGTTATACTAAGATTTACTTGTAGTGGCGTGAAAATTGGTGAATTATTAGATTGATCTTTATTGCCCCAAAGTGACATTTCTTTTCTCCTAAATTAAATTTTAATTACCGACCGTATTTAACTATTTCGCCAGTGTCCTTTGTGCGATGTGGAATATCGGCAGTAACTGCTTTGACAAAGTCGGCATGTGATTTATTGGCGGTCTTTTGGAAGTTTGCTTTTTCCTGTGAAGTTTTGCGAGCATCCATATGATCATTAAAGCGGTCAATGTGGTTACGATGAATTTCTTTTGATTCACCATTAGCAAAGGTTACAGGCTTATTTATTGAAGCAGCTTTGCGTAGTTGAATACCAAGAGCTGGAACATCTTCTGCTGCCTGTGTCTGACGAAGTTTCCATGCTGCAGAACCTTCCTTTGGTGGGCGACCACGTCCTTCATCTAGATCTGCAAGTGAAGCTTCGATCATATCAATTTCATCTTGTGAAAGTTCGATATCTTCCTTGATCTTACCACCAGCTTTCATATCCTTGATACTGCTTCTTGCATAATCCTTACTGTAGCCACCACGATCACGCAGATCTTTTACCGCATCTTTATATCTAGATCTTGTTGGTGATTCTGAACCAATACCTTTCTGACGAACGTGTTGATCTAGCGCATCCATGTGAGATTTAGCTTGTCTGGTGTCACCAGAAGCAATAGCTTTACCAAGAGCTGCATGTAGTTCTTCTGCTTTAGTCTTTGGTGATGAATTATCTACAACATGCTTATCAGCCATCTTATCAAGTGCTTTAGACTTGATGCCACTCATATCACCAGCAGGTGTACTTGAAGTTTTCTTTACAGTTGAATATGCAGGTCTTGCTTCACCAGGTGCATAGTTAACATAGTTAGACTGCATGTTTGGCTTATTCTTGGTTCGATTTGCAGAAACTTCAGCCCGCTTTGGGTCACGCTTATATGACTTGATCTCAATATTGTGCTTCTTGTAAGTAGCCTTATCAGTAAGATCACCAGTGTGCTTCTCAATAGCATTCATTACTCTGTGAAGTGCTTCTTCCTTTGAGTGATGTGGGCTCTGATAATCATGATACTTAGCAGGAATATATTTTTTTGTACGACTATCATATTTACCGGTATTGTGTTGTTGTTGTGTTCTAGTAATTGATCTGTTACTAGTCTCGTCACCGACACCATACTTTGGTCTACTATCTGGGGAGGAGATATGAACTGCCGAAACTGGTTTACCATTGACATGAACTACTGAAACATCACCAGAACTCATAGCCTTACTAAGTGTAGTACGAAGATGACTGTGATTAGGTGATCTACCATGTTCTTCAACTGGTGAATTCTCACCACCATGTACACTGTGTACAATTGTCTTGATCATGTGCTTTGGTAGACCCTTGAGTGTTCCAGCACCTTCATTGAGTTCAGTTAGATCATAGATTTCAAATGTTTCTTCAAGATCTTCATGAACAATTCTTGCCGACTTAGTATGCATATCACTTCTAAAGTGATTTAGTGCAGCAAATGCCTTATCTGGATGAACTTTATGCTTGGTAATACCACCAGTATACTTATTTACTACTTCAATATACTGATGTTTCTTTTTTGCTTCATCAAGATCTTCTACTTCTTCCTTGGTAAGTTTATCAGCAGCTTTATTGATACCTGTGTGACGCTTTACTACATCTTTAAAGTGTGTCTTCTCACGCTTAGAAGCATCGTTTGAGATAATATCTTTTACCTTTTGGCGAACATCAGAAGGAGTACCTGTAGTTGCATAATCAATAGCATGGGCTGCATTACGATCCGCACGAGCCTTTTCAACCTCAGCATGGCTCTGTGCCATTGAGTTAGCTGCTTTCTTTACATATGAACCTAGAGTCTTCTTTGAAAGTTCATCAAGCTGCTCGAAGTTTTCTGGGAGTTCTGTAAACTGACCCTTCTTGAGTTTGTAATACATATTCTCAAACATGACTGTAACAATGCCAGTACGAAGATCACGATGGGTTACTTCAGCAAGACCACCATGAATATCTGGTGTATATGGTGAATGAATAACTACACGATCAATACCCTCACCACGAAGACGACGAAAATCATCTGCATCAAGCTTATTATTGTGGTTCTTGTCAAGCTTCTTTTGCTTATCTGAAAGTACCTTAGCTGCTTCACCAAGTTCTTCAAGTGGTGCTTCAACTGATGAATTACCAGCCATAAGATCACGGACGTCTCTTACGAGATCCTTGCTTAAGCTAGTTAAAAAACTATTATTCTTCATTTTCTTCTCCTAGAATTTCTATTGGTTATTTATTAAAACTAAATTTAACGTTTAAGTGTTGAGCGAAGTTTCCATTGTTGCTTTTCATATACTTCAAGCAGACCTTCTAGGAAGTTAACAAGCCCATATTGATTGAGTTCATCTGCTATAATATGACACTGAATGAGTGAAGCATGAACTTTCAGATTATCTTGTGAAATCCGATTAATCATTTCCCAAGCTTCAGGAACAATTGTCTCATCTTGAATACTTGTGAGTGCAAGAAACCTACCAAGTGAACCGGGTGCATATGCATTAAGAGCACGAATATGTTCTGCAATATCATCTACATTTTCATCTGCAGTAGTGTATAGTTCTTCAAATAGACTATGATATTGTGGAAAATTAGGTCCTTCAACATTCCAGTGATAGTACTGTGACTTAATACGAAATGCCGAAACATCCGCTAGTAGTCTTTTCATAGCTTCAATTAATTTATCCATTATTAGGGTCTCCAATTTGTTGATCTGTATCACCATTATGGACGTTGCCACTTCTGATGATTTTACGTCCTAGTTTACGAAGTACTGTTTTGGCTGGAATAACATTGCCATAAGCATCCATATGTGCTGGAACTACTACTGGTGCCTTTTCGGCGGATACAACATCCTCTTCAATTTGATCAAGGACTGATGGATGATATGCAAAACCACCTTGCATTTTCATACCTAAATCAGCAGCAGTATAGGTCTGACCAATACCAGCAGCAAAAGCAATATTAAATGCTTCATCTAGTTTCTGACCTGGTGTTGACTTCTTGTATGTCTTTACCAATGAGTCAGTACCGATTAGTCTTGATGTTGGTTTATCGGATTCATCAAGCTTTTCGTGATGGTTCACACCAAGAACAGCACCAAGTCTTTTCATACTATCCATATACTTAGCCTGTGATGCTTTACGCTTTTCTGGATCCCATCCTGACTTATCACCAGTATAGTTTGCCATATTGTCAGCATATTTTACCATTTGCGCATGTTTATCACCACTTCTAATGATGCGTTCAATATTGTCTCTATAAGATAATTTCTTATCCTTCGAGAGAAGTTTGACAGCATTAATTACTTCAGGTGTAAAGCCTTTTGCTTTTAGATCCTCAGGCGTGTGTGGAGTATCCTCAAGAGTGTCATGTAGAAGTGCTACCTTCTTAGTTGCAGGTCCGAATCTTCTTGTTCCAAATACTCTTTTACCAATATTCATTACCTTTTTAGGGTGGTATGAATACGGAAGATCACCATACATCTGACCTTGTTCTTTATCATGCCATCTAGAAATTAACTTTTTGGTTTGGCGTTTTGTTGGATTTACAGCTTCATCTAGTAATTCTCCAAACTCAACTCCATGTTCAAGAAAGAAATCTAATTCTTCAGAACTAAAGTCAAACTCATCAATAATTTTCTTCTTGATTTGTTGCTGCTTGAACATATCAGAAGCAGGATTTTTAGGGGGCGCTGCATCATTACTTGGGGTTTGTGGAGTAAGATCTCGTTCTACATTCTGAGTCTTTTTACGTGGTGTTTCACCTCTAGATACAGCAATAGGTCTATCGTCATCCTCATGAAGATCTTTATCGGCACCGCCATATGTTCCCTTACCATGAGCAATATAAGAGTTCACGCGAGCCATACCCCACTGCTGAGGTGTTGTCCCAGGGCGATGACCTGAATTCCAAGCAGCCACACCACGGCGATAAACTTTCTTTAGTGTACCAAGTGAAATACCTGACTTTTTAGCTTTATCAGCTAGAGCATCTTCATCAAGATTTTCTATGCTCTCACCGAACTTAGCATGGTATGCTTTTGTGTATTTTGACTGTGGGATACCTTTTTCTCTGATACGCTTATCTCCAGGCATATCTTTATAAGCATCTGGATCCCTATCGGAAAGTTTATTATTTCTTTCAATATGTGCTTTTTTTGCTTTTATTTCAGCAGGAGTGAGACCTTTGGTATAACTTTTAGGTAGTGTTGATTCTGAAAGATATGATTCAAGATCTTCCTTGAGACCACTCTTTTTGTGCATTACAATGTATGTATATTTCTTTTTATCAAGATCTTCTAATTCTGCATCATGTGCGGCACGATCTTTGGATTTTGGAGCAGTAAGTTTACGATCTGCTTTGACCGTATTTACTTCCTTATTATCTCTATCTATGTATTCTTCATCATCAGATGGCTTCATGTGAAATGTTGTCTTGCTGATAGGATCATATCCATGAATATGAATGCCTTTATGCTTTCCAACTTTTGCCCATACACTTCTAGCACCTGGTGACTGGTCATTAGATGAGATAATCTTGTTGTGCTTTGTCACAAGGTGCTGGTAGAGATGATGTGCACCAAGTGATTTGTCATTAGCAGTTAGAACACTAACTTCTTCAGCACCAGGAGCCGCCTGCTGCTTGGTTGTAAGGTGAATGTTGATTCGCTTGGTCTTTGGGTCTACTACATGATAGTCATGCATTTTATCTTTTGGATCATAACTATGATAAACATGATGTCCATTTTCTAGTGTGCCAATATGCTTAGTACCTTCAATAGTAGAGATATGTTTACCTAGATCTTTACCGCCAAACTTTTCAGTCTTTTTAAATGAACTTAACAGAACCTCATCAAGTTCTACTTCTTCGTTCTGGTGCTTGAAGTATTGAACTTGCTTTTCACGTTTCTCAGCACCCTCCTTAGTAGGATAAGTACCTAGATTCTTACCAGATGATTTAGAAACTAGACGGTAACCGCTCTTGACCTTGACTATATGTTCATCTACTGATTCTATTTCCTCATTGGTCTTGTCCATAATTTTGGACTTCTTGAGCACATCAAGAATTAAAGGTGCCTTAAGCTTGTTATGCCTAGGAACTGCTAGACGGTGTGTAGACTTTGGATGTGTGAATACATCATGGTCGCCGCTTCCACCACTTGCCTTCTTCTGCCATCCTTTATTTGTAATGTGTGAGACCAGAGCACGGCGATCCATATTCGCTCCGGCCATTTCATCTAAAAAATCTGATTGTACTCCCTCAGAAAGACCAGCATGTAATTCAGCTGCTTTCTTAAAAGGAAGACCAAAGTGCTTGACATGACCATGCTTGTTCATAGCTTTCCATGAATTTTGCTTTGTCTGACCTTTTTCAAAATATGCTTTTACATATGGCGTATTCTTTGATTCTTCAAAGTCTACTGATTCCTGAGCAGCTTTTAAATCAGAATTAGATGGTGCTCCTTCCGAACCTGGTTTACGCATACGTTCACCCGAACCAGCTTTGATTCTTTTTTGCTTAGCATGAATGTTATCCCACAGACCTCTTTTTTCTTCAAGATTTTCTTCTTTTACAACTTTATCAACTGTAAAGTGCTTGTAATAAGGATGCTTCTTCATCTGATATTCAGCATTTTCTCGATCAATAGCAGAAAGCTTAACTGTTCCATGACTACGACCATTCTTGCTTACATGAGCAGTAAATTTACCTTCAGTTACTTCTACTTCTTCATTCTTACTACCGTAGTTAACATGAAGATGAGATTGCTTATAATCTTTAGTAATAGCAGAATGAGGTGCTTTATAAATTCCATGACCAGTATCTAAATGAACATGAGTAGGTGTAACTTTTTTTACTTTACCAGTATGTGGGGAATTAGCGTGTACTTTTGTTTTGAGATAAACTTTGTCACCTACCTTAGCTGGAGCTTCATCTTCTTGAAGCTCTACTTCTTCATTTGTAGCCTTAATTTTCACATCAGGTACTGGACGTCTTTTATATTTTAGTCCAAGTTTACCTTTAGCAATACCCTGAGACTCCATTGATTTTCTAAATGATAGTGGTGTTGGATATTGTTTTCCACCTTCTTTAGTTTTAGCTAGGTACGATTTAAGTGTTGACTTTGAAAGTTCGTGCAAATCAGCATCTTCATTAAAGTATGTTCTACCCTGATTGATATATGAGTTTACACGAGCAAATGCGTACTGCTGTTGTGATACTGAGCAATCCTCGTTCCAAGCTTCAAGCCCACGATTATAGACTTCACCAAGAATCTCTAGATCAAGATTAGTAGCATCAGCCTTTTTAATAAGAGCTTTAAAAACAGGACTATCAACTTCTAGATCTTCACCGAACTTGCCATATTGGACAATGGGAGATCCTTTAGTCTTTGTGCCACCTTTGGCGTTACCCTGAGAATCACCTTTAGTATTTGATTTAGCAATCTTGCGACCGCTAGAATTAATTGGACTATCTGAACGCTCACCTGTGGATCCACTATTACCTGGTGCGGAATCACCAAAGTATTCTAGGAACAGGTTATTTAAAGATTCTGACACGTGATTTCCTTCCGGTGCTCCATGGTTAGCCATTTGCTGTCCATGCATATAAGATTGAAGTCGGGCATATTCAGCCTTCTTGACTTTTGGAATTAGACGCATTGCTAATTTCTTGATAGCAGGTCCTTTCTTTTCGATAACTCGGTCAATTGCCATCTTTTCAGATGGGCCCATCTTAGCATATTCAGCTTGTGAAACATTAGTAAGTCTGCTACGAACAAGTTGTCTTGCCATTGCATATGAACGCTTCTTGATATTTGCTTCAGGCGCCACTTTTTTCTTAGCTCGTTCTCTGGCAATTTCAATTCTTGGTTCATTTCTACGCATTTCAATAGCACGCTTTTGACGTTGCTGAATGTTTAAAATATTTTCATCTAGGTTTACTTCTTCATTCTTTTGTTTTGCTTTAAATGTCTGATGTTCTTTAGACATTCGTTGAAGTGCCACTTTAGGATTAGAGTGACCCATATAAACAAAAGTACCCATTTCATGAGACCTTGGGCCATGATTACCATTGAAATCGAACGAATAACTAGTAATATTTTTTCGACTTGATACTATTCTAGAACCAGGTTTTTTCTTATCAAGATATGAACTATATGGCTTTATTTTACCAATAATTTGTCCATTATGATGAACTTCATAAGTTGCTTTACCTTCTGGGTGAGCAATAGTTTTTTCTAGTCCGGTCTTTTTTAATTTGTAATCACCTTCAGTAATTTCGTTTATTTTGTCCATAACTTCCTCTAATACTAAAACAGCCCCAAGATCAAACGATCAAGAGACTTGTAACTTTGTTTGATTAAGGCTAAGACAACCTATTTCTCCGACAACATAGTCTAGTTTGGGAGAAGAAATGAGTGTGTTGCGGGTTGGTACTTGTATTATTCTTTCCATCAGAGTTTCCCTTGGGCTTATCTGTTATTAAAAACGTGTTTGCCTTAGCCTTAACAATATATTTATACAAATAAGATTTTTAACAGTTCCAACGCTTTAGTGATGCAGCCTTACGAGTTGGACGACCTTTTTCATCTTTCATTGGACCAGGCACACCACTCATACGAGCGCAGAATGACTTACGTCTTTTTGCTGCTTTACCATTTGGGTCTAGTTTACTTGGTGGTGTTGTAACAGCTGTTTTAACACCTGCAGCTTTAGCGCCTTTTCTAGTTAACCCAGCCCCATCTTCTGTGGATCTTTTATATCCTTTTGAATCCTCACCTCGTTCTAATAAGATACATTCTAATATAAAAGCTTTTAATGTTTTCATTTTATGCTAGTTCCTTAATAGTAAATGCAAACCATACGTCTAGTTTGGTTGAGTTATCAACACGTCTCATACACAAAGTAAGCATATTTGGAGTTCCACCGCCATGCATTGATTTTGGGCCTTCATCACCAGATGTATTCTTACCAATAATGATACCACTGTGTCTCATTATTGAACCATTTGGAGTAAACGTGTTTCCTTGATTAGAAGAATATTTGTCTTGATATACACGATATTGACTGTGAACACCAAACGTAGTCCAAGCAGGTATAGCTGCTCCAGTTATTGTTAGATCACCTTCATACCACTCATACACAATAGTGCTTTGATTAGCGTTGTTGTTTCCAATTTCATATTCAATAATTTTTATTAAATCCGCAACACTTGCACTATTATTTCTAAAACTAACAACAGGACGCATAGTATCGTCCATAGTCCAACCACGATTCGTGTTTATTGCATGATTATTAAAGGCATATAAATCACCCGCTTCTTGTGTTGTAATAACAGTAACAGTACTAGTAATATTTATATTACCAGAAGTTACAACAACATTCTGTGATGCAGGGAAGTTGCCTACGTTAACAATACCAGTAACATTTGCATTTAGATTGCCTGATGTAATTACTACATTACCACTAATAGGCATATACGAAACTGTTAGAATACCACTATTACCAACTTCAGTAATATGGCTGTGTATTGGATTTTCAGGAGTACTAGACACCTGTACAGTTGTTCCAACATTAACATTTCCAGTGATTGTAATATTATTGGAACCAAGTGTTACTGGGAACGGATTCACATTAGTAACTGGATCACCATTTACTGTAGCAATCATCCCCAATTCATATAGTGTCTTACTGTTCTGTTCAACTTTCTTCTGTTGGTCAATTCTCCATTGTGCCATTATTTCTTACCTTTACCTACTTTCAAGATATTATTTTTTGTGTCAGCAGTATTACTATCTTTAACATCACCAGTATTATTAGTGGTAGCATGCATAGCATTCACAGCGTCGCTAACACTAGTATCAGATGCATTAAATGCGGCATAACTAGAAATAGTGCCACCAGGTACTCCAGTGACATTACCTAGACCTCTGATTCCACCACCAGTACTATTTGTTGGTAAACTTTCCTTAATCCACTGACAGAATGTTTTCATCTTTTTACCTTGATCTTGCCTGCCATTAAACCTACACGTGTTCGATCCATAAGACCTTTAACTTCCTTATCGGAGAAGTTAGGACCGACATGTTTCTTAAATGTATTTAGGTCGCCGGATTCCGCAGCAGTTCGCATCTTTGTACCTGATAGACCATGTGAACGATTTTCATCTTTTGGTAGATGAACATGAACTTCGTCAAACTTGTGACCTTGAAGCTCTGGAATCTTGCCATTCTCTACTGAGTGCTTAAGACCTTCCGCAAACTTCTGACGGTCATGCCCAAAGTGAAGATGAAGAACCTTTCTACCAGTAGCAGGCATACTCGCATGAGCCTTGGCAATTGTAACACCTGGTGACTTTACTGTTTGGAAATCAACCTTACCACCTGACTGCTTGTTGGCAATATCTTCACGTTCCTTATCTGAGAATGCATCAGACTTACCAGATAGACCGATAAACTTCTTGCCGTGTGGTGCTGCTTCCATTGAACCGCCAATATCAGTATGGTGTCCCATGTGTGGGAATGGTGAAGCGCCTAGATATGAGACGTGGACGTGATGTGTTTCTTCCTCGTGAACAGGAACGCAGTTAGGAACTTCCTTGCCGTTCTTTTTCTTTTTGCCGATCATTTTATAACCTGTCCAGCAGGGATCATCTTTCATAGCTTCTTTTACATAATCACGTGCACCATCTTTATCGTATAGATCTGATCTATTTCTCATACTACGTAAAGCTTTGGCTTCAATTTGTCTAGCATGTTCTCTATTTCTTAGACCTAAAACATTAGCAGTCTGTTCTAATGTACGACCATGAATATATCTATGCTTTATTACATCTTTCTCATTCTTATCAGTTAAGCTATTAATAAGTCGATGTGCTGCAAGTTTGCGACCTATGGTCGTTTCATGATTCTCACCAGGATCTTGTGCTTCTCTAGCTTCATTAACCGTATCAACCACACCGAGATGCTTACGCATATGAGCAAGAGCAGGACCATGATCCATACCCTTCATTTTAGATACGGCACCCTTAAACTTATCGTAGATTGCCTGGTGCTGTTCTTTAGGGATGTGCTTCTTGATCAGTTGAGTTACACCATGGAATGAATGGATATTATTATGATCGGCATTAGCACCAAATAGCTTCTTGGTAACTTCATGTGGGTGTTGTACACCAGGATCAGATTCATCAGTACGTGAGCGAAGACCGTGTGTAATTGAGAACTTATGAGTATCACCGGCAACCGCATTTAGAAGGATTTTGTGGTGAGCACCTTTAATTCCTGCCTTTGTGTCTTCCCAGTTTGATCCATGTAAGAATCTCGAAGCTTCCGAACCTGGGTGATTTACACCTTGGAAATCAAACTGATGATGTTCACCATTCTCATGACGCATAACTGCAGAGATTTCATTACCATGCTTCTTGGTTCCGACAACTGTATACTTACCAAACTTTCTGCCTGGTGTAAGATGAGTAGCTAGTTTTTCTTTATGTTCTGGTGTCACCTGAGTGTCAACGTCACCAACCATTGGTTTATGCTTTGCAAATTCAGCATGTGATACGTGGTGACCCATGAGATCGTGAGTAGAGCCGGTATATGCAGTAGCATCATGAAGGCGCTGATGATCCTGACCGAATAGATGCTCGCCGTGTTCCTTATGAAATGTGTCACCAATTGCTGTTAAAGCATGGTGAATGTCATGGCGGACCTGATGGCGAGTACCTGCAGTTACCGGAAATGCCGCAGCAGATGTTTCCTGACCTTTTGGTCCGACACGGATGTTGCCACCCTCTAGAATAAACGCTTTAAATCTCTGCATTACTTGGCTCCGAATCTTGAACTTTTGGCTTTTGCTTCCTTGAAAGCAGGATTGATGGCTTTGAAGCGAGGTGCTTCTGGATTTGCAGCAGATGGATGAACAACAAGACCTTCGGTTCCAGAACCAAATTTATTCTTAATACCAAGTGATCCGAGGTGTCTGGTTACTTTATCACTAACTTTTTTCTTGACTGCATTAAACTTGTCAAGCTCTGCGGTCTTTGCTGCTTTATTTTTTGGTGTGGTTCGTGAATTAATAAGCTCGTGATTGAGTCCATGAAACTCTTTTACTTCATCTGCAACATCAACATGACCTGGCTTGTGAGCAATCTTATCATCTTCAAAGTTAATATTAGAATCTGATAGATGTTTCTTGAAGTGCTCCGTATCATGCCCTTGATTTTCAGGTAGTCTTGAATGAATGACAAATGTACCTAAACCTCTTGGCTTCTTGTATGAAGTATGAACAAACTTGACTTCACCCTTCTTTGTGTCAGATGGGCGAGCAAGAGCATTATTAAATGCTTCACCCTTCACTACAACTTCGTTACCTGTGCGCTTATATTCTGATGCTAAATGAGCTTGTAATGCTTTATTCTTATGAAGAGCATCATGGAATTTAGCAAATGCTTCAGGTGCGGTAGGGTCATATGGCTTACCAGTTTCTTGTGCCCGGCGCTTGGCTCGATCAATATGACCTTGAGCTGTACGAATCTTTTCGTCACCAGATCCAGAGTGCTGAGTATAAAAGCCGTGTTCGTCATGACCCATCTTAAAAGTCTGACCATCGGTCTTTTCAGTTATATGGTGGATTAAAACTTTACCACCTTTTGTGAGATGATGGAACTGGTCGGTAGAAAGTGAAGGTGTGTCATTACCAGCAGCTGTTTTGGTGGAGTAGAGATGAGGAAGGCCTTGGCGAATTGAAGCCTCAGTAATGAAAGATTTAAAGCGTTGCATCAGTCACCACCTCCGCCAGATGAGCCAGACTTACCAGGTGGTAGATTTTTAATTGTTCCATCAGCCATTCTGATAGGCACATTCTTTACTTTTGTAGGCTTACCAGAAGCATCTCTAATGGACAGTTCTTCTTTAAATTCAGCAAATGTTTTCATCGTTTAATAACCTTGGTAGAGCCGTCTGGCTTCACAAAATAAGCTTCAAACTTGACATGTGGATATTCATCTTCAAGATCCAGAAATGCAGTTAGATTACTCATTGCATCATCATATAGACGGAGTTTAGTATAATTTTTAGTATTTATATAACGACGAAATATAACCTTCTTGGCTTCAGCACTTGAATCAAGACCAAGATTACCAGCACGCTCGACGTGCATATCATCAATTGGAATTCCATGATCACGGAACGTCTGAAGAAACATATGCTTGTCATCAAAGTCAGCACGGGCAGTACAGATAATAGCACGGCTGTGTGGATTGTTTTTAGCTTTGACAACTGCCTTAGCCTTTTCAATCATCCGAACTACTGGGACCGAAGTTCTACGAAAAACTTCGGCGGATCGAAATTCGCCGAAGTCATAGGTTTCCCCAGGTTTACGCTCGTATGTGTTAAATTCTTGGTTATCTAATTTTCGTATGACTTTGCCGTCCTTAACCACACCGACTTTAGCCTTTGTATGGAAGAGGGTCTCATCAATATCGAAGATTGTAAGTGTACCAGAACCTATAAACTCTTTGAATCTTTGTTTTACCATATTAGAACTCTAATTTATTTTTGAAAAAATGTCAACAATCATGTTTGGAATCCGACTTTATCTGCAGCCTTTCCTGCATAATTTTTAGATCTCCATTTTATTTTTTTATTTGGTTTCATCATATCAGAAGTCATCACCTCAAATTTCCCGTGTTTATTTTGAGAAGAGATTTGAAATTTAACATAAATGACCAAACCATTTATTGCATCTTTAAATATGTCATCTGGTGAATATTTTTCGTTTAAACTATTTACAATTGATTTTTCTACCCGATAAAATAATTCACCAATTTTTAAAGGTTTCGTGATATTTAATCCTAAATATTTGTAAACACTATCAAAAAGATGATATTGATACTTATCACTTTGAAAATTTACATTTTTAAATTTAGAACTAACTTCTTGAAGTGCTTTATTTGTGATAATATTTGGTTTAATTAGATTTAAAGCGTAAAATGGAAATTCAGTTACAGATTTATCTCGAACTAATTCCATAACTTTATAGATAGGTTTAGTATTCCATTTTGAATTATTTTTACCTAATAACGTTATCACATCGGCAGGTTTTAATGTATTTGTAGTCGAACCGCTTTTAGCAGAAATTGACAATTTATTCTTTCCTGTATGAATATAATAGTCAACTATAGGTTCATTGCCTCTTAAAGGAAATTCCAAAAAATTAGACTCATTTAATCTAATTCCAGTCTGAGAAAGTAAACCATAATTTATTGCTGCTAATGCTCCAAGAATTTCACCATAATCTTTTTGTATTTCAGCCAAACCAGGCATGGATGAAGAATAAACACTATCTACATCTTGTGGTGAAGTATTATTCAATTTAGCATAATACTTTGTAATAGCAATTAAGTATGTTTTTAATGCTGGATCAAGATCTTGACGTTCTTCTATTTCATCAACTAATGCTTTAGCTAAATCTTTAGATTTCCATAATGTCTTATTTTGAAATGCTTTAAAGTCTTGTGGCTTTAATTTAATACCAGAGACTCTTTTACTTTTAGGTTTTTGTATATTATTAAAAGTGACGTAAACAATTCGTTTGTCTGTTAATTGAACAGGATATTTTTCTAAATATATTTTAGATTCAAGTGCAATAACAGGCTGATTTGCTCTGACTCTTCCTACAGGTTTATTATCTTGATTATAGACAATACTTTCTTTTTTTATAGTAGTAAGAATAGGACACTTATCTTTAAAGTGTTTATTCCAAGCCATAGCCCCTGTAGATGCCACTCAAATAATTCCTCTATTAAAAGAATTATTTATATTTCTAATAATGTTCTATATTTCCGTTCCCTGCCAAAACACCCCAACAATGAATATTATTAAATTCTATCAATTTGTCTTTAGGTGTATTAAGAAAATGTGCGTGCTCTGTATCTAAACTATTTAGAACTTTCATATTATTGTCAATTACTTCCAAATAGTCATTAGTTAAGGACGAACAAAAAGAATACATTCTAGTAATAAGAAGATCAGTTATGTTAGCTGATGACATCCATGTAGGTATTCGCTTTTTAAATACATACTTACCATAAGTATTATCATAATCACTTAAATTGAAATGTTCAGTAAGCCATGATCTAGAAGAAAATTTAAAGATCCTTTTGCAGTCTTTAAAAAATATTTCTTCTTTCAATTTTGTTATTGCAGTATATAATAAAGAATTTTCTGCATGACTTTTTAAACCTTGTTTAGAATAATTAAATGTTCTCTCACACATAGAAAGATCAATGAATAAGTCTACTTTAGATTCTAATTCCATTTTTTCTTTATCTGATAATGGAATAACCGAACAATCAGCCAAAACCAAGATTTCATTTGGCAATTTTATTCTCAATTGAGTTAAACAGTCTATGGTCTGTTTATATCTTTGTTCGTGGGAAATCAAACCCATTAAAGGTTTAACTGAAGATGTTATAATGAAACAATTTTTACTCATAGATAATCACTCAATTCATCTTTATTTCTAGGAACGTTTATTGCTATTGCTCGTGGAAATGGATTACTTTTATTATAGTCATTAATAATAATTCTCTTACTATTCAATAGATTCATTATAAGTTGATAATTGATAAACCCTAGTTTATTTAGTAGTTCTCTAGTAACCTTTTCATATCCAATTTGTCTAGCCGTCGTAAAAATAAATTGAGCACCTGAATTCTGCAACTCCAATAGCCTATTTACATTATTTTGAAGTGCTATGGGTTCTGATTGAAAATTATTCTTTCCAACTCTTGTCTGACTTACAATAATTGTTCCGTCAATATCACAAAAAATTACAGGCTTGTCATTATATTCAAACCAATCTGATGAAGTTCCCACATCTGTGTAATTTCTTATAAAGTTTTCAGAAAAAATATGACCATTAAATATACAGCGAGAAATCACATCCGAAACAAATACTTCATTTTGAGTTTGTAATTCTTCATAAGCCTCAATATAGTTATCAGAGTTTTCAAATGAATATCCACCAACACAAAACGTATTCGACACTACTTGCTTTTCTATAATGTCTGTGATTATATGTTGATCATTTGCTATTACAAAACTTTTAGAAGAAATTTTCTTGAGTACAGAATGGTCAGATATTCTTGATACACATACATAATTACCCTTGATTATATTATGATCAAAGAAACTATCACAATCTTTAATTAAAATTTGAGTATTTCTAATATTTGCTTTTTTAAGTATTTGATAAACAGTATCTGCCGGGCCCTTGGTTGGCTCGTCTAAAATTATAATATTTATAGAATCTCCAAATTCATGCTTAAGAAACATGGTGGCATCATACTCATTATCATGTTCTTTAAGTATTCCAATAGTGACAGGGATCTTTAAATCTAAATATGGTTTAATAGCGTTAGAAATCATCAAATTGTGCTTATAATCATATAACAGATATTTTGGTTTCATACCAGGAAACCTTGTTGACAACCCAGCAGCTGGAACAATTACTTCCATATTATAAATTTTTGACATATTTTCTAGCCTCATCATTAATATTTCTTGCTATCCGTTTAACTATATAAAATTTATCATTCTTCACTATAGATTTTATCTCATTTAAATCCACAGGGTTTAGATTCACTCTCCAATCAACTTGCCAATAGTTGTAATTTTTAAATTCTAATAAAGAATAATTTTTGAATAAAAGATATGCAACGTATAGAAATTCATCTGCGTGATATTCAACCTGTGTGTCTCTAAATTTATCAAAATATTCGATCATTTCAGTAAATATAGAATATTTAAAAAACATACCATCTGGATTGGATTGATATTTGAAATTGTTATTGAGTTTATCGTAATAAATCCTGAATATTTGATTATTACATAAACTTGATATACACCCTGAATCTATCTCACGTTCAAAGAAAGAAGCATCATAATTACGCATTAGCTCATATAGATTAGATTTAACAAAAAGTTGATTTGTTGCTAATAAACAGACATATTCAGAATGTACATTATCTTTTTTAATTTGATCGTATAATTCTATATGTAATGGAATCATAGTATCAAATTTTTTATATTGAACCTTTCTGTCTATTATACAAACTCTATCACTATTTAAATCATCCAGGTTTTCATTGGAACCATTATTAATATAGACGCAAATATTTGAATTAAATTTAAACAGATTAGAAATGGTATCTTCAAGACTTTCTTTATTTTCATGATGCGGTAATAAGAATATTATGTTATACATTACAAAAAAGTCCAAAGTCTGTTTATATGTTTCAACAAAAACTTATAGTTAAAATCTCCTTCAATGCAATTATTAAATACTCTGAGTAACATTAGAATTAATAGTGCATTATTTCTGGCTTCAGGAAATTGATCTAAAATTGAACTTTCCAAATTTATCAGTTTGGTTTCTATGTGTTCATTTGTATGTCTTAAAAACCACCCACATGATAAATCTTGTCTTAATTTAGCAATATCAAAGATATATGAATCATACTCGATTGTCACGGCGTCAATCATATAGAAATTTGAATTTGAATATAATAAATTTTCTAAGGTAAAATCACCGTGATAAGTCGATGATGGTAAATTAACTGGCAATTTGTCTAATAAATCATTTTTAGAAAATGGAAGGTCTTTAAACTTCACTACATTCAATTTTGCTTCATAAATATCGGAGTAATCCTTGGTTGTTGAATTTTTAGAAAAACTATTAAGCACAGAAAGAATAAACTTGCTAAGATTATCCGTGTTATTATGAATCAAATATGTTTTCATATCCAATCCTTGGATGTATTCCATATCTAAAATATTATCCGAATATTTCAATAGTTTAGGTAAACTATATCCTAAACTGTTGAGGGTCGATATTCTTTCATAATTTCTAGATACATTGTTAGTTTTTCTTATAAAGAGTCCGGAAGAATCTTTCATTAAACTTACTGTACTACCAGAATGTCCATTCAGTCTTTTAATTTCTTCTGCCATAACTCATAATCATCTCGTATTAATGAATGCCAACTTCCATTATATATTCCTGGTGGGAACGGATTATTCATTCCACAATATACTAGATTTTCGCCATAAAGATTATGCTCACGGATATTAGCTTGCATGAGATTCTCTCCGATAAAAACCGCACCATTATCGTAATATTTGTCTATATTTTCAAATGTAGACATGTATCTCATCATATTTTGTTTTGAACTAAATGCAAATTGATCATTACCAAAATCTCTTTCTGGAACCATTCGGCAGTCAGGTATATGAAGTTTTGTTGAATCTAATTCTTCAAATGGGATTACTACATTTAAAGCATAATCAGTTCTTGACTTAAGTACCCAATCATAATGAATCTGTGTTGAATTCATCAATAACGAAGATTGATATATGGAATAGAATGCACAATATGTTGCTTTCGGTGGATGTCTAATTATATTAGGAGTTCTAGTATATTTACTGAAATCTATTATCGGTTCATCTTCATATTTAATTAATTTTGGCTTATATAAGTCTTCAAGTGAATCTTTTAGATGTGAATCTAAATTGGTCCAAGTATGAATATATGTATCGACATCATAATGATCAAATAAATTTTGTTTATAGAATTGATAGCCCTTATCAAATGCTCTAGGTTGACCAGATAAACAAAGTGCAATTTTCATCGTATTACTATTCCCATCGGCAATAATTTATAATTTAGCTTATTCTGATTTAAATGTTCATATAGCATACAATGAGGATTAAAGGTCCTGGTTGTATTATGATAGATTTCTTTCATATTGCAATACAGAGAACTATATTGAGTCATAAGTTTAGGGTTAGCAAAAGCAAATGTATCAGAAGCTGTAGTATAAGATTCTTCTTCTGGCATACTAATATAATTTAAATCATAATCTTGTATATTAATTCTGCGAGTAAAAAGAAGATCTGGTCTTGTTCTTATAACAGCATCATATTTAGTATTAGTCTCAATTTCAAAATCATATCTCAATCTATCACAAAGATAGATTTTACGTTGTAGTGATAATGTAACTTCCGGATTTTCCCAAGGGTTTATTCTTGTAAAATATGAAGCTTCTTCTTTAATTTGATTTTCAACATCAGAGTATGTTTCAAATATATATTTCTTAGGTTTTAGTTTTTCAAGTACAGCTTCAATATTTAATTCTGGTGAATCTTTTTTGAAACCATCTTTAAGATAAAGATCTCTGCACACACCTTGATATGAAAATCCGTGATTATCCCACGAATGAACAAAAATATCATAATCGTGATTGATCAATACGTTGTCAAAAAGAGTTTGAATTTTGGTTTCATAATCTCTAAAATGACCAGATATACAAATTGCAAGTTTCATTAATTACTCCATTGCCCGGATTTACCATTAAAAATATTGAAAGTATTGATTCTTTCATAAGCTATCTGTTTATTTTTAAGGTGTTGTTCCAATATTACATGCGGGCAAAAATATTGAGTTTCTTTAATAATGTTAGGGATGCTATCATATACATCAGAAAGAGCTTCAATCTGAATAGGCATTCCCATATAGAATAGGTCTCCTATTCCCCTACCACCAAAGCCATACCCACCATCAATTTTTACAGATTGACTAATTGAAACATAATCACGATCCATTACCAAATCTGGTCTTGTTCGAATCACTATATCGTAGTCTTTATTTGTATTTTTAAAGAGTTTAATTGAATCTTGTATTTTATAATACATACTTAGTGTATTTTGTATTCTGATTTCTTGATTCTTTAAAGCATTATGATAAAGTGGTGTTTTAGCTTCATTGGAAAACCGTTCATCGAAGTTGTGATATGTTTCAACATTTAATGCAATTGGATTATAATAATTTCTAACTTCATCAATATCAATCATATCAAGAGACTTATCAAGATTGCTCGAAGCCGACCACCAACCATAAATATCCCAAGTCGAGATATATGTATCGACATCATACTTACTTAAAAGATGCTTATTAAAATCATTAAAAGTATGTTTATATCCTCTCATATGACCTGAAAGTATTAAAGCAACTTTCATGGCTTCACCCAATACCATACATCATACTTGACGTGTGAAATTTGAGCATTTACTTTAAGCGAAAATTCATCTACTGCTTTAGCAACCTCAGAAATAGCATGATAATCATGGCCAGAAAATATGCCGCCGCTTTTTACTTTTGAATAGTAATTATTACAATCTTTGATTAATTGATCATATGTATGAAGACCATCAATAAAAATAAAATCTAATGATTCATCTTCAATTAAATCAGAAGCATCATCAGAAAACATTCGTATTTGATTAAATCTAGATCCAAATTTTTCTATTCTATTGATAAATGCATTATATGTAGAATCTCTACCTATAAGATTATTACCGTTCCAATCAATATAATCAATATAAGGATCAATTGATGTTAATCTAAGCGAGGTGTGGTTTGATAAAAGAAACTCTGTAGTGTCTCCTACATCCGAACCAATTTCCACACCAATAGGATCTTGAAGATCCGTAATAAGTTCTAATAATCCAAAACCTGAACATTCCATTATAGATACCTTTTATTAATAGTTTCATTCCATTCGGGAACACGATCATATTGATGCACGATAGTGAAAAGATCACCATTTGCCGTATAAACCTTTCCATCTTTCCAAACAGGTTCCGGTTCAGTTAAATATGGTCTAAATTCGTCGATGTGCTTAGGGTTAGCAACAGTTCCGGCTTGACATGCCCAACCATCAAGTTGTCTTGCAAAGAATGTTGTATCCTTGTATGGCTGAGTATTTATCAGCATATTAAATACAGCTTGATCAACAATAGGAATAGGTCTATTGATCGAGTTCAATGCAATATTTAAGACTAGATCTTTGACATATTCAGAGGTACCGCCAAGAACACCAACATTAAAGATTTCCTCATGCTTATATAGACTGTGAATGTAATCACCATAGCACTGCTGAAGGTTTTCATTACCCCAAGGCTCGTGCTCATAACAAATAGATTCCGACCCACAAATTAACTGCTTTCGGTCTGTTAAGGTTTGTTCAAGATACTCGAATGGATCTTTCTGAAAAATTACATCACGAACATCTGTAGTGACTACATACTTATACTTTTTCCAATTGTCCTTGAGATAGTCAAAGATGCTAAAAAACCGCACAACGTGCGGCTGACCCTGAGCCATAGGAACCAGAATCCATCCATCAGATGTTAATGCATCAATTGCTTCTTGTGTGGTATTTCCAACAACCATGACCTTGTCTGTTGTTTCCGGATTACAAACCTCAGCAATTGATTTTACCCAAGGTTTAATCAGATCATACTGATAATTAGTATATCCACCAATAATCAAATTCTTCATATCAACTCCATTATTATGTTTTATATATCAATCCAATTCGGTGGTTCTCGCCGTTTCCATTTATGTAAATGATCTTTACCTCTGCGGTAATACTCTCGATAATTTAAAACTGGATCATCTGATATTTTATACTCGTCATCCATACAGCTAGGCATTGGAGTCCAATCCCAACTTTGTAAGCCATACGGTGGAGATTGAATCTCAAAACCAAGACGAGTAATTGTCTTATGTTTCTTGTCATACCTATATGTATACTCATCTGAGAGCGCAAATAGATGTTCTACAAGCCAATTGTAATTTTCTACTGACTGACGAACCCAGATGGCAGATGGATGATTGCGATGCGTAGCATTATATAGAATCTCGTTTCGAGCATCATTTAGAACCCAGACTTTTTTGTTCCGGATCTTACCATTCTTCTCGACTTTAAGTCTTACTTCTTGTCCGTCAATAACTCGATGCGCCGTTGATAAAAGCTGTGCGCTTTCTACCAGCATTTTTACAACATGTTTATCTACTAGAGCTTGCGCCGCTTTAACTGGTGACTGGTCCACATAGAAAATATTCACAGTATATCATAGCCTTCGTTAGTGGTAAAATAAACTCGTTTAATACCGAATGTCTCAATAGCCATAGCACAGCCGCAGCATGGTTTGGCCATACCGCGGATAATCTTTTTATGATCGGCCTCGTCACACTTGACCCGCAGGACATACATGACACACTTTTGAAGATAGTCTACATCAACCACTCGAAGTGCATTTTTAATGCAGTCGATTTCGGCGTGTAGGTAAAGTGCTTCCTCGTGCTTCTGAAATCGCTTGGCCATTGGATGCGATTTCATTTTATTGTAGCCGACTGCTACAATCTCATTTCGATGCACAAGAAGAGCCGCAATGCGCGACCTAGAAACAGGTTCATTCGCAAGTGCGACTCGTTCTAGTATATTCCAAGCTCGAGTAAGTTTCACAAACTTCTAACTAGACAAACCATAAATCCGATCATAGTACCAACAATGGCAATGGTTTCAAGCAATTCTTTGAGATTTGGGCCAATTTCAAACATTTTATTACCTTTCCAAAATTACATAATCACCGAAGTACTTATCAAAGACCTGAACAAGATTTTCGTAGTCACCTTCCATCATCTCATTGATGATCGTGGTAGCATCGTCACCAGTCTGCTTAGCGAGGGTTTGAGCGTGACCCATAAGAGCAAATGCATTACCACCCGGACCAGTAAGATCAATGACCGGCATACGATGTTGCTTAGTACGAATAACCATGATTATCTCCTCAGTTGATAGTTGAGTCTACCACGGACCGACAAAAATGTCAACCGTTTCTTAATTATCAAGTTACCTTTGAGATTAGTCCGTTTTCCATGGTGACTTGAGCAAAGAACTCCCGACCCATGCCAGTCATGGATGGGCGATTTGCAACAGTCAGAGTACCATTATTTTTGTATTCAGGGCCGAACATCGAGGTCTCTTGATACTTGAGAACTTTGCCAATATTTTCCTTGAGAACCTTTTTTGATGGATAGAGCACGAGCATAGTCATTTTAATTTCCAATCTTAGTTAGGAAGACGAAGACCCTTAGGGCTGATGGGCTGAAGAGTCTTAAAACCCCACTCGACACCATTTTCGGTCCGAGGAAGTTCTTCGTCTTTCTTCCATTTACCCCAGCAATTACCATAGCCGTTATAGCCATAAGTCCGAGAGAACCACTGACCATCCTCACGGATAGCAACTTCAACCGAGCGACAGTAAGAGTCGATGCCAGTGAAAGATTCGATTGCCTTAGCCATGATAATATCTCCTCAGTTGATAATTTAGTCTACCACGGACCAACAAAAATGTCAACCAATTTGTTTTTAAAGTACTTTGATCTGCTGTAAGAAAAATGAAGGAGTAGCTCCGTCAAATCCACCACCAAAGTTTAAGTGCCTGCAAAGATCTTTAGCTTCATTAGCAGGAATACTCATTGCTACATATTGATCGGTACGAGTCTCAAAGACTGAGGAGACGACGTCGTTCTGCTTGATGATCTTATAGTTCATGTTACTTGAAGTCCTTAAATTTATCACGGTTAAACTTAGAAGTGGGTTTATCACCAGATGGAGTCTTATCCATTACCGGACTGTCATCCATTAGATTTTGGGCAGAAGTTTCTACATCATATAATTTCATTCTTGCTCTATCAATACCAACCACAAAGCGTTTATAGTAACTTGGGTCATTATAACGGTTCTTTAACTGCTTGACCATGATCTGACCAAGTTGATCAAGTTCTTCTGAGACAATCAATGCTGCCATGAAGTCACATGTAGCAGGTAGACCAAACGACTCAGATACGTCGGTAATCTCAACATCAGAATTGCCATAGCCTGATCTTGTAGTCTGTGTAGCACTAATCAGTGGAATATTAAACTCTACTGCCAGACCACGAAGTTCTTCTGCAATAGACTTGATCATCGTATATGAATTGACGTTTGCTCCACCTTTAATTCTGCTTGAAGTACAAAGATTGAGATAGTCAACATAAACAACATCAGGGATAAAGTTCTTCTTGAGCTTTAATTCATTTAGAAGATGCCTGAAGTTAGCTGCACCTGCCGAAGCAGTAGGATATTCCTTGACAATGAATTTGCCCTTAGTCTTACCCTTGAGTCGATCCATCATCTTGACATAGGATTCCTTGGGTAGTTCCTCAAGTTCACCCATAGTGACGTTTAGCAGATTGGCATCAACACGCTTGGCAATTTCCTGTTCTGCCATTTCCAGGGTAATGTAGAGGACGTTGAGTCCGTTCATCAGATTGTTAGCTGCGCAATGACACATGAACAAACTTTTGCCAGCCCCAGTACCTGCCATCACTACGTTGAGTGTCTTGCGTGGTAAACCGCCCTTTGTGATCTTGTTCATGTACTCTAGATCAAATGGGATTTTATGCTGTTTGGTGTGATAGTAATCATATCGAGCATCGGCATTTTCAAGGAAGTCATGCCCAATACTGGTATCAAATGAGACCGAAAGTGCATCAGTTAACAAACCAGGAATGCTACCCTTAGAGAGATTTGTGTTATCACCATCCAAAATCTTGATAGAGTTCACAATTGCATTATAGATTGCTTTGTCTTGACAGAACTTTTCAGTCTGATTAACAAGCCAATCTACATCTTGGCGCTCAGGTTCCTTAATGTCCTGAACATAAGTCTTGGCTTTGGAAAATTGATCGTCAGTAATACCCTTTGTATTTGAGAGATCAATAATAAGAGCTTCTTTACTTGGGATCTTGTTATAGTCACCAACATACTTTTCAATAGTAGAATAGATTTTGTTTTCAATAAAGTCAGAGAAATATTCTTGCTTGAGGTGAGGCAATGACTTCCGAGCAAAATCTTCATTGTATAGTAAATTGTTGAAAATTACTTCTTCTATCTTCATCGGACCTCCTTTATCGTTGACATTTTACCCACTATATCAAACAATGGGTAAAATGTCAACAGATATATTCTTATTCTTCGTCTAGTGTTTCATATACTGATGCATCATCTTCATCAGATACAAGAGTACTATTACTAACTAAGAATTTTGTTTCAACAAACTTATTAAATGAAGGAGATTCTACAACAGCATCCCAGAAGTCAGCAGAGTTAGTGTCCCTTTCTCTGAAACTTTTTTCTCCAATCTCACCGGTCTCCATATCAACCTTCTGGTACCATCCATTCTTAGGCTTGATAACATGACCAGACTCAAGAGCTAGATCAAGCAGACCAGACCACTTGTTAATACCACCAGCAAACTTGACCGTGAATGGGAACTTAGACTTTTCCTTCACAAAGCGAGACTTCTCGATGTTGATGGTGAAGTTATATCCCGCAAGTTGATCCTTACCGTCAATCTTCTCCTTCTCCTGAGACTTACCGATAATGAACACCTGCATAGCAGAGTACATACCGCCAGTACCACCAGACATGATGGCCTTGCTGAACATTTCCATAGTCTGATATGTGTGATTCACAGCAATACAAGGAATGTCCTTGGTGGTCAAGTGAGGAGTGACAATGCGCCAGAGTGACTTCATCACCTTAGCACGAGTCATATCTGCTGCGGCATTTCCGTTTAGAGCATCTTCTGCTTCCTTCTTAGAAGCAAGATTGCCGACTGAGTCCATGAAGAAGATGACCTTGTCACCACGCTTGATTTCGTCAAGGCGCTTGGCAATGTCAAACTTTAATTGTTCTAGATGTTCGATTGGAACATGAATCATTCTACTTGGGTCAATACCATTTGACTTGATATAGTCTGGTGTGATACCAAACTCAGAGTCATAGAAGATACAAATTGAATCTTTGTGCTTCTTCATATAGGCTTTGACTAGGACAAGACCTAGAAGTGATTTAAAGTGTTTGGAAGGTCCGGCTAGAAATGTAAGTCCAGAGATTAAACCACTAGTAAGCTTACCACCTAGGGCAAGGTTAATAATAGGAATATCAGTCGCGCATTGGTCTTTTTCATTAAAGAGTGCGGAGTCATCAAGTGTCACTGACTTGATTGAGCCTGCCTTAAGCATGCGTTGTAGTAGTTCACTCATATGTAGTTCCTTTGTTGGTTGATTGTTTTATTGAGGGTCACTAACCCTCATGCCTATTTATCCAATAGTTCTTGTAGTTGAGCAAGAAAGTACTCAAGTTTCTCTTTTCTATTAGGCCACTTGATAATATCTTTATCAGTATCCTTAAGTAGATTCTTAATTAGTGGTTCGATTAGATTGTACATTGAATATAGTCGTTCTCTATAATCACTGCCAGGCTCTAGATCATACTTGTCTACTGCCGTAAAACCAAAGTCGTCATCAAAGTCCATAAAGTATTCCTTATCCAAAGAAGCTATCAAGTGTGGATTTCTTTTCTGCTGACCAACCAATTGAGTCGAGTACAATAGAGAGTGGGTCAAGATATGCCTTTTCAAATTGTAGATCAAAATCAAGATATTTTTCAAGACCAAACTCAGTTGGAAGTTCGCCAGGGCAAGCAATAACATTTGTTCCATAAGGGTTCGGACTTTTAAGATAGCAGTACTTGATCTTGTCACCGTTTGTTACAGTCTCATACTTACCGCCAAGTTTCATATCAGCAACGAGTCGATTGTAGAGAATGCTGCCCTTAGCGTTGATTGGAGTTCCCTTGATAAACATATCACTTCCACGGCTAACGTACTGAGAGAGGTTAGAAACGCTTCTAGGAGACGCAATATCCTCGAATGGTAGTGTCTTGAATGTCTCACGGAAAGCCATCACGTACGTCTGAAGATCGGCCTCTGTCTTGTTCATAATGAGACCGAAAACACTCTTGAGTGCATCACGACAAGCTTGAGGTGTAGATGACTTAACAGCTTCAATGCCAGTCATCTTTAGTTTGGCTGTTTCGTATGCTACACCTTCCTGATTCCAGACATTGAGAATGTAGCGCTTCTTGGCGGTCCAAATTGCCTTATCAGCAATGCATTCACGCTTCATAACCATCTTCTGGTCAAATGCGCCAACTCTTTCAGCAAGATCCTGATATGACTTATCAATAAATGGTTCGAACTTTTCCTTACAAGCTTTATCAATCCATGCTACAATCTTTTTAGTATCTGATTGATCCTCAAAGAACATGTCAACAAGATTACCAAACGATACATAAATAGAGTCTGTATCTGAAGCTACAATATAATCAAAGTTCTCTGTCTTACAAAGCTTGTTGAGATACTCATTCATTCGATCTGCAATCCAACGAATGGACAACTGACCCGACATTGTAATGGCCTCAGCATGATTAATATCGAACCAGCGGAAGTATCGGTTCCCAAGCGCACCATAGGCAGCGTTTAATTGGATTTTCTTCGCCATTTGAAGATTGTCAAGTCGAGAAATTTCCTTGAGCAATTCAGAATTCTTTGTCTTTTCATATTCCTGCTTGACCTTGATCATTTGCTTTTTATAGACAACTCGATCATTGTACATTTTTGCCATAATTGCGGCCAAGAAGCCTTGATGGTCCTTTGAGTAAGCACAGCCATTTGCAGCAACTGAATATCCAGTATTCTTAAGCTCACATCCAGCAAGAACTTGGTCAATCGAAGGCCAACCCAGAATGCGCTCGACGAACATTTCAGGTGAAATATTATACTGCATGATAAGATGCGGGTATAGGCTGTTTAAGTCAAAACTGACAAGCCAACGATGCATTCCAGTCTGAACATCTTTGACATAACCACCAACAAGTTCAGAAACAATTGAAGGTGACTTCTGAGGAACAACAATGTTCTGCTCCAACAGATAATTATGAATGATAACATCCCACTGGTTCACCGACGCAAGAGTATCTGTAAAATTAATCTTTGCATCATATGCCATAGCAAAGACAAGCTCAATAAGCTTCATCTTATCTTCAAGCATATCAACAAGAACCACGTCGTGGATATTATACTCGATGTACCGCTGAAAGTTTCGAGCATACAGATCATTGAGATTAGCATAGCCTTCATCTCGATAGTCAATCTTTTTCTGCTTTAGTTCTACCGAAGCAATATGATCAAGGCGATATGATTCTTGGTTAGTATATGTGAACTTTTTGTATAATGCCAGATAATCAAGTACAGCAATACCTTTCAGTTCATATGAAGTGACTTTCTTACCTTTGATCTCAACCTCGTAAGGTCGAATTAGACCCCAAGGACTGAGGCGCTTGACTACTTCCTCACCTAGGATCTTAATAATACGACCGACCAAATAAGGTACATCAAAGAACTCTACGTTCCAACCTGTAAGAACATCAGGTGAATAGTCAGATGAATTCCAGACATTTAGAAATTCCAATAGAAGATGTTTTTCATTTTCACACTTCCAATAAGTAATATTTGGATCATCAGTAACAAAGTTGCCACAACCAAACACTGCCTTCTTGCCATTGCGACTAATCGTGATAGCTGTCACTTCATTTGGTGTGGTCTGAATAGCAGTGGCAATATCTTCATCACCAACCTTAGTTTCAATGTCTAAAGAAGTAACTGAAATAAGCGAAGGATCGTACTTGATCTCGCCTTGAAAGTGGTCAAAGATAAATGGATATAGATAATTGGTCATGCCATAGATTGGCATACCCTCAACATTCTCATACTGCTTTGCAAATTCTCTTGCATCCCAGATGGAATCAAAATCCATCTTACCCACCGGTTGTCCAGTAGGTGTTCTGAACTTTGTCTCTTTTGTAGTAGGAATGAATAAATATGGTGCATAGTCATAGATCCGCTTTACAGGTTTACCCTTTTCAATGCCGCGAACAAACATCTTATTTTTATTCTGAACTACTGAGGTATAAAAATCCAAATTGTATCTCCTTGCCTATTACTTATAAATATACCATATGAATAAAAATGTCAACTAAAAAGGAGTTATTATGTTTAGTATGTGGAACTATTTAAAAGCATGTATTTTTGGTAATGAACTAAAACTAGTTGATGACTTAATTGAAAATGAAGAAACAAATGTCAGCAATTATTGATTTACAAGCTAAATGTGAAGTGACTGCAGATGGAGTCTGGGGACCAACTTCATATAAAGCAGCAAGAGACTACTTTAAACTTTCAGATATTAGGGCAGCACACTTCTTTGGGCAATGCTATCACGAGACTGGCGGCTTTAAGCTTTTCTCCGAAAATTTAAATTATTCTGCAGATGGTCTTGTAAAAACATTTAAAAGATATTTTCCCACAATTGCATCTACAAATGGTTATGCAAGAAATCCGCAAAAAATTGCCAATCGAGTCTATGCAAATAGACTGGGTAATAATGATGAAGATTCTGGCGACGGTTGGTTGTATCGTGGCCGAGGTGCTATTCAACTTACAGGCAAGACAAACTATTTTCTATTTTCAACTCATATTAATCGACCAGATGTGATGACAAATCCCGATATAGTTGAATCTGAATTGGCATTTGAATCTGCTCTATTCTTCTTTGGTTCAAATAATCTTTGGTCTATTGCAGATAAGGGATTAGATAATGCTACCATTACTGCTCTAACTAAAAGAATTAATGGTGGAACTAATGGCCTTACAGAGCGAATTGAAAAAACTAAACAATTCAGTCTTTGGATCTGACTAAAGAAGGGAAGAAGCAAAGCCCTTCCCTTCTTAAACTTAACTAAAAATAATTGCTGCAGTAGTAATAAAGCAAAGTGATGTAATAAGTAGGCCAAATGCTCTACTTGCAAATACTGTATTCATCTTGTTCTCCTATCATAAGTGATATATTTATATTAGGAAGGTGCTCGGCGGACATAAAGATGTAGATTTTCTCTCATATTGTCACGCATATAATCGTCAGCACTTTCGATTAGTTCACTATCAGTAGCTTCAGTAATGTTTTTTACTTCTTCATCGCAAAAAACCTGTGAGATAAGACAATAAGTTGGATCAAGATCTTCATATACACCTTGATCAAGCTTTTCCCATTCCTCTTCAGCAAGTGGTGCTGAATCTGCTTCAATTGCATATCTGTTGACAAATGTTGAAACGGTTGTAATAACAAACTTAGCCATTTGATTCTTCTCCTAAAAATTCAGTTGTAAACTTACTAATTGCTGTAATATAATCAGAACAAAGTTCTCTTAGTTCTTGAACTGATGATCCACTTTCCTTCATATGAGCAAGTCCGTATGCAAGCATATCCAATGACTCATCAATAAACTCATTACCTGTTGTCATCAGTACTCAGGTCCTTCTGTTTGATCTGTTTTAGTATAGATCTGAAACCAATCTAATCCATAGGCAGGACAAATATGAATTTTATCTGGTAATGCATTTTGATCAATATTACCAGAATCACCACAGATAAAGTAAACATTGCCTATCTTATCAGCAGCAAACGAGTGCATGAAGATCTTCTCATAAAGTCTTACTTGTTCTCTGAGCTTTGTTAATTCATCTACCTCAGTCATGGCAAAACCAATGGTTCATTTTCTGGTAGTGGTGGATAGATGTAAGTAGGAACATGAGCCTTTCTAAGGTTAGATTCAATCCTTAGTCGTTGTCGCCGTTCATCATCAACTCTCGACATTTGTTCGAATTTATGCAACTGCCAGCTCGCATTTTCATAAGTTCCATAACGAGTTCCATAATGTGTATTTCCGTCATAGTCAACCCACGCAGAAACCCAAAAGAATAGAAATTTTGTTTCTACTGAATATTGCCCATCAAAGTGACTTTTAAGTCTATATTTTTTCATCAGAAACTCTTCCATTCATATTCTGAGTTGCCAGTCTTGAAGCGAACATATTCGATTCCATCTTCCATCTTATCTTCAAGAATTTCAGTGATCAAAGTAGTCTGCCACCAATCCTGTGCTGAGTAAGATCTTGCATAAAGACTTCCTACTCGCATAACAACACCTACTTTAGGTCGACCATTTTGCTCGATGGTCTTATCAATTAGCTTTCCAGTTTCATCCCAGATTGGTGTAATTGCTTCTGACATTTGTCCAGAGTCACCTGCACCATCACGAGTTCTATATAGTGAATATGCCATTACTTAAATCTCCAAAAGCAAGTCAGGTTTAAAATCTCTATTTTCATCATTGTAACCTCGTGGATTACAAACAACACGAGTAGTTCCGATCATATAATCAGAACAATTATGCATATGCCCATGAGTCCACAGAACAATTGAAGGATGAGCCTCAATAAAAGACTCTAGATTACTAAAGTAACCAAAGTTCATATAATAGTCATCTTTAAACCGATCACTAATGCTTTGATCTGAGGGTGCATGATGACCCACAACAACTACCTTAGGGTGTTCATTTGCTACATTATCAAAAGCAGCCTTATCTGCTTTGTGAATAACTGTAGAATCATAAGGTGTAAATTTAAGTCCATCTTTATTTGTAATAAGACGAAAGTCATTCATAACCTGGGTAAGTCTCATCTCTGCAATAGGATCACCGTTGTTTACATTCGTCCACAACGTCCCACCGACAAAACGAACATCGTCTATATCAACATATGTTCCATCTAGAAAATGAATATTCTCAAAGTCATCTAGAAGAAGCTTGAGATTAGTAAATGTAGTACCGATATTACCATAGTAATGCTCGTGATTACCCATAATATAGATTATATGCTTAAAGTTATCCGAGCAATGCTTGAAGAAATCATAGAAGAGTTTTGCTCTATTTCTCTGTGGAGAATGTGGTGAATAGTTAAAATATTCAGCAACACAGATATCACCACTAAGAATAAGAACATCAGAACCTACATTTGTTGGCCTAAAGTGTGGCTCAAACTCCAGATGAAGATCTGACATAAGTTGAAGTTTCATTAAGCAAGCCTTTCCTGAAGTTCAAAATAGAACTCATGATATTTAGCAATCCGATCATGATCCTTCTGAGTAACACCCTCGAGTCGACGAATGTCAGTGTTGTGCCGAAGATCAGCCATCTTAACTTTCATAGCATCGACATTAGCAAAGACGCCAAGTTTGTAGTCTTCGTAGCTTTGACCAGAGAGCTTAGTGAGAGCTACAACGCCAGCAACCACACGGTCTGTAAATCCAATGGCAAGAAGTTCGCCTACTGTTACAGCCGTATCTTCCAGAACATCATGAAGGATTGCAATGCATTGAAGCTCTTCGTCATCAGTGTTCAGAAACTGCATGACCGCAAGAGGGTGCAGAAGATAGGGTTGACCGCCTTTGTCAAACTGACCTGCATGAGCATTAGCCGCAAGAAACAGAGCCGATCCTAGAAGTACTTTTTTAGTTTTCATGTCAATCTCCATTCCTTATAGTTTAAACTACCATGGTTCTGGAAAAATGTCAACTACTTTCTGCCTTTTGCTCTAGGTTATAAGACTGGTAGAATTAAGAAGGACCAGACCCGTTAAAATATCCTTTTGGTGGTTGGTATCCGCAATCATCAAATTGCTTTTGGATTTTGATTTCCATTTCCTCGAAACTAACAGGAGTATAGTCGTTCAATTCGACACATGCGCTGATATACCTTGGATCGATTTCTTCCTTTGTCGAGTAGATAGTAGACCCATCATACTTGGTCCCAACTGGATTATCACGATCGATTACCTGCTTCATCACTCGGTTTGTGTGCAGGTGGCCGTGGATACAAGCGCGAAACCGATCAGTCACACTATCAGGGTGGAGTGGGATATGTGAAAGAATGAACTTATCCACAAACACACGAACACCATACAGTGAATCAAAACCAACGTCACGATAGTCCTGATCCTTGAAGATGTCATGGTTACCACGGACCAGGCGCTTCTTACCGTTCAGTCGCTTGACATGATGCAGAGACTTTTTGCTGATGACAACGTCACCCAGATGGTAGACCACATCATGTGGACCAACCTTGGCATTCCAGCGCTCAACCATAGTCTCATCCATCTCTTCAGTAGAGGTGAACGGACGCAGTGGATCACCATTAGGGAGTTTAAACTTTTCCCACGAATTAGTATGACCCCAGTGGGTGTCACTGATTACAAAACGATTACTCATTTACATTTGTCCTACAATACCGGCAATAACTGCCGAGTTATCTTTAGTCTCTTGACACTCGGGAAGAGTCTTATTCTTCTCACACATCTTTTCGTGAGTATAGACTTCAGTACCCGGAGACACATCAACAGATGGAGTCCACATCAGTGCAGCAAGCAAAGTGATGAACAGAATTACAATTAACATCCTCATATTCTTAGTCTAACCTATTCTGATAAAAATGTCAACAAAAAGTGCGGTGGTTCAGTCTGCCGCACTTTTTTTAAGTTTTAAAGTTGATTTTACTTACGGAAGATAAACTTGCGGATTGCCCACCAGATTACAGCAATGAGAAGAACCAGAATAATGATCTGCACAATCACGGAAATGATATACCCGAGAATACCACCATCATATCCATAAGCAGGAGCCGCATAACCTGGCTGACCCATCATAGGAGCGCCAGCATATCCACCACCGCCATTTACATACACAGGAGACTGATGCCGATCCATTGCCCACATCCAGAACCAAGGGCTGCTGAAAGTACCGCCACCATATCCGCCACCGTAGTTATGGTTGACGTAGGTATTACCGCCATAAGGACGACCATAGGATGCCGTAGAACGATTCACCACAGTCGACTGAGCAGGCCGTGAGGTATTATATGATGAGCCAGAAGAGAACCGAGGTGCCGCAGCAACGGCTGCAGGACGCGTTGCCTGATAGCTCGAACGGTATGTGGTTGTAGGACGATAGCTGGACGAACTGAAGCTGCTGGATCGGAAACTGGATCCACTCGAGAATGACTTCGAGCTTGAGAACGAACTGCCGCCACCGAACTTACCTGCCATAGCAGGAGTAGCAACCAT